GAGACTAAAGAATATAAAACGATCCCAACGCAATTCAAGAAGAAGGGCTTCACCTATACCCAACTAAAGAGAGAAGGTAAGAAAGCTATCTTCCAACAGACAAGAGAGGATAGCTCATTGAACAATTATGAGGTAGTTAAGATCGGACGGCATAATGGTTACTTGATGGGTGGTGTGATGATTGAGCCTGCAGAGACCTATCCTGGAAGTTCGTTATGGGGCATTACGGCTTGGACTTGTTGTAGTATTGATGAGGCATTAAAGCGGTATGATGCCTTGCCTAGCTAGTGCGTTGGGCTTGTAGCTCAATGGTCAGAGCAGAGCACTCATAATGCTTTGGTTGGGGGTTCAAGTCCCTCCGAGCCCAAATAGATATTGTCGATAGATAGATAGCATATACAATAGGAGGTATAGATGAATGATACAAAGGTAAAGACGTTAAGTGCTATGGAGTACTTCTTAAGTAGAAAGAAGACTATAGAGAAGTATATAGAGGGTGAACATAAATGGTATGGTGATGTAGATAGTAGTAGAGAGTTTACTTACATGAATGATCCACGCCCTTGGTACTTAGATAGTACTACTGTTTCAAAATAAGATGGTGTTCTAGAACCCCCAGGTGGGCTCAGAAACCCCCACGGGGATATATCCCCCAGTACGGGAATTTATACATATAGAAGAAAGCGTTGTGAATTTATATAGGTGCATGCCAAAAAATTTTATAATTTTTTTTGCAGAATTTTTATATAGCTCTTATAAGGGTTACTTTACGGTAAAGTACGCTACTACCACTCCACCATAACAAACCCAGCGCCACCAGCACAACCGTTTCGTTGACCAGCACCACACCCTTGACCAGTGCCTGTTCCAGGTGCACTTGAACCCCAACCAAATCCTCCAAATAAACTTGCCCCTGACATATTTATTTGACCATTAACACCTGTACCCGCAGTTCCAGCAGCGCCACAAGGACACCCACCTGTACCACCAGTGGCATAGATGCTTGTGTCGTTAAAGGATGATGTGCCACCAGTGCCTCCACACCCGCCTAATCCACCACCAGCACCAGCACCACCAACTACCACAGCGTAGCTTGTGCCTGCAACCACGTTCACCATTCCAATAGCATAACCACCACTAGCCCCAACATTACCACCGCATTGAAAATTTGAAGTTATTCCACCTGCACCCCCTCCACCTCCTTGCACAGTTACCTTCACCTTGGTGACACCTGCAGGCGCTGTAAATGTATAATTACCTGCAGTGGTAAAGCCTTGTATACCGCCTAAACCTGTACTCGTAGGTATTGTTGGTTTATTCTTAATGTAATCCAATGCACTAGTATTTGCTTGAGTCCAATCTGATTGTATTTGAGCTGCAGGTATAGCCAGTGCAGTCTTAATCTGTGCTAACGACGCTTTGTATGTACTAGGTGATACTGCAGTACTAAAGGGAAACAGATCACTCGTAGTAGGCGCCTGGCTGGATAGATCATTAATGGTTACATCGGCCATAATAATTATTTATGTTCTGTGCCGTGCTGATTCGCTGCGCTCGTTAGTATAGCCTTTTTACGGTAAAGTGCGCTATTACCACTCTATTCCTATTGCCCCTACAGTACCTCTAGTGGCATTTGCAAAACTACCAACCTGACCCACATTAACTGTTAGCGTAGTACCCGGGGTAACAGTTGCCACCCCGAAGGCGTACCCTCCTGCGCCACCACCTCTTATCCTAGACCCATCTGACGACCCCCCATAGCCAACAGAACTACCGAAGATCATTGCTGCTTGTGCTGCAGTTGCAGCTGTATTAGATGATCCCGAGCTACCTGTTCTAGTTACTATAGCAAGTGTACCTGAGCCTACCCCACCAGCACCAGTCCCTGCTCCACCGCCATTACCTGCACCACCGCCTCCTACAATGCTAATATTGGTAATATATGAATCTCCTCCAGCACTACAATGGTCATTAGCCCCACCGTTACCACCTGCGCCAATACAATAAACCTTAATTTTTGTTATACCAGCTGGTACTACCCAGGAAGTGGTTGCAGCAGTAAAGTATTGTGCACCTCCTATGCCTGTATTTGTAGGTATTGTTGGCTTATTAGAGAGATCTGTATAGCTACCGGTTGTAGCTACAGTAGCAAAGCTTGGTTTATCACTCACATCAGACCATGATATTGCCAAAGCTGTCTTGATCTGTGCTAATGATGCCTTGTATGTTGAAGGCGACACAGCTGTAGCAAAAGGAAACAGATCACTCGTAGTAGGAGCTTGACTAGTTAATTCATTGATGGTTACATCGGCCATATTGATTATTTATGTTCTGTGCCGTGCTGATTCGCTGCGCTCGTTAGTATATCACGACTTCATTATATAGCACAAAGCATAATAAGGAGGTAGATTAGCATTAGTTCCACTTGATCCAGCTGCATCTACAGATGTTGATACAGATATTCCGGTACCCGAACTTCCTGTGGTTGAGGCAACGCCATATCTTACTCCTATCCCGCTACAGCCTTTAGAACTTGCTTGAGTTATCCTAAGGTAGGAATGTGTATGACCAGGGTCACTTACTGAACTAGTAGCTGCATGTGTATGACTTACAACTATTGCATCACTTGATCCACCAGTATTAGTTGGGTTATAACTGCTACCTGCTCCGACAACAAATCTATCTATCATGTTGGGTGTACCATTGCTACCGTTGCATAGATACCACCCTGCAGGCAGTGTATAAGAAGGATTTGTTGTGTACCACATGGCAATAAAACCTGAAGGAAATCCTGAAACAAAAGAATTTACTACACTGACTGTAAGTTTACCAGTCACCGTACCGTCTGATACAGGAATTAATGAGGTAGTTGTTGGTGTAAGATCAGGTAATTGATATATTGTTACATCTGCCATATATTAACCTTTCATTATATAGCACAAAGCATAATAAGGAGGTAGATTAGCATTAGTTCCACTTGATCCAGCTGCATCTACAGATGTTGATACAGATATTCCGGTACCCGAACTTCCTGTATTTGTATTAGGATATGTCGCCCCACAACATGAACTACCTCCAGTGTTCGCGGTACCAGAGGTCCCAGTATAGGAATGTGTATGACCAGGGTCACTTACTGAACTAGTAGCTGCATGTGTATGACTTACAACTATTGCATCACTTGATCCACCAGTTGCGTTTATACCATAAGAGCCACCTGCTCCAATAACAAATTTATCTCTCAAGTCTGGTGTACTATTGCTGCCGTTGCATAGATACCACCCCTGAGGAATTGTAACAATAGAGCCCGACCATATTACTACAAGTCCATAAGGAGCTCCTGATGCTAGGGAGATTATTTGTGATACTGCAGCTCTACCAGTCACCGTACCGTCCGATACAGGAATTACTGAGGCATTAGATGGTGTAAGATCAGGTAATTGATATATTGTTACATCTGCCATATATTAACCTTTCATTATATAACAAAGCGCATAATAAGGAGGTAGATTTGCACTTGTTCCACTTGATCCAGCTGCAGCTACAGATGTTGATACAGATATTCCGGTATATGCTATACCGGTAGTATCACCTACGGTTGTTCTATTACCAGCAGCAACAGTACAACCTTTACTTCCTGATCCTGCTAATGCAACTACAGTATGTGAATGCCCAGGGTCTGATACCGAGCTCGAAGTTGAATGATTGTGACTTACTAATATAGCATCTTTGGAGCCGCCAGTACTCCCTACAGCATATGCATTACCCGCTCCTACCACAAATCTATCTCTTAAATCAGGCGTCCCATTTAAGCCATTACATAGATACCAGCCTGCAGGTATATTCGATGTGGAGCCTGACCAAACACCTATTACACTGGTCGGAACTCCTGAAAATAATGTAGTTATTTGCGATATTGTAGCTCTGCCTGTGGTTGTATCATTACTTATGGGCACATACAGGGATCCTTGTGGAACTAAATCACCCAAATCATTGATGGTTACATCGGCCATATATATACTTATGCTTCAGGCCGTGCCAGTTCGCTGCGCGCGTGAGTATATCACGTCTTTACTATATAACACAAGGCATAGTAAGGAGGTAGATTGGCATTGGTACCAGATGAACCATCAGTGCTGATGCTAGCAGATGAATTAGATGAAGCCCCGGTATTTCCTAGAGTATAGCCAGTCACATCGCTCCATGAATTAGTTGGAAAAGAATTTTGTCCAAATCTTGATCCTCCTCCACTGTACACGGTTTTTAACACACCGGTGTGTGAATGTGAAGCGACTGTACCCGTATGTGTGTGACTTACCACAATAGCATCTTTATTTCCTCCTCCGGCATTAACAGCATAAGAATTACCTGCACCTACAACAAACTTATTTCTTAAATCTGGCCGGCCTGATTGCCCATCACACAAAGCCCATCCCGTGGGAATTGAAGCAACTGTACCGCTCCACATACCTATTATACCTGCAGGTGCGCCAAGAAGCTGTGTCATCGTCGCGCAGTATGTTGTACCGCTTTCTGAATACGGTACAAGTGAGGCAGCTACCGGAGCTGCATTTACTAATTCATTTATCGTTTGATCTGCCATATATTATGCTTTCATTATGTATGCCAAGGCATAGTAGGGTGGAAGGTTTGCATTTATTCCTGATGATCCTTGTGAATCTATACTTAAAGCAGGTGCTTCTGATGAAGTTAAACCTGCATTTAAGCTTGCATATGTAGTTGCTGACACACCGCCATTTGGTGCACCTCCGCCCGCAAGAGAAACACTTGCAACCGATCCAGAATGCGTATGAGAGGTGGATCCGGTATGTGTGTGAGCAATATTTACGGCATCAGCTGAACCGCCAGTTTTTGTGTTGCTCCCTGTAACAGTTGTTACGCTTTGACCTCCACTATCTTGTGATGATCCGATTATAAATTGATTTCTTAAATCTGGTGTACCGTTTGCACCGTTACATAGGTACCAGCCACCTGGAACAGTACTACCTGACCACATTGCAATAAAACCTGCTGGAAATGCAAGAGAGCTTGCTTGACTTCCTGTTGCATTGTTTGCATCGATAGCACTTGAATTCATAAAAGGAATAATAGCAGCAGTTGTTGGCTGCCGCGGTGTTAATTGATCTATTGTTACTTCTGCCATATTATACCTTTATTATGTATGCTAGAGCAAGGTAGGGTGGTAGATTTGCATTAACACCAGAAGATCCTTGTGAATCTATACTTAAAGCAGGTGTTGTAGCATCTGTGGAGCCTGTTGTTGATCCGCCGTAAAAAGTAACACCAAAGCATGGGCGAATCCTTGATTGACAAGCGGCGTAATTACCTGCACCGGTGTTAACAGATACATTTGCAGAGTGCGTATGGGCACCTGCAGTGCCAGTATGCGTATGTGCCACCACTATTGAATCTTTACTTCCCCCGGTTGCTTTTAGTGCATAGGTTGATCCGCTCCCCGCTATGAATCTATCTCTTAAATCCGGTACAACGCCATATCCTGCCACTGTGCTTCCATCACATAGATTCCATCCCGTGGGTATACTAGCTATAGATCCCGACCAGATTAATATTAACCCCTGTGGTGCAGCAGCTATTTGACGTATCTGTGTTAATGTTGCGCTATATGTTTCACCACTTTCATAATATGGTACAACTGCAGAGCTCGTGGGATTGCGAGGTGTCAATTGTGATATTGCAATATCATCGGCCATATTGATTATTTATGTTATATTAAAGACTAAATAATTGTATGTCCGAAAAAGCAAAGAAGAAGAAAGTTAATAAGCTTTCTCTCAAAGAATGTGAAGCTGTTATAGAGAAGCTGGGCGGTCAGGCTCAATGTCAATATGTACAGCAAGTGCTCAAGAGACAACAAGAGTTACTTGTTAAAAAAACATTTGAAAAATAATATTATTCCTTTATCATAAAGGATATGGCAACAAGTAAAATTATTGGATATTACGGTAACAGTGCAAATAAAAGCTATGCAAAGTATTTGCGTAATGCTTGTGGTATAAAGAAGGCTCGGGCCCAGCGTTCTGATAAAGGCACCAAGCGTAAGAAATATTAATGTTTACTAAGCTTTGGCTTATTTGGTCACGAGCGGTAGATCATCGAGTAGGTTTAACCGATGAATGTAAGCCGGATGTACCTACACTAAGGGTACGAGATGCAAACATTAGTCTCTTAATTCGTACGCTTATTGTTTTAGTTAACTTTATTACGTGTGGTTTTATTATAGCAAACGCTATACACCATTGGTAACTACCATTCAATTATTACAATACCGCCGATACCGCTAGTCCCACTATATGTACCGTTGCTTCCTCTACTCCCACCACCACCTACCGAGTAATCTAATGTAGTGCCTGGTGTTACTGAAAAATATTTTATAGCTACACCGCCTGCCCCACCGCCTCCCCCTCCACTAGACCAAACTACAGCGTTTGAATTACCACCCGTACCGTAACTGTTATTATTAAATATTGAACCGCCTCCGGAGTTTGACCTAGATGTTGGCACTCCACCGGCAATATTTAAATCTCCTCCTGAAGCTGATCCCCCCGCGCTGGTACCGGTACCACCATAGCCTGTAATAGTTACGCCAGAATATGTAGCTAAAGAACTACCCCCGGTACCACCGTTTTGTGTGTTTCCAGCACCTCCCCCTCCACCACCAACAACTGTTACCTTAATTTTTGTTACACTTGTTGGTACTGTCCATGTCCCACTTCCAGAAGTAAAAGCCTGCATGCCCCCTAAGCCTGTATTTGTTGGTTTACCGGTAATATTGGCCCATGGAATAGCTCCAGTTACCAAATTACCGCTCCCGTCAAATGCCCATATCCATGCATTGTTAGTTTTAAATATACCAGAATATTGATCTGAAGTACGTACCATCAACGTGGCAGAAGCATCAGTAAAGTCTATACCAGCCCATGTATTAGTAGATCCTGCAACTGACAAAGAGCCATAAGAGCCTCTTTGAAGAGTTCCTCTAAAAGTACCGTTTGTAGTTAATCCCACAATACTATTAATGTCGACCTTATTTGTAGTCGTTCCATCAGAAAACGGAATAACAGCTCCCGCAGGAGGTACTGCAGCATCTAATCCAGAGATAGTTATATCAGCCATATGTAATATTATTTATTATTTACATAAATATTAATATGCATAAGGACTGTCATCTTATATATGAAGCTTATTCAATGCCCGGTGTACCGGTTGCACCTCCTATTAATAAGACATCGCCTCTAGCACAAGCAATTTCTAAGCCAACAGGACCTGTAGCAGGAGCCATTAAAGCAGAAGATGCCGAAAAACCTAATAAGACAAAATCAATAACTCTTGAGGATGTTGATACAGATCGTAAAGCTATACATGCAGCTTACGATATTGTTGAAGCGATTTATAGAACTGTAGACAATTTAGATCGCGCAACTCAAGTTGTACAAGCTATAGCTTCCGTCCACCGAAATGAACGGAAGCGTTTAGCAAAGAAAGCTTAAGACTTAGAAGCTTTACGAGCGTTCTTTTCTTCTTGAACACCCTTACGTGCTTCGCGAGCAAACTTAATTACTTCTTGAAGAGCTTTACGGGCACGAGTACCAGCGGCATTGTTACCACCAGAAAACTTTTCGTATTCGGCAGTGAAGGTTGCGACATGTTCTTGTAGTGTGAGAGGATTGATGTTTGACATATGTTTATATTATGATGCTTGCATAGGAATGCAACTAGAATAAGATTAAATATTATTATGAAGGTGGACAGAAAAAAAGTCACCGCAGATGAAATTTTAGACCTTTACGAGAAGGCTAAAAAAAATAAAGGTATGAAAAAAGATGAAATGATGAAAAGGGTTATTTTGCTTTCCAGATATCTTAACGACTACATTCCCTTAGATAAAATCGTCCGGTAATATAGTTGATTGCTCTTTATTAGCTAACACTTCAACTACTTTCTTAATATAATCTATATCTTCGTTGAACCTATACGCATCACATACCGGGCAAAAAATATCTTCTCTGTAAATTACAGATTCACAACCAACACAAACCTTATAAAAATCAATATTTCTAAGTATTCTTTTAGCTGTAGCTTTACGTTTTTTTATAGATTCGTGGTCAGCCACAGCATAAGTATTTAGGTGACCCCGGATCATAAAGCTATAGCAGAAGCATATAACGCTGGTATTAATCATACCACACGTAATACCGATTCATATACATATTCACCTCGCGAATACAGTAGTGTAAGAAGTGAGAATGAAGAGAAGGCAGATGCATTAAAGAAGCGAATTGCTTTAGAGCTCAACAATATGTCCAAGAGAGCTGCCCGCGGTCTCAAAGAAGATTATGAATATATTATGGTTAATATGAATACTCTTCACAAAGATATAGCAAATATATTTGATAAAGTTTGATTATTTTAGATTTTAAAATATAATATATTGATGCCTGAACGTATTAATTTAACCTGGGAGCAGGTTAATAAAGACTGCAAAGAATTAGCAAATTTAATTGGACCGTGTGATGCTATAGCTGCTATTGGTCGCGGCGGCCTAGTTCCCGGTACTATTATTTCTTACATATATGATATACCGGTTGTTAATTTTGCTATTAAATCTTATAGTGAATTTACAGCAGGGGAGTTAGAATTTGGTCAGATACCAGGGTTTAAATTTAATTCAGAATTTAGAGAAAAGAGGGTAGTTATTGTTGACGACCTTTCTGATAAAGGTAAAACACTTCTAGCTGCAAAGGATTATTTTGAATCATGTGAGTTTACAAACTTTAAATTTGCAACTCTTTATATTAAAAAGTCGACACAATTTATTCCTAATTTCTATATTAAAGAATTTGACGACAATATATGGCTTGACTTTCCTTGGGAATCCGTTAGACTAGATTAAATATTAAAACACACATTACGCCTTTAAGGCCTGTCGCAAAGCGACTTCTTTTTAATTTATGAAAACAAAAAACACAAAAACAAACAAGCTAGTCCTAATAATAGTTGGTTTAATTCTAACTGCTAATCCTATAAGCATGTCTGCTTTTCAGCGTATAGAGAAAAAGCTAACAGTTAGTGATGTAAAAAAAGAGCTAAAGGCATTAACACCTACAAAAGAACAAGAGGTCGCTAAAAAGATAGAAGTAAAGAAAGACGGTATAAAATATAATGGTACCTTTATTCCGAAGACTGATAGTAGTGAATATAAAGTACTTACTGTAAGATTAACTGTTTATTGGGCTCGCGGTAGTGGTACAGATGCTGATAGTCGTAGAATGAGAAGCTCAACAGGTTATACACTTAAGCAAGGCGATTCTATTGCCGTGGATCCGCGTATTATTCCCTATGATAAAGAAGTTATTATACCTAACGTTGGTCTTGTTAAAGCAGTTGACACCGGTACTGCAGTTAAAGATAAGGTGGCATCTGGTGGTAAACTTCCTGTTATTGATGTATTCTTTGTTAATAAAAGTGATGCTATTGATTTTGCAGACTCACATCCAAAAATTGTAAAGGTCGCTGTTTTAAATTAAATAATTAGGTGCGATTTAAAGAGATATTTGAGAAGCTTTTAGAAGCAGCTGTTGACCTACCTCCACAACCTCCAGCTATTGTACAGAAAGCTCAAGCACCTATTACAAACATCGATGTAATTGCAGCAGCATTAATTGGTGAAGCAGGTGGGGAAGGTGAAAAGGGTATGCATGCTGTAATGAATGTTATTGTAAACAGAGCAAAAGGATCCAATGACCTTGTACGTAGTGCTGTAAGCAATGTTTTAAAACCTAAGCAATTTAGTTTTTTTAATAATTATAATGTAGGTAAAGAGGAAATGAGTCAAATTATTCAACGCGCCTCAAAACACTCTAATTGGGCTAAAGCGCGCGAAGTAGCTCTTGCAGGATTATCCGGTAAGCTCAAAGATATTACAGATGGTGCAACACATTATCATGTATCAAGTGGTCCCGGTAAAGTAGCGCCTAAATGGAGTAACCCAACAGTTGGTGGTAAAAATATTGAAGCTGTTGTAACCAATACAATCGGTCATCATACATTTCTTAAGAACGTTCGTTAATTTTTTTCTTCTTTTTTTTCTTAGGTAATTTTAATTGTAATGTTTCCATCTTACTGGGAAATGTATTTTGCTGATCTCCTGATGTCATGCCCTGATCTGGTCCGGTACTTGGAGCTGCTTGTGATTGAGGGAATTCAATAAACCCTTCTAGAAGCCTTTTTATTGTTTCTTCGAACTTCATTTACTTTTTAAAGAGTCAATTTCTTTTTTAAGCTCTTTAATACTTTCAATTAGCAAAGGTATTAATTTAATATAACTTACCGACTTTGTTCCATCTTCACGTGTAGCTACAACCTCTGGTAATTCTTTCTCTACTTCTTGCGCAATTACACCATAGTCCCTACCAACAAGAATGTCGCTATTTTGTATTCCCTTTTTCCATGTAAAGCTATATCCCGTGATGTTAAGTATTTTCTGTAAAGGTGATTCAATTTGTTTAAAGTCTTCTTTTAGATTTATATCGGAAGGCGCATAGTATGCAACAATATCACCGGTACAACGAAATGTACCGTTAACAGTAGCATTATTATTAACTGTGAACGCCTGGCTAACTGTTGTTGCCTTGCGCAATGTAATACTGTTACCACCAACAGTAAAATATGTTTCATCCAGCTTAAAGACCGGCGGGGTTGCAGCTTGATCAACAATTATACCGTTTGTATAATTAAATGTTGCTTCAGAAAGTATAACGCTAAAAGGAAATGCAGTAAGTTGCGAGGTGTTAGTTCTACCGACTACACATCCTGCCCCGATATCTAAGTCTTGAGGGTAAGCATCATAATACGAATTATTACCCTTAAGGGTATTTGGTGGTACGAAAGCGAGTCGCGTATTATCTACACCACCCTGCTTAATAGACATTGGCGAACTATATGCAGGTTTAAATAATGTTACACCGTCAACAATGCTAAGACTTAGCTGATTGTTACCTACACCGCCGTTTTTAATATTGAGTGTGTTATTTTCATCATACACAAATTGTTGATTATTAATTAATGTAGCAAAATCATACTTAACGATGTCTGTTGTCAGTGGTGGAAATGTAGTAACGCTAGTTAGTGAATATAATCCACGTGTATCTCTATCATAGATAATATCTCCAACAAAAGCACCTTTGTTGTTAAACTGTGTTATTGCATCAAATGAAAAACCGTTTTGCCAAGTTCCGTATAGTGTGCCAACGGAGCCAAGGTTTTGAATACCGATAGCAAATCCACCAGGGGTACTTCCATCACCAATAAATAGTCGCTTTGTATCAACACAATAGCCTGGCTCACCGCTACTAAAAACAACACCTGTTAAATCTGCTGTACGTCTTTGTACATCTGTTCCCTGTCTAATTAAAATTTTTGTAATTGTATCTGCCATATGTTTATATTATTTATGCATTTTTTCTGGTTAACAACGATAAATACTTAATATGGAGAAGCTCTATTCTGCAGTTTTATCAGGAAAAAATAAGGTAAATGTTTTTGATATTAGAAAAGGTATTAAGTCATATACTATTAATCTTGGTAATGTGGAAATAGTTAATGGCCCTGTAGTTACACAAAATAAAATGACAATTGTTGTCAAAGATCAGACTGGTTCCCTTCGTGGAAAGGTTTACTCTTTACCAAAAGGAATTTTGTCATATTCATTTCAGGTAAGGTAATATGCGTAAGAGATCTGGAAGCTCAACAGTAAAAAAACTGCAGGATGAAGTGCAGCAAGTTTATAAAGCAATTTATCAAGGTAACGGGAAGCCTTCTATTGTTACACAGCTATCAAATCTTGAGGGTAAATTAAAATCTCATCACGAAACTCTTGAATCACAAATTGAAAATCTTGAGGGTGAAATAAAAGCGCGTACAGGCGATTTAGTGAATTTTGTAAATGATAAAGTTAAAAATTTAGATAATAATTTTGATGACAAGCTAGTTAATCTCGAAAAAGAAATGGAACTTAAGTTTAAACATGTAACTGAAGTTGTTACTGAGCGGTTTAACAATATTTCTGCACAAATAGCGAGTGAATTCGGACGCCGTAATTCGGAAAATTCAAGTGCATGGAACTTTAAGACTGCGCTTACAACATCCGTACTCGCTTCATTAACGTCTGTAGCGGTTGTATTACTTACAGAATTCTTGAGACACTTTAAGGGTTGATATAGATAAACAAGTTCATATAATCGAGTTATGAATTTGTTAGATACCGATCTCGCTGAGCAGCCGCTCGATATTGATTCTTTTTCTTATCTTGAAGATAGAGACTACCCACTTTGCTTACTGGGGTTTCAATTAAAAAATCTATATGATCAAAAGCGTTTGATTATAAAGCCGGAATATAATCCTGTTAATGTTATTCATCTTGTACCCGGTGAATCAATAATGCCCAAATTTTTTAGAGGGGTAAAAATAAATCTTAACTCTAAGTTTAATTATCTAGTTAATAAGCTCGAAGCGCTCGGTACATCGAGCGGTGAAAAAATTAATAAGGAATATTATGTGGAGTTACTTAATGAATATAATTTAAGCTGTAACAATTGTTTTGCTTATTTACGTAAAGGTATATACCCCATTGACAGTGAGCACCTCGATATTTTTTCGAATACTAAATTAAAGCAAAATGATTTATATACAAACATGTTAGATGTTAACTCTGTTAACGGATTTCAGGCGCTAGGGTATTTTGTTATTTATGTTTTAAGTAATAAAAATATATACAATACAACAACAAAAAACTTTATTCACTCCGTAGTAAAAAATTATAATTTTTAATTTTTTTTCTTTGTAAGAAAGATTAAATACTTTTTCTAGTACCCATGAACACACAAATAATGATTAAGAAGCGAAGCGGGGAGTTTGAAAAATTTAATATTGAAAAAATTAATAAAGTAATAAACTGGGCTACAGAAGGGATTTCGGGTGTTAGTTTATCAGAGGTTGAAATTAATGCAAAACTCAATATTACAGAAAATATAACAACGCAAGACATTCATCAAGTTATTATCGATTCGGCCGCTAATTTAATTTCTCTTGAAAAACCAAACTATCAATATGTAGCCAGCCGGCTACTCAATTATCAGCTTAGAAAAGATGTATGGGGTGGAAAACATGCCCCTCGACTTATTGACGTAATACATGCAGGTATAAAAAAGAAAGTTTACGATGGTGCTATTATTGAAAAATACTCAGAAGATGAAATAAACAAAATCGGTGAATTTGTCGATCACGATAGAGATTTAAATTTTACATACGCGGGTATAAAGCAGTTATGTGACAAATACCTCATCAAAAATCGTGTTACAGGAAAAATTTTTGAAACACCACAATTTGCATATGTATTAATCGCTGCATATGCGTTTATAAATTACCCCAAGGAGACTCGTTTAGAATATGTTCATCGTTTTTATAACGCTATATCAAGACATAAAATAAATTTACCGACTCCTATTATGGCAGGATTGAGAACAAATTCTAAAAGTTATGCTAGCTGCTGCTTGATCGGAGTTGACGATAATAAAGAATCTATCACAGCATCCGGAACAGCGGTATCAATTGCTACTGCAAGTCGTTGTGGTATTGGCATTGATGTGTCTAAAATAAGAGCAATTGGCTCACCAGTTAATAATGGTGAAGTAGTACACACAGGTATTATTCCTTTCTTAAAGATATTTGAGGCTTCAGTAAAAGCATGGCAGCAAAATGGCCTCCGAGGCGGTTCAGCAACTACCAATATTCAATGGTGGCATTACGAGATCGACGATATTGTTGTTTTAAAGAACAACGCAGGTACAGATGATAATAGAGTAAGAAAATTAGATTATACAGTAGGTATGTCAAAGTTATTTTATGACAGAGTTATTAAGAATGAGGATTTAACGTTATTTAGTCCGCACGAAGTACCGCATCTTTACGAAGCATGGGGTACTTCTAAATTTAATAAAGTATACGAAGAATGTGAAGTAGATAGAAAAATAAAGATAAAAAAGAAGATTTCCGCGAGAAAGCTTTTCTCTCTTATTGTTAAAGAGCGTGTAGAGACAGGTAGAATTTATATTCTCAATGTCGATACCGCTAATGAGCATAGTTCATGGTTAGATAAGATTACTATGAGTAATCTTTGCACAGAAGTCATTCATCCTACTATACCTCTTAATGACTATCATGACCCAGATGCAGAAATTGGTATGTGTATTTTATCTGCCATTAATATGCTTGAAATAAAGGACTGGAAAGACTTAGAAAAGACTACTGATTTAATTGTTCGCTTCTTAGAGGAAATTATTGATATACAGACATACTTTAATAAGGCAGCAGAAAATTTTGCTAAGAAGAGACGCAGCTTAGGCATTGGTATTACTAATCTTGCTGCTTTTTTTGCAAAGAACGAAGTATCATATGACTCCAAGCAAGCATTAAGTTTGCTTGATGAATATATGGAGCATTTCCAATATTATCTTTTAAAATCAAGTCTAAACCTTGCAAAAGAAAGAGGTAGATGTGAGAAGTATGAGCATACAAAATATGCTAAAGGTATTCTACCTATCGATACATATAAAAAGAATGTTGATACTATTTGTAAAAGAAAGCTCGACCTAGATTGGGAAGTATTAAGAAAAGAAATAAAAGAGCATGGCTTACGTCATTCAACATTATCATGCTGTATGCCTTGTGAATCAAGTTCCGTTATTCAAAGCTCTACTAACGGCGTTGAACCTGTACGCTCTTTAATGACGTATAAAACATCTAAGATGGGTAAGTTGCCGGTATTAGTCCCGGGTATTGGTAAATTTGATAGTAACTACGAACTAGCTTATAACTTTAAAGATAATACAGGTATTATAAATGTTAATGCTGTTATTCAGAAATATATTGACATGGCTATTTCTACAAACATTTATTATAATTACAGTCATTATGAAAATAATGTTTTACCTGATGCTAGAGTAATGAAAGAGTTAATGTATGCTTATAGTATGGGACTCATAAGCTTATATTACAACAATACAGATGATGGTGATAAAGAGCAGTCAACAAACAAAGAAGCTGATTGCTCTAGTGGTGCCTGTAAGCTATAATAAATACTCTTATGAAATCTGTACTTAATCTCAAGAATGTTGACTATACAAAACAGCCAATATTTTTTGGCGAAGACTTGAATTTACAGAGATATGATAGATTTAAGTATCCAGTCTTTTTTGAGTTGTTTAAAAAACAAGAAGAATTTTTTTGGTGGCCACATGAAATTGCTTTGCAAAAAGATAGAAGTGATTATAAAGAGTTAACTGCAGAAGAGCGCTTTGTATTTGATCAGAACTTAAGATTCCAAACATTAGGGGATAGCATGCTCTCTAGGTCTATACATTCGTTAAAAGAGTACGTTACTAATCCCGAAGTAGAGATATGTATGAATACTTGGGCACGATTTGAAGGTATTCATAGCTACAGCTACTCTTATTTGCTTAATAACGTTCATCCCGACGCTACAAAGTTTTTTGACAGCATTATGGAGGATAAAGAAATTGTAAGTAGAGCAGAATTAATTAGAGGTAATTATGACAAAATTCTTGGCTCAGATGAAAAGAAAGATAAAAAAGAGAAAATTTATGATTGCGTTTTATCGACAAATGTAATGGAAGGTCTTGTATTTTATGTCTCTTTTGCTTGTAGTTTTTATTTCGGCTACCGAGGTAAAATGGAAGGCAATGCGAAAATTATTAAGTTTATTCAGCGCGATGAAGCGCTACACTTCGGTATTACTCAAAATCTTTTAAAGATATTCCGTGAAGAAGATAGAGAGGGATTTACAAGTATCGCTAAAAAGAGTGAAGATAAAGTATATGCAGTTTATGAGCAAGCTGTAAAGAATGAAATTGAGTGGGCACAATATTTGTTTAGCAAAGGTTCTCTACTAGGGCTCAACCCTGACGTTCTTGGTGGTTATACAAAGTGGCTTTGTGATAATAGATTACGCTCTTTAGGGTATAAGAAACTTTTTAATCAGAAAGAAAATCCAATTGCAGGATGGCTTGATAGCTATTTAGACAGTAGTAAAGTACAGGTCGCTCCTCAGGAGACAGAGATATCTGCTTATAAGATTGGTGCACGTGATACTAATATAACTGAAGATACATTTGATGATATCAAGTTATGATTTATTCTTATACGCTTAACAGCCTCACAGAAGAAGAAATTTCTATTTTGTATCTTATAGCTAATAAATTTTTACCTTTCGAGCCTAATTTTACTACATTAAAAACGTTACGCATTCCTGTAGTATTAAAATTAATTGATGTACTTAAACCTCAAGCGCTAGAAGAGAAACAAGAAATATTTGACAAGCTTAAAGAAAAATTATCCGCCCAATAATAAATAAACCTTGAAGGAGAAGTTGTATTATATACATCAGGGGTGGGTAGGTGGGAACCTTTGAGGTTACTGATGTATATATTTTATTGTAAAGATGATTAAATAATAACATGACGACCTTATCGTCAGTTTGCGTGTTAATACAAAATACAGCTCTATATAGAGAGTTTCATGCTGAGAGAGACGAGATACATAAGCATAAATGGTGTATGTCTGAACGTGAGGGTAGGGATGTTGGTTTTGAGCGAGCTTTAATTGACTGGGTTTCTAATCATAGAACTGCCTGGCGTAAAACAAGACCTAATTAGTCACTGGTTCGTTTGTTAATGTTGGAGCATTAACAGGTGGCTCAGCGTTAATAGGCGCATCTTTTCCAACCGCTTTTTCTCTTGTGGCCATATTAGTATCAGTTAATGTCATTGCAGGTGCAGGGAATAAATGACTATGCGGTTCAAATACAAATGAATCTGCTTGACGTCCGGTACCGAATAAAGCTAAAGGCATTCTAGCTGCTGTTTGATTATTTATAGCTATAGATTGTATAACACCTCCGTCTGCCGTACCACCCCCACTCTTCGTAAAAGCGCCCCTAATAGTTGGTGTTCCAGTACCGTAAATATACGCGTCTGTAGCTGCAGCAGGCGAGAGACCTGCACCGAAACTATCCGGTACACCACCGTAAATTGGTATAGGTACTGTATTAGGCATTGGTACAGGTATAGCAGGACCAGCATCAGCTACATTTTTAGCCACATTCGTTGGAGACCACCCAAACGCGGGATTTAATGTTGACGTACCGCCAACCGGAATATATCCTATTATATCAAATGTACCGGTGCCTGGGCCTGTACTAGTTGAACCTCTAATACGTCCAATCGTAAGCTTCATATCTGTAATTCCGATAAACGCTGGAGCGCCCGGTACATCTGGACTAAAATATAGACCACCATTAGGATCAGTAGCTTCTGTAGCATAATCTGCTAACGGCGCACCAAAGCCTATAATTTTTCCGTTACCGTTTGATTGATCTGTAGCAGCTGCACCGAAGACTTGTGCTTGTTCGGTAGCCATAATTTGTTTAGGCATTGTTATATGATTAAATGTACCTTCACCCTCAACATGCAAGCCTCCTGCAACCGCAGCGTTATTCGTAATACCCAGAGATCCTTCAACAACAACTTGTTTTTTATCTCGTTGCTTAAGACTTACAACATCACCGGTAATATTAATACGCTTACCACCGTCAATAGTAACTTCGTTTTCACTAGAAATATTAACTTGTGAACCTGCAACGTTTGTCATTGCGCCGCTAATGTTAACTGCACCGTAAGACTTCATATTCATACCACCAGCGCCTACCATGCAATTGTATTTGTTACCAACATTAAGGGTATAATTACCGGAAGGCAGATCTGGTACTTGCACCATTTCAACAAGAGGTGTCGGTGTTCTATTGTAGTACGTTCCGTACTTTGCAACTTTAACATCCGATACATACATTTTACCTTTTGGATCAATTCGAACAGCACCATAATCATTCATTGCTTGTCCAATATTTTCAACCTTATGCTTTGTAATATTAACAATCTCACTCCCACCAATACCCATCTTCTTCTCAATGTCAGCTAATTCACAAATTTTTTGTTGTAAAATGTTTTGTAGGTTTGCTTTTCTTGTTTCTGTTGACCATTTTCCACCTTGAGAGCTAGGGCTCAAACCTGAACCACCGCATGCGGGGCATGTTTCACCAAAAATCATACCCGGTCTATTCATTCCTGTGCTTCCATCTACAGATCCACCTAGCCCATCGGTAGGCGAGACTCTTAGAGGTGTGGCAAGGTTTCCAAGGTTAGGCACACTTGGTACTCTACCTCCACCAACACCAGGTAGAATAGTCTGCGCAAATGTAAAGTCGCCTTGTGAATTTGCTGTTGTTCTGTTGGTCTTATTTACATATGTCTTCTTGTACGATGTATTAACAGCATTATATTTGTTTGTATCCTTATTACAAACAGGGCACTTATCCGGTGTGCCGCTTTTAGATTGACCCGGTGCAGTGCGCGCTGAACCACCGACGCTACTGTAGCTACCCGTTCTCTGTATATCAAATAACTGTCTTATATCTGCAATCTCTCTTGCAGTTTCCCGCCACTGTTTGTGCAGTTCACTATCTAAGTTACCAACTTTTTTATATAAATCACCTTTTACAATACAATCGTAATCAAATTGTGTAAATTCATTTCTCGATCCTCGGATAGTAAGAAATGAATCACCGAGAACTAGCTTTTGGTCGTTGTTTGTAGCCAGCTCAATTGTAGTATGATTATTAAACTCTTTAAATGAACCGGAGTAATGCGTAAACTTAAGCATTTCACGATTGTCGGTATTAACAATAGCTATAGTACCACCTTTTTGATTTAACACATATTTGTTACGATATGTATCAGTATTAATATCATAACCTACATTGCTTCCGGATAGCGCAGCATTTTCAAATGCTCCGGGGTAATCCATACCCTCATCTGGTGCAGCAGATAATTGTGTACCTTCTGTATTCGCAATACCGAAAATACTTCCCCAGTCATCAGACCCGTAAGATGTGCCAAATATTACCGGTTTAAGAGGGTCGCCATTATTGAAGAACACCCATACATGCGCGCCAACATTTATAACAGGAAATGCGCCTTTTGCACAATTACTATAACATTCTGGGGTATAATTATATGTAAAAATATTTACATTATTTGCATTATTTTCTTGTGGATCTGCGAATGCATCTTTTAGCTTATAATATGAAACATCATATATAAAGCCTGGTTTTTCGCCAATATTATCTAAATTTTGACTATACTCATTTGTTTTTGAGTAATCAATTTCACAATTATCTGCGTTACTAAAAGCTTGCTTTATATTACTGCTATCACTAATTGTACCAATATTAAAATGTGCATTAAATCTTCCGCTACCGCTCTCTCCGGCAAGAGGAGCTGCAATTTCAGCCCAGGGAAGAATTTTTTTAAGTTCATCATGAACATCTGAAAGGTCACTATATACATTTTTACCTAAAAATTTAAAGCATTTATCTTTGCCTGTCTCTACCCACTTATTATAAACTGTAGGCGATATATGTGGTACAAATACTTTAACACGGCCCCTCTTAAGCGGGTCATTATTCTGTACAACTATACCTAGATAATTACCGAAATATTTTGGATAATTCATGTTGATCTATCTATTATTTACATTTATAATAAGGATATGCTAATGAAAGTATCACATGAATCGCCTATATCTATACTTGATATCTCTAAAGAATATAACGATTTTGATTACTGTTTAGTACATCTCTTAGATCAATACCCTGTATATAGTGATTTTTTTAAATTTGCCAGAATTGCTTACAATAGAGAAGTATTGCTTGACAATTCTATCTTTGAATTAGGCAAAGCTTTTGATAGTCATGAGTTCTGGGTAAAGGTTAAAGAAATTAAACCCAACATGTTCATTGTACCGGATGTACTTGAAGATACTCAAGGTACAATACAAAGCTTTAAAGCATTTGAAAATTACACACTTAATATTAAGGAAAGCTTTTTAACAAAAGCTATAGGTGCTGTGCAGGGTAAAACTTGGCATGAATTAAAAGAGTGTTACAAATTTATGTCAGATAACGCTGATATGATCGCGATAAGTTTTGATTTTAGCTATTATCAAGCTATCGGCGAAGGTAAGTCTCATCTTGAAAAATGGTGTACTGGTCGTCAGCGCTTTATAAGCGATTTAATAAGTAATGGGATATGGAATTGGAACAAACCCCATCACTTGCTTGGTTGTTCTTTAGCTAAGGAGTTTAGATTTTATGTTGATAGAGATATTCACAATATTGTTAGTTGCGATACCAGCAATCCCGTTGTTGCTGCTATACATGGATTAAAGTACGATGCTGATTATGGGCTTGATAATAAACCGTCAACAAAATTAGCTGACCTTATTACGCACAATTTTACAGATGATCAGCTTGAACTAGTAAAGTATAATACTACAATGTTTAAGAAGATTATTCGTAGATGAGACCTTGGATAACATTTTTCTCTCAAACCGGTACTGAGATACATGATATATCAAATACGCTAGGTGTATACCCAGATGCAATTGTAACTAATAAGCCAGATTTTAAAAACGTTAACAATGGGTTATTGAACACAACACAGTTTAGAGAGCATAAGCTTAATAAAACTATTTTGATATCTTTACCTAGTAAACCGGTAGCAAGTAATTATTTAAAAATCTTAAAGTGTTTTGATAACCCAGTAATTACTCTTCATGGGTATTTAAGAATTATTCCTAAGGAGATTTGTGAGCATTATGAAATATATAATTTACATCCAGGACTTATTGATAAGTTTCCTTCACTTAAAGGATTTAATCCACAAGAAAGAGCGTTTACAGAGGGATATAAATTAGCGGGCTGTGTGATTCACAAAGTTACACCAGGTGTAGATGAAGGTGAGATATTAATGAGCCAGGGGGTAGGGATTGAAGGTATGAATTTAGATGGTGTATACGGTGCTTTAAGAGATACTGCTTTAGACCTCTGGAAAAGCTTCTTTACAGCATATAAAATTTTAGAACGTTAAAATGGATATATCTTTACATTATGAGAATGTCTTTCTCAAACCCAATTTTAATACAGTAAAGTCTAGAGCAGAAATAGATACAGACGTATTATTTTGCGGTTACGATTTTAAACTACCTGTTCTCCCGGCTAATATGAAGTGCTGTATCGATGAGAACACATGCGAGCTTTTGGATAAACACGGTTATTTCTATGTTATGCACCGGTTTGATAATGATATACAAAGCTTTGTACGATATGCAAATCTACGTAAATTTAACGTTATATCTATTAGCATTGGCATACAGCAGAAAGATAAAAGCATACTAACAGCTATAGGGCAAAGCATGATGAAAGTTGATTTTATTACAATAGATGTTGCGCATGGTCATCATTTAAAAGTAGCGGAGCAAATCAGACATATTAAGCAAGTGTTACCATCTACTAAAATTATTGCCGGTAATGTTGCTTCGTTTCAAGGAGTAGAATATTTACACGATGCAGGAGCTGATGCTGTAAAGGTTGGTATTGGTGGTGGCTATGCATGTACAACAAAAGATAAAACCGGATTTACTTATCCGATGTTTAGCTGTGTTATGGAGTGTGCTAAAGATAAAAATATTCCTATTATTGCAGATGGCGGTGTGCGTAGTAATGGTGATATTGCTAAGGCGTTAGTTGCCGGCGCTAATATGGTGATGTGTGGTTCTATATTTGCTGCATGTTCAGATAGCCCTGCACCTCTCGTTAAAGATGCAAGCGGGAGACGGTTCAAGCAATATTTTGGATCTGCTAGTGTACATAATAAAATCGAAAAGAAAAATATTGAAGGTACAATGAAGCTTATGGATACTGATACCTTTACATATATTGAAAAGCTTGAAGAAATAAAACAAGATTTACAGAGTGCGATTAGTTATGCAGGTGGTTGCAATCTCGGTTCGTTAAATTTAAATAAAGTGAATTACGGAGTGAGATTATGAATAAAGAGGATGCCATTAAATACGTAGAAAAAAATTTTCCAGAAACGTGTAAAGAGTTTCAGAAAATACAGACAGAATTATATGAGACATTTTGTAAGAAACAGTTTGATTACGGTCCTGGTAATATTTCTCTTGGCTCAGATTTAGTAAAACAAGAAGATAAATTTGCTGCTATATCCGCTATTGTGGTTCGTCTTAATGATAAAATTCAGCGCTTAATTAATTTAGTTTTAAAGAAGAAAGCAATGAGCTCTGCAAATGAGCCGGTTATGGATGCATTTAGAGATTCCGCAGTATACGGCATTATTGCAGAAATAGTATATAATGGTAAATGGGGAAAATAAAAATTATTTTTTACTTCCATTCATAATCCAGTCAGCTATTTTATCCCAATCAAAATCTTTATTTTTATTTCCTGTTGGTTGAGTACCTGCAGGGGTATTAGGCGCCGGTGATTCAGGTGTCGGTGTCGGCTTTGGTTTTTGTTGCTCGCATTCACCGCGTTTAACTGTTACATTAGTGTCGGTTTGAGAATAACCTGCAGCTTTAAATCGTCCTTCCGGGCCTTTATAATCTACGTCAAATACATCTTTAGCATATGTAACTGGAACTCCGCCAACGGCATGTATATACCAATAATTTGGTTCGGGCCAAACATCTGCATCTATAGTAGCTACTTTATTATCATGTATATAAATTGGTCTGTTAGCTTTTGATTTTAAGGTATAAGTACCATTTGCTGATTCTTCTTTTGCGTTTGAAACGCATAATTTTAAAGGTATTGGGGTATTAATAGTAGGGTCGGGTTCGAAATCTGGAATCTCGTCATCATCTGGCGTCTCGTCATCAGGAATCTCGTCATCAGGAATCTCGTCATCATCTGGCGTCTCATCATCGGGAATCTCGTCATCATCTGGCGCCTCATTATCGGGAATCTCGTCATCATCTTTATTACAACCATATTTGCTCACTAAATCACCACATGTATTTAAAAATTTGTTGTAATATGCTTTAAATGTTTTTGCTTCTGGAGTATTAGCTTCGCTCTTCTTTTTTAGTGCATAATTAAGATCGCAAAGTTCTTCTTTTGTTTTGTTAGCGCATTTTTGCCTAGATACCCCAGGCCCGGTCTCAGTATTAGGCTTTCTAGGTGGTGGAAGAGATTTTGTACCTGGCTTAGGCTTTCTAGGTGGTGGAAGAGATTTTGTACCTGGCTTAGGCTTTCTAGGTGGTGGAAGAGATTTTGTACCGGGGCTACTGGGAGCAGGAAGAGATTTAACTTTTGACTTAGATTTATTTTTTGAATAGGCTTCAAAAATTAATGAATTATCATTAGTCATAATATTAATATTTAATATTTAGCTTTGCTTTTTAGCAAAGAACAACTATACTAAAGTATGTCTTTAGTGCATATTTTTACTCAAAAAAACAATGAAATACGTCGTCTAAAAGAAGAAAACAAAATATTAAAAGCAGAGATTATTATCTTGAAGAATTTGTTATATGGTATAGAATTAGATAAAGAATGATATTTACGTTTACAGGTCCTCAGTGTTCGGGTAAGACTACTCTTTTAAAAAAGTGTAAAGAATATTATGGATCTAAGCTTTGCTATATTGATGAAGTAACTAGGCTAATTAAGCGTTGGCATAATTGTGATATAAATGAAGAGGGTGCAAATGATGTGACGCAGACATTAATTCTCAATAAAGAGTTTGAGAACTTATTTTACAACTATAAAGGTTTTAATTTTCAAGGTATATTGCATGATCGCTGCTTAATGGATGGGATGGTTTATACAAGTTATTTTGCTAGAGACAGGCTAAATGATTTTCCTGTATCTAATAGTTTAGGATTAATGTACTATGTAAACTATATTCACAAATATGATCATATCTTTTATCCGAGTCCTCATGATGTGCCGCTAGTTGACGATGGTGAGAGAAGTACAAATAAAGAATTTAGAGATGCAATTATTGATAAGTATGAGAACTTTTGGTTATCTGATGAAAGATTAAAAGGTAAGGTAACTATTTTAAAAGGAACAGTTGAAGAACGAATGGAAGCAATTAAAATAAAACTTAATGAATACGGAATTAGATAATAGTAATATATCAAAGCATCTTGGTAAAATAACAGGGTATAAATGCACCTATGACCCTTCACTTTTAGTTCGCGAGCCAAGACAGAATAATAGAAAGCATTTAGATATCTCTGATGATAATCCCCCATTTTGTGGTTACGATGTATGGAATGCGTATGAAGTATCTTGTTTAACCAATGAAGGTATGCCAATTGCTGCTATTGCTAAGGTTGTATATCCGGCTACTAACAAATATATTGTTGAATCAAAGTCTATTAAGCTCTATATGAATTCATTTAATATGGAGACGTATCAGGGTAATATTATTAGCATATTGCAACAGCTAGAGGCAGTAATGGAGAATGATTTATCTAAACTATTAGAAACAGAAGTTAGAGTATGTGTTAAACTAACAAAAGCTATTGATGACGCGATGTATTATCCGCCTTTGTTTTCTAGCGCTAACTACCCTACATTGGAAAATAATATTGACGTTACGTCAATTAAATCCCGCGGCTATAAGGAAGATCCTTCTTTGCTTGGTTGGACAGAAGGTGATTCTAATAAAGTGCAACGCTTTCATTCAGCTCTTTTAAAGAGTAATTGCAGGGTCACATCTCAACCGGATTGGGGGGACGTTTATATTCATTATAAAGGACCTTATCAGCTTAATCAAACCTCGTTATTACAGTACATTGTCTCATTTAGAGATGAATGTCATTTTCATGAAGAGATTTGTGAGACTATATACAAACGGTTATATGATTTAGTTAAACCAGAAGAACTGATGGTATCGTGCTTATACGTTAGACGAGGCGGTATTGACATTAATCCTATTAGAGCTAATAGCCAAGAGCTATTAAAACAGAATCATGCTATGTGGGATAAGTTTAAGTATTTTCCGAAGACTGTACGGCAATAATTAGAAGCCGCCGTTTTCTTGGCCCCACTTACGGAGCTTTTCAGGACTTACAGAATCGTAATTATTTAAAGTTAAAGTCTGTGCATTTGGCGTAGCAGTTGCTAATGTGAATGTATATGATGTACCGTCATTTAGCTGTAAAGCAAATACACCGCCGTTATAGTTATTATCTGCTCTAAAGACTGTCTTTATATTATTAGCAGTTACAGAACATGTTGTTGTTGAACCTGCTAATGGAGAAACTGCATTAAACAACAAGCTTTTTGCATTACTACCTAATGTTTGCAAATCAACACCATTTGACGTTAGTGAGAGGTTTAAAGATGTAGGAAATGTAGCTGCTGGATCTGCTACTTGATTAGAAAATACTTTTGTTGCCATACAAATATTTATTCTTTTACATATATTTTTTTATGACAACCCAAAAAAAAAAGGGCCCCGCAAGAGGCCCTTTTTTAAATTTCCTAGGACGGACTAGGTGAAAATGGTTTCTTTTTATATCCCGACTACTTTTTTTAGAAGTAGACTGATTGTGTGCCGGGTGTAAACGCAACACCGAGACCGGTCAAGATAATTACGTGGTAGTAAAGATTTGCACCAAAGATGTTATCTACAACGCCATAACGGGTTAATAGACCAACACGAGGAGCAAAATCATTAGGACCAATAGTTCTCTGAACCATTACCGGAATATACGGACAATAGATGATACCAGTGTCGTAGAATTCCGGACCCTTGTAACCAAGGAGAGCGTACTCGAGACGGGTTGTGCGTGTTGTACCAGCGGGGAACCCACCGTTACCACCGAAGTTTCCTCCGGCGTTAGCTTCAGCCTGTGCTTCTGTACGTGTATCGCGGTATACGTTAAAACGACCAGCAAGTGAACCTACCTTGGCGACGCCAACGGGTTGGGTGTTAACATTACCCTGGACCGGTACCCACTGGAATTCGGGCAACATTTCAAGGATTGCGCATACACGAGGTGTAGCGACGATGAAATTAGCCGAACCACGGCGGTTACGGACAGCAATTCTGTTAGCTTCAACAATTAGTCTCTGATAGAAGTCGCGATTGCGCTCAACGAGCCAACGGCCGTCTGCGGAGGCAGGGGACCAGACTGAGAAGCCTGTTCCTAAGCCAGCGTTTAGGGCTGTCTGGATCATACGAATGATCATTTCACGGTCGATTTCGGCCTGCAACTCATACGACATAGCGTTGGTGAGTTCGGTATCGATATCAATGCCGTTCATGTTCTTAAGATCCTGCTCGAGTTCAACAGACCAGCGGGCGGCGAGCCTACGAGTACCAGCCTCAACGGCTGTCTTTTCGAAGCTAACTACGACCTGGGGAATGTTTGAGGTTAACTCAAAGTTGGCTAGCAACTGAGCAACACCTTGATCCTGAGCCTGTACGGAGAAGAAACTGTTACCCGAGAGGGCAGCAGAAGAAACGCCAGTAAAGCGTGAATCGAGGTATTGATAACCTAATTCGGCACCAGAGGACTGACTCTGAGGACCACCAGCGAGAGCTCCTGAGGCTAGAGAGCCATCAAGACCTTTTGCATTAGTAGCACCGAGAGCAGAACCTTCGTACTTATAACGTAGAGCAAAAGCGAGACCTACAGGACCGCTCATGGGCTGAACACCAACGATTTCGTTAGTAATCAACTCAGGGAACGTACGGCGGATCATCGGGATTAGAATCTTCGGAAGACGCGAATCGTTAGGAGCATAAGCGCTATCATTCTGGGAAGGGAACTGATTTCCGTAGTTACCGACATTGGGGTTACCAGTGCCTGTAGCATTGAAAACAGAACTTGAACTTCCAGCAATATTGCTTGCCTCGAAACACCACTTCTCTTGGTTTTCCAAAAGGATGGCGGTGTTCAAACGAGTGTGATCATCTTCAATCGCGGCAACATTGTTCGAAGAGTAATCCAATACTGGACCCCATTTTTCGAGCAATACTTTCGCGCGAGACTCATCGATGTAAGCCTGTGTAGGACGAATTTGTTTTGACATATAATAATAATTTCCTATGTAACTTGTCGACCTTTTATAAACTATTCAGGGGCAAAGCCCTCAATTAAATCTTTATTAAAAAATTAGTATTTTTTAAGCTCGCTCATGTAGAGGCCAAACGCAGGGGCAACTTCTTCATTAACGGGCTCAGAAACCTTCTCTTCAATAACAGGTCTATCAACTGTGGTTGATACAGATTCTGTTACGGCTTCTGTTTTAAGATTCGAAAGCCGCTCTTCTTCAGTTTTCTCAAATAAATTGAGTGTGTAATCAAAGTTTTCTTTAATGAATTCTGCAGACTTACCATTAAGCATTTTCTTCATATAAGTCTTTTCGTCTTCATCGAGATTAGAAATCTTTTCTTCTAAGACAATCTTAGAAGTTAACTTCTTATTCTCTTCAGTTAACTTTGTAACCTGCTTATTAGCGGCTTCAAGCTGACTAGCAGCTTCATCAATTTTTGTCTTTCCATCAACAATAGCATCACGAATATTATCTTTCGCGAGAATCATGTCAACAGAAAGAACCTTGCGAAGATCTTCGAGAAGCCCAACAGCTCTCTTGTTCTTCACAGCTTCATTAATAGCAGTAGTAGGTAATTTCTCATCAATATAAAGATCGAGGAACTTACTTACTTTGTCTACCATAGAAGATTTAAATGCAGCGGCTTCTTTGTTTAGCGCTGCCTCGTATTTTTCAACAACAGTCTTAAGCTTCTCAGCGCGATCAGCATCAATAGCTTCAACAACTTTTTTGAGCTTATCTGTATGATCAGTATCGATAGCTTCAACAAGTGTTTCGAGCTTCTTTGAATAATCAGCATCTTGTTCTGATAAAGCTTTCTCAACATGTAATTGTACTCTTTCATTTACTGTACTATTAAAAGCGGCTTCGATTTCCTTAAGAACATCCTCTGTAAGAATGTCTTTGGTTGCTTCTCTAAGAACGCTTGATATATTGTTGTTGTTTTCCATATTAAAAAATGTTTTCTTTTAGAGCGTTAGCCATCTTAGCTTTAAGCTTCGATTCGATAACGTTCTGTAAATATTTATTGGCCTCGGAATAATTTTTTTGAGAAATTGAGCGTAAAAACTTAACTATTTCTGAACTTTCATTAATCTTGCTTTTAGCAGCTTTCTTGGCCATATTATTATTTATCTTACCTTTGAGTGTTTTCTTCTCTTTTTTCATATTTAGTTAGTCTTTAAATGCCTAAAGAAAGAAAGAATTTGCTCTTTAAGATATGTTTGTATTTCCTTACCAGGTAAATTTTTAAGTGCATTCTCAAAACGCTCAAATACTTCTTCTAGCTGGCCATCGGCAGCGAGTACATACTGCTTACTCTCAAGAATACCGTTAACAAAGGCTTTGGGGCACGATGGATCTGCAACACAATCAACAGCAATAAGGCGCATATCGGTAACGCGATTAACACCGCCAGCTTCTTCGTTTAACTTACCAAGAGCGCGGCTTGACATACCAACTTTAACCCCGTCATTAATAAGAGAGCGAACAATTTGTCCCATCGGTGTAGAGAGCACTTGTGACTTACCGATAACATAATTACCTTCTAGCTTTAGATTAGTTACTATATGACAAGCTCTTTCGAGATTAACTTCAGCAGATGTAGGATGATTTAATTCACCCATGGCGCGCTTAGAATTAACCATCTCTTTAATGTAACGATTAACTTCGCGCTCCATATCTGACTTTTCATAAATTCTTTGATTTTTATTTACTTCATTACAGACCATGTAAGGTCCTTGAATACAAAGACGTGCTGGCTCTTTAGAATTTTTTTCTTCTAGTATATATTCAAATTGCTCTTCCGGAGCCGGTGTTTCGACTAATAGACGTAAAGCCATATTATTATTTATTATTTAGATGTCTATTTATTTAGACCTAATTCCTTTTCTGTCAAAATTAAGAATTTGTAATTTCTTTTGTCACACCATGTTTTAGCAGCTTTCCACTTAGCCATATTCTGTATATATCGTTTATTCTCATAAATGACAGTACTATTCTTCTTTTTTCCGGCAACAGGCTGTAATAACTGATCGCTTGGTTTAATTTCTATAATATATTTACTAACCTTATCCGCTTCTTTTATTACAACAACACCATCGGTAATATATCTATGTGCTTTACCATCAATAGGGTTAATATACGGTATAACAATTGCTTCACTAGCCCATTCAAGGACATTAGTATTTTCATCACACCATCTAAAAAACTTTAATTCCCAACCCGATCTATAAACTGGCGGATTACGTCCAACGTATTTTGATACATTTCTCGGTCTAAAAAGACCTTGTCTATATTTGTCTGTTTTGTTTAACGGAATCATTATCCAACAAAGAACTGTGGTGGCGCTGCAGCGCCTAGTCCCGGTGCACCTTCGTAGAGCTTTTGTTCGAGCTTTTCTTTTTCTGCAAGTCCCTGCGAAAGAAGATCAGTATAATTGATTTGTCCCCCTCCAAAGAGTGTTGTACCGGTATATTTACCTCGTACATTGCCTACTGAAATTTTGCTTAATGCAAGTGCATACTGATATACCCAAGGCTCTTTAATAATATCCCTTAAAGGTCTTTCAACATAGCATGGCATTGCACCGTAGAAACGGCTTCCTGATCCCGGTGTACGAGGTGGTGGGAAGAAAACAAGATACTGAGTCCTATCATCGAAAGTATAATACCTACGCGTTGCAAGTAATTTTTCACGTACTTCCAACCAATTCTTAAGTGTATACCAGCTAATAAGATCAAAACCATAATTACCCATCGCATAGCTAAAATATGTTTGCTGTGCTAGTGTTTGTTCAATAGTAAACAAGGTATTAACACCGTCAGAGCTTCCTTCTTCGAAGTCAATAACATCGATTACTTTTCTATAATCCATTATATCATAGTCAAAACTATTAACGAACTTCTCTTGACTATTAGATGATGGACTAAAATATTGTGCTAATGTACCGTTAAAATTAATTACGCTAAGATAGCTTGATGTAGTTAAGATTTGATTGTTAAAGATGCCGTCGGAATATATGCTTGATAGTGTAGTTGACGAGGTAAAGACACTACTAGTAATTGATGATGTTGCAGCGTAAACTGTTTTAGATGGTGTAATCGTTTTATTAAAAAACGGGGTAATACTAAACAACTCATCCATCTTAATTCCCTTACCGTCTACATATAAATTGGAATCAAAAACTAAAATTTCTTCTGTATATCCTGCATATCTTGCAAACATCTCACAAGCTATAGAAATATTTTCAAATAATTGATCATGATGCAGTTCCAGATTAATTAATGGCGCGCCAAGGCTACGTGTAATTCTATCTCCAAGGCGTGAAAATGTATCTATCTTACTATTAAGATTAGTGCTTTGAAACGCTGTTATAGGTGTAATTGCAGAACAGTCCATATATATTATTTAATTTATTATCGTTAAAATATACAACTAGAGTTATAATATTATGCTGTGTAGCTTCCGGATGTCAAATACTGTAAAATTGTATTTGAACCATATGTAAGTACTTGTGGTGCTCCTGTAAAAATACCTGTATAGCGTGAAGTAGGTATAGACAAAACTATAGCACCTGATCCACCATTACCGCCACCCGGGCTTCCGGAATAACCTGATGTACCACCTCCACCACCACCGGTGTTTGCAAGACCATTGCCACCCTTAGTATTGTCTGCTTTACCTACGCCGCCACCACCTAGGCCACCTTTACCTCCAATGTTGTTATTATTACACCCACCACCTCCACCACCACCAATCCAATAATTACCTGCAGAAAGCTGACCCACTGTTGAACCTGCTATAGGGTTAATTATACCTATACCTCCATTACCGCCTGGTTGTGAAAACCCTATGCTCCATCCTCCTGGTGCACCTGCTCCACCCCCGCCACCAGTATATCCACCATCACCGCCACTGTTTCCTTGTCCTAATGTTCCCTGACCTTGGATGGTATTATACATTTCAGATCCAGATCCGCTACCGCCGCTAATTGCTGCGTTTAACACACCATATGATGTGCCTCCACCAATTGCTGTTAAGCCAAATGCTATACTATTTTTTCCTACACTATCGAGAATATTTGAACCATCGGTTCTACCTATAGCGCTAGCTCCAACTACAAAACTATATGCTGCATTAGGATAGACTTGTATGGATGATGTTAATACACCGCCTGCCCCGCCACCGCCTCCACCGTTTGAGCCTCCTCCTCCGCCCGCTACTATGAGATAACTAATAGTATATGGTGGAGTGGTTGGTGTTAATGTCATAGTAGGCGTGTTGGTTACTGTGACAGTAGGTGTTACTGTAGGTGTATTGGTTGGTGTATTGGTCGATGTTTGTGTATTCGTAGGCGTTACAGAGGGTGTAACTGTTAGAGTAGGTGTCTGTGTGGGTGTAGGGGTTAATGTCGAAGTGTTGGTTGGTGTAGGCGATATGGTATTGGTAGGTGTTACTGTGGTGGTTTGTGTGACTGAAGGTGTTTGTGTTGGTGTTACAGAGGAGGTCTGTGTCTGTGTAGGTGTATTTGTCGGTGTTTGAGTAATAGTGGGTGTAACTGACGGTGTTGGTGTCTGTGTAAGTGTATTTGTAGGAGTAGGTGATGACCCTATTGAGGGAGTAAGAGTCTGTGTAGGTGTTGGTGTTGAAGTAGGTGTTGGGGTAGGTGTACGTGTATTAATGCCACATGTAATAGCGACCGCAGGCCGGTCTAGGAATGGGTTGGTAAAGTTAACTTTATCTGAACAATAATACACTGTGCACGTTGTACCTTCAAACGCTCCAAATCCCCCAGTAGGAGCATCGCCTAAGAAATATACACTAACTAAGTTAGTGCAATAAAAAAACATATAAGACCCAATGGCCGTCACACTGCTAGGAATGGTAACACTAGTTAGACCGGTACAGCCTTGGAATGCACCATACTCAATAATAGTCACATTGCTAGGAATAATAATATCAGTAAGCTCTGTACAATTAACAAAAGCAGTACCAATACTAGTTACTACACTCCCAATATTAACTGCAATCAGAGTTTTATTAGTATCGCGACTTGTACTTGTTAATGTAGTATCCATGCTGAAAGATGTTGTAGAATCGGAATAATAATATACCGTTACCAAATTTGGTGTAATGGTTGGTGTTTGGGTTATTGTTGGTGTTACTGTGGGCGTTTGTGTCGGTGTTATAGTAGATGTCTTGGTTACAGTGGGTGTTTGTGTAAGAGTCAACGTAGGTGTTTGTGTTGGTGTATTCGTGGGCGTCTCAGAAGGTGTAGCTGTTTGTGTTGTTGTTGGTGTTATTGTTTGCGTAATAGTGGGTGTTAATGTCGGTGTTTGTGTGTTAGTTAATGAAGGAGTTAATGAAGGCGTTATTGTTTGGGTAGGCGTTGGTGTAGGCGAAGTGTTTACTGCTGGAATAGCCCCTACACCAATACCTTCTTGTATAACTGTTTTATAATCAGTGTGTAAGAGTTGTTTTTGACGAATTTGTGCGCGTCTGTAATTATCAAAAGATGGATAATATACAGCCATAACTATTATTTAATTAATTTAGCGGGTTATGCCGCGGGAGTAGCGGTTTCGCCTCCCGCAGCTGCACTATTAGAAGTCGTACCTCCACCAGCTGCTGGCGTAGCTGCGCCTGCTTCTCCACCAGCACCACCAGGCCCAGGGCCAAATTCTGGTGGTAATCTTGATCCTCCACCACCTGCTGTACCGCCTCCTGCTCCTCCGGCTCCTGCTTCAGGCCCTTGACCAGGCGCTACAGCGCCTTGCTCTCTCCAATTTGGTCCACCATTTGTAATTTGATCTAACTCCCAAAGTAGTTCTCTGTCTTTTCTTAAAAACTCTCTATTAGCCATAAGATCGGTATCTGTCCAGCCAAGATATTTTTTCTGTGCATATGTTTTAGAAACAAGATCGCTTTGTGTAATAGAATTAAAGTTTTCTGCTTTAAGCTGGAACTTCTGATTTTCTCTAAGCTCATAAAAGTTTGTTGGTACATTAAGCGTAATATCAATTTCTGCTTCTTTAAGTTTATATTCTTCCCAAAACTTTTTTAGCTTGAGATGTGTAACAAAACCGTTCTTAAGTCCGGAAGCAAAGCGCTGCTGTTGTCGAATAATAAATCGTGCAAATTTTAGCTCTTCGCGAAGAATGTCTGTTCCATCTTTAAATACATCCTCAACATTGAGACGTGTTACTGGTACTTTAAGCGACTTGTAGAGCTTTTGTACAAAATACATTAGATCGGTAAGTTCACCAAGATTAGCACCGCCAGGCAACTGGGTAACTGTTGTACCCTCACTACCAGCGCGTTTTGCAAACCAAAAGCTATCGAGCATTGATTGTGGATTAAATTTCTGTACTGATGCACCTTGATCAGCATCATAAGTTCTTTTTGACCAGTAATTTGTCATTAATTTGCGTAGATATGCTTCTGCCTTAGGTGGGGGCATATTACCTACATCTACGTTAAAAACCAAACGCTCTGGTGCACGGACTAAACGATAAATTACGATCGCATCTTCAATAAGTGATAGCTGTCTGTAAGCTCTTCTAGCATTTTCTATGAACGGAAGTCTAACTGTCTTTGACTCATTCCATATGCCTGAATTAATGTATGTAACTTGATTAACATCCATCGGTACGAGCTCGACTTTTGATACTTTGCCAGGGTTCTTAGCATCGTAAATATTTTTACGCAACAAATAACCTCTTACAATCTGGTTTTGTACATTTTCAAAGATTGGGTCAATAAGGTCGGGTGGAATAGCAACAACACCAAGAATACCTTCTTGAGGATATTTCTTATGAACAATATGTTCAAAGTATAACTCAGAATCAACTAAGAGCTGTCTCAAGTACTCCCAACCTTTATTTTCAAGGTCAAAGTAACTAATATACTTTTGAAATTCTTTTTTAAGCTTTTCTTTCTGCTCTTCAGAAAGCGCATCTGTTTTTAGTCTTAGTTTAACAATTTCACCGTTATCATCCTTGTTAATAAATTCATCGCATATTTCATCTAATGCATCTGCAACTTCAGAGAAAGCCGCCATTACTCTATAATCCATTAACCTGCGACCTTTATCAGGCTGCAAGTTTGCATACATGTAGTTATGATAATCTTTATTCTGAATTACATTGGCATATAAATCATCTGTGAAAGCTAGCGATGAAGAAATCGATTGTCTGGACAATGCTTCTTCGCGTTTTGTACCTTTATCAAAGAATTCCTCGTACTTTGGATTAAGCGAGTTAATCTTATCTTCAATATTAAGAGACTGATAGGGTAATTTCGAAGAAACAAACTTCATTAAGTCTCTGCCGAATGTACTTTCTCTATTTGAATCCTGGTTTGCCATATTGTTTTATTATATTTATGTGCTCTATTCTAAACTTAAACTATAAATATTAACTTTATTGATTGAGCGATGTAGTATAGTCAACATTGGTAAATTGTGGAATTCCAGAAATTGATACAGTTTCTGTATCGCTTACAAGGTTTGTGCTAGTTGGATATGTATATGTATTACCAGTAAGCGCGTCATAATCAGTAATAATTGATGATGAATTAAAGTTATTATTAATAAAATATATGTTTCCAACGGGCTGTTGCATATATGGGAATAACCAGCCTTTTACTATAAAAGATGTATCGCCAATAAGACGATATTTTTCGTTCGCCTGAATATCAATTGGATAAGAAAGATTGATTCCACCATCCCATAAAACTTCGCTTCGTATTTCTTGTGGAAGATCAAACCCGCTTGGTACAACTGTACTTGGAATCTGCCAAGAAAGAATAATATAAGGATTATTGTATGGAACAAAATTTGAAATAATTTGATCCATATCTGATTGAAATTTTGTTATAATAGACATGGAGACGCCTATATTAACTGGTACTGGTGTTCTGTAATATTGTGATGTAGAGCTTATTGAATTATCTGTAGGTCCTCTTGTTAGATAAAACCCGCTATTTTTATTAAAAACGCGATCTTCATCGCGAGCTACATTTGTTATACTGACAGCAACTACAGGTACTGTGAGATTTTGTGCTTTGTTAACTAGATCATATAAAACCCGCTCTTTGGGAGCATAAACATATCTTACTTGTACTTTATTTTGCGGTACACGGTTTTTATCATACCTTTTTATAATAATATCATCAAACGCAGCTACAAACTGTGTTATAAGGTCTTTAATCTCAAAATGAAAGGTCTCGAGTTTCACTATAATATTTATTAGCAAATGCGCTCTATAAAAGATTTGGGTAACTTATCTTTTGTACGTTTAAGCGAATTAACTATATTACCATCAAGTATATAAGTAGTTGAAAAGTCATTTTTACTACGAGTCGCTCGGCCACATGCTTGTACTAATGAATTTAACATCTTATTTTCATACCAATCTTTATCTGTTTCAAATAATTTTTTAATACGCTTTGATGATAAAGGAGGGAATGGAAGTTTAATAATAATCTGAAATCTTGCTAGATCGTCTTTTAAATCGACACCAAAAGACAGAGAGGGGGAAACTAGAATCGTTGGAAAGTCAGCTTCATAATGCTGTTTAAGAATCTCCTCATTATTTGCTAGATCGTCCCTAAACAAGAATCGTTTATTATTAGATAGTTTCGTTTTAAGAAAATTTGTTATATCTCGCGAATGTGTATGAATAATACCTTTATCGTTCTTATGATACTCAATAATTGTTTTTATTTGTTCGCAAATATCGGGCAGAACATTTGTTAGGTTTTTATAATTTAACTTATGCTTTGATGACACGTATATAGGCGATTTAGCAGGGTCAAAATCGCTCTCAACCTCTACATATTCATAATCTTTAATGCCTAGTGTTTTTGCGAAATTCTTATGATCAATAATTGTAGCTGACATTAACAATACATTTTCAGCATAATCAAAAATAAATTTTGTAAGTCTATCAGCTTTTAGCGGAGTAAAAGTTACCCTTTTGCTGTCTTTATCAATAATAAATTCGCAATCCTTCCAAAGGCCGTCAACGGTTGTCAATGAATTGTGTAAGTTTTTTAGATACTGTAATTTTATCTTTTCAGGCTGCGAAAGAGTTCGTTGTTTTTTATTTACCCGGTTAATTAAAGTATTAATTTGTTCACTAACGTTAAAAACTAAATCATAAATCCACGCTCTTGTTTTATCTTTATTATCGGTAATAAGCGAGCTAAAGCTAATACCATACTGCTTCAAGCGGTCATAGGTAACTTCAGCTGAAAACCGTTTAACCAGCTCGTCTTCTAATTCTGAAGCTTCGTCACAAATAATAAAATTTTTGCGCTTTACATGATTTGGTAATGCAAGAAACATCTTATAATTTAAAACAGAAAAATTTGAAAGGAGTGATGTGTTACGCGCATTATAATAAGGACATCGGTTTTTTTCCCAACACTCATCACGTATTTTTGAAACTAATACACACGGTGCGGTTTCAACATCAAAATTTTGATCAACATCACAAATATAATTCGATTTACCTTTAAGGATGTCTGTATCTGGAAAGAGCTTTAAATATTGATCTTGCAGTGATTTGGTAATTGTCAGAGCAAATGTCCCAAATGGTGGCTGTGACAAACAATCAACTTCATTAATATAATTACCGGCAAAGTCTTGTTTATAAGCTGCATAGCTCTCAATACTGTTAACAAATGTTGTATTTGGCTTTGAACCTAACCCGGATAATGTCTTAGCAAGAAAACTTTTGCCTGTCCCAGTTGGAGCGCAACAAATTACAAATTTTTTTCCGTTATTGAACGCGCGCTCAACGCCACGAATAAGTTTGACTTGCTGATTACTCGGTTCATACTCTCTTGGAAAATGCGAAAGATATCTGCTAAACACGTGTTAATTATATACTATAAAAACAAAAATTAAACTGCAGTTATCGATAATCTTTTATTAAAGAGCTTTGACGTCTTCTCTATCCCGAGAGTTCGAATAATATCTGCCACTTGTTTATTTTTTTCGCAAAAGGTATTAACTGTATAGTCAAAAATAACTTTATTATTAAGCACATTCAATGCAAATGGGTACGGAATTTCATAAATAATTTTTTTGTTGTTCTTTTCTTCACATATAAGCGTAAAGACGCAAAAGAAATCTTTTACACAAAATAAAATAAGCTTACCTTTTTTTACAATTTTATTTTCTAGTGCAAAAATTATATTACTTTGCAGAAGCTTATTGACACCCACCTCTATTTGTTCAATTGATGTCATGAGTTCATAAACCTCATTTTTTGCTGCGCATCGAGTAAAGAAAGACGCTCGTTAAAAAATTTCCAAAACTGCTTATTTGCAGGAATTACATTAATTAAATCACAAGCAGACATGTTAATACATCTATAGTCCTGCATAAAAATATCCCAAGTAATTAAAAGATTTTTTACGTTAGGATCAAATTTCGGATAATTAATCGCCCGACGATAATTTAATGCAATTCTGCCTTCTGGGCTCATTAGCAATGCAAGCGAATTAGTACACAGCATTCTTCTTGCTGGTGGAACTCCTGCCCGAGGACGTCGGCGCAGAAATTTAATTTCCGCCACGTTGCTTAGAAGAAGATTTTTTAATGTGGGAAGCGACACTTTCATCGTCTTTTCTTAAAGAACAAATACCAAAAATACGCTGCTCGTTTAAGAACAGCCCTTTCTTTAGAGTACCAAAACCATCAATATCTAAGTTAGCAACAGGCACACCTAAATTGTTTGGAAAACAAACATAGTCGCCTTTCTTAACATATTTGGCATTGGGCCCACACAAAACCACTTCACCAATTCTCCACGCTTTTGTATCTGCGTTAATTGGTATAACAATACCATTGCGTACAATAGATGTACCATCTGAGGTTTCATCCATATATTGTACTAAGAGAATATCATCTAAAAGAGCTTTAAGGTTATAACCATAAAACACTGAATTGAATGTATTTTTAGGTAATTCTGATAAATCTAACAAGCTTTTTTGTGTTGGCAAAACATCTATATCTATAGGCATAAAGTAATTTAATTAATCTGGCTATTTAATCAATCTTTTTTATTTAGTTCAAAGATATAATTACGAATCTCTCTTTTAGACAGCTCTATATTTTTTGATATTTGTGTTACGATCTCTTCATCTTGAGCGTTTTTTTGCTCTTTATTTTTCTTAAAATATGTTATTTTTTTAGCCGGTACTTTAGGAAAGGTTGCACAAAATAATGAAAAGAGATCTTTCTTAGATTCAAATATACCTATATATTTGTTTAAAGTGTTCGAAAGTTTAGCCATAGACGGAGAATACATACTAAGCCAGCGATTAACCAAAAAAGGCTGAAACTCTGATTCTTCATCTACAGTATTAAGACAGTTTTTATTTTTTGTATAAGCAATATTTGAAATAAAATCAAATATTGTCATTAACAAATAACTTTTGACGTCGCGATAAAAATATCATCATTCATTTTATAGAACAACTCTACGATATCTTTCATGAAAGCAATTGCTTGCTCATTTGAAAGATTGGTTGAATAAGCAAACGCAGGCGCTTTTTTACCAGCCGTAATATTAATACCTGTATGACCAAGAGCAACATTATTTGAGGAATATGTAATGCTCACGCTACACTTACCTTTAGGTTGCGCAATACCAGCTTGCATATGCTCTTTATGTACAATCAAATCGTCTCCATCGACTTCAATGGGCGTTTCAAGATATCTCGTACTAAGAATTTGTGCAATTTGAGTATTAAAAAGACGCTGCCAAGCGACAGCGCCAAAGGGATCAAGGTTAGGAATCTCCCAAAGAAAATTAATTGCATCATCGCTGTAAATGTAGTCGTTGTTAAGGACATCTTCACTATCAATCATCCCTTCAGCCTCTACTTTCATTGGCGCGCGAAATGCAATTATATTACCAATGGGGAGTGTCCTTTCACGGAAATATTTGTAAGCGAATCTAGAATGAAGAAGTTTACCGTCGTAGCATTTAACATCGTTTAAAATCATATTAATATAATAACGTCAATTCTTTAAAGTTCAAGAAGGTTTTTTAACTAAATTTTTAAGTTTTTGCAAAGCGACATCGCTCTTGCCAAGCGAAGGCGGCATGCCGACAATATTAAATGATTCAAAAAAATTAACATTTACAAAACATCTTTGAATATTATTCTTAAGACATAATTCATTTACTGCACCCTCTAGCCTATATGCATCAAGATGTTCGGCAAACGTTTCGTGAAACATATTATTAAGAAAATAATCAATGTCACAAATAAATGCTGAAAAGTCCATTACATAATTATTCGCAGGCTCAATATCTTTTGCGCGCGTTTTAGTTAAATTTATATTATTAGATATTTTTATATTGTCTGCTTGTCTAACTCCAGGATGATTTGAATATGCATCGCTCTGTACACCCTCATTTAATCTATGTAATAGGTTTATATGTTTAATATCATTGTGTGCTCTGTAAAAATTAATAACATCCCTAAAATCATTAAAATTATTATATGTAAAAAATTCATCGTCCTGTATCCAGATGAAATCTGTCATACCACGCTCTTTTAAAAAGTTAAGATGTTTATATATAGTACTGCCAAGACTCATATCTTGATAAACAAAAAACTCACAAGATGGTAAGACAGTTTTAATTTTATTAGCTAATTGTTTGCTATGTTCAACATCTATATTATGAAAATTAAACGTCTGTAAATCGAGCAATTTGTAGCTCTCAATCTTTCCTTCATTATGGCAAAGTGCATCAATTAAAAAATCTCTATTCTTACCATCACTGCCTGGAGACCAACGTAGCGTACCCTTATATGTTTGAGTAAAATTAGCTATTCTTTTCATTGTGCATTTTAAAGGGAAAATCGGTGCATATACCATAACATTTTTCTTTTGGAAAAACGTTTGTTACCAGAATAGATTTATCGGTAATCTCCTTACCCGGGTATGTCCATATAACGCCTCTCGATGTTAGTGTAAAATCGTCTTCCTGATGCCAGAAGCAATGTATATTATCATTAAGCATGTGATGAAGTGCTTCAAGGTTTTTCGCATGACACCAGAGCTGTTCTCTCAATAAAAATTCTTTTGCTATTGGTATCTTGGGCGCATCGTGACCAAGATAGTACACGTTATCCTTGAGCCATACATCTACTTCGACATCAAACCCCATATCAATACATTCCTCTACTATTTCAGGCACATTCTCTCTTTTTGGATCGAGACCAAAAATATTACCGCGGTGTGATATAATCTTCATGGATGATTTTCAAGAAAATAACTTAAATCTTCCGGCGTACCGATACCCCACATCTTATCATTAGCAATTTTAAATACTTTTATTTTTTTACCGTCTTGAATTGCTTCGTTAAAAACCGGGCAAACATAAAATTCATTATTAACACGAATGTTCTTCTTTATCATCTGTTCTGCATATTTTACGTAGTCTGATCCTTTGCGCCAAAAGTATATACCTACAGTAGCAAGATTGCTTATAGGCCGCTTCTCCGCAACTTCGCATACATACCCCTCATTATTAAGTTTTGCAAAGCTCCATTTAGGATGAGTTGATTCAAATACCAGGATACCACCATCGACGTGATCAGCCATCATTGACCACATAAATTCACTACTATCCCAGTCAATATATTGATCTGAATTTGCCATAATTAATGGCGTATCGTTATTAATATATTCTTTTGCTAGCAATGTAGTGCATGCAGCACCTTCAGTTAAGCTATCAGAAATTGTTAATTTGCATCCAGGTGAAATTAAATTTAAGGTATCTTTTAAATTATATTTTTCGCTATGAGCGCGCTGCGCTATAAAAATATGCTGTCCCTCAATATTTATATTATTAACGACAACCTGAATCATAGGCTTACCTCTTACTTCAATAAGAGGCTTTGGAAACGTATATCCAGCTTTTTCAAATCGCGTTCCAGCGCCCGCCATAGGAATTAAAACATTAATATTACCCCCTACCCATTTATGAGTTTGTGCTGTATTGTTTGCCATATCAATAGCTGTACGTATTTTTTCATACGTAACATCATTAGTACATAATACAGGGCAGAGGTAAGCTCCAGAATTTTGTGCTGCTTTTTTACCTATATTAGAGTCTTCTATAATAAGACACTCTTTTGGATCAACTTCTGCCTGAATCATACTACGCAAAAAAATCTCTGTATTCGGTTTTGCTCTTTTGACATCTTCATTAGATAGGAAAAAATTTATATAAGGTAAAAATCCTTTTTTAAATAATATATTTTTTACTGTTTCACGAATAGAATTTGATGCAACACTAATTGAATAACCTTCTCGCTTTAATCTATCCAAAACAGTTATTAATCTTTCATCAGGATCAATATTAGAAAGTATAAATTCCGCAGTATATTCTTGTTTTTTTGACCAAATATCTTTATAAAATTCTACCGGTAGGCCTTTAAGCTGCGTCAACATTTCTAATTTTTTACTAGTAGGTAGGCCGTCATATATAGAGAAATGCTCTTCCTTGGTAATAATATATTTTTTATCAAATGACTCTAAGGCCTTGTTAAGCGAATAGTAATGTAATTCACGTGCATCGACTAAGACACCGTCTAAATCAAAAATAATATGTTTTATCATATCTGTCCAATAGTATCGTGACTAGATCTTAATATGCCAGCTTGCAAATTTGGTATATACTCGATGATATCTTTTCCATGAGTTCGATGAAAATTGATTTGCTTATATTCTTCCGGTACGCAACCAATTGTTAATTTAGAAATACTATCAAAATTTTCATATACTTTTAGCCCACTAAGGTATTTTTCATCCGTTATGTATATATAGTCATTAAACCCTTTGCCGTAAAAATCCGTTAAATAGAATTTATTTTTTAATAGTTGCGTTAAGTTAGGAAATTTATGTATTTTGTTGTCGAATCTAGAGACAATAACAAAGTCATAACTTTTATTTTTTCGCTCTTCGAATAATTCAATACATTTTTGTAGTGAGTAGAGGTGAGATAATAAATTAAAAACATTATTTTCTGTATAATATGGTTTTATTTTTAATATTTCTTTAATTTCGTTACTAGGGGTAAATTCTTTTTGTTGTTCATATGCTAAAGCAATAGGTTTATAAAATGCCTTAATCGCTTCTACTGTATTCTTATGAACTTTAAGATCACTTGCTCTACACCAATCGGAAACAGGATATGATTTTTGTGATTCACTAAACCAGAAATGAGTATACACATCGACAGTAGCTTGTGAATATATATGCTCTTTATGTGACTGTACAGAGTTTAAGTTTTCAAGATATCTAGGTTGTCCGTAAAAACAAAGAGCAACGTTCACTTAATCCTCTTTTTGTTTTAATAATCTTAAGGTCGAATTAACATTCATCTTATATTTCCATGTAGGTCTGCAACGCGCGGACCACTCACAGTCTTCACCTTGTCCCCAGCAGCGATTTTCATCAAATTTATTATTTTTTAAGTAGTTTGTTTTTCCAATAATAACGGTACCGTTTATATACATATCATTATTAACAAACTGATAGTCGTCGTATAATAATCTGTTAGCAGGAAGCCGCTTTCCGTTATGCTCTAATCTATAGGGAGCTGTACCACACCACCAAAGAAGCCAATCCCGCCATCTAATATTATCCTTATTTCTTATTTGACACATACAAACATCCCAATCTGTCTCAAAAGAAAGAAACCCGCTATACCAGTTTTTATCGAACGAAACATAGTCATGAATAATAATAGTATTTTCAAATTGCGCTCTATTAAAAATAATATTTTTCTTTTTTGTTATCCAGGCTTTTTTAATATTTTCGTCAAAATATAAGATAGTAATATTATCTTTTTGAATATCTTTCTTTAGGTTATTACCACCAATAATAATAAGCTCATATTTGTTTAAAGATATATTGAGATCTAAGATACTTTGAATAGCACTATATAAAATCTGGTTTTGCTCTTTACAAATATCACCGCTCTCTGTAAGCGTAATATTTTCAGTAATAATGCCAAAAGTCCAATTACTGTTGCTTGAAGTATTCATGATTAAAGAACCTATCAGAAAGAACTTTATAATTATCGCCAAAAACGTTTATTGTATTATAGGATGGATGTACACTAAAGCCGTTATTAATAAATACCATATTCAACTTATTATCTTCTCGATATAGATTAAGAGGTACTTCATCAAACCCGTCTTTAAATAGGCTTGTATCATTTAAAATTTTTGTCCAGACGTCTTTTTTAATTCCAAAAACACTATTACAAAAATATGGCTTTTGATCTGTATAGAGAGAAAAATTTGTTTCGTTTAATATTTTATCTAGATTCTTCAATACACAATTAAGAAGAAATGTCTGTGCAGCAGATGAAAACCGTACAGGGTGAACACCTTTATAATAATGTTGAATTCTGCCTACCTCGTTATAAAAATTATCTGAATTCCATTCTTTTGCATTGAATGTGTGTTCAATAAGAGGTTCATAATTTGCGCCCCATATGCTCGGTAATGCTGTTTTAAGAAAAATATTATATAATGTTTCACGCTCTTCTTGTGCAAGAAATTGATTAGCAAATTTATCTACCGTAGGGATTCCGGTAGACAGTATTGGTGAAATAAATAGATTATTTTTATCCTCTAGAACATTTAAATTACTAAGCATATATTCCCAGACATTAGCTGGTACAAAAATATCTTCATCAAGCTTAATAGCATATTGATCGCTGTTTTCTAGTGCTGTTTTAATCTTCGTCATGTAGTCGCCGTTATTAATCAAAAAGACGTTAGAGTAAACATCTTTAGAAGCGAGAAAATCTTTATCTGCTCTCCAGTCCCTTTTAGTTGATGATATTAAGAAATTAACAACAATATCTTTTTTTAGGCTGCTAGAGATTTTAGTAATTTCTTTTAAGAAACTATCGACATATAAATATCTATCATGTGGGATATAATTAATTGATATTTTCATATTTTTCCTTAGGATAGCGAGTTAAGTGTCTACTATATACATCAATGTTACTATTGTGCAATGATTTATACGTTCCTGTTGTTTTACTACAAACCCAAAATTCACATTTATGTCGTTCACTCAATATTACCGGTAAGCAAGATACCGGAGGAAGAGTTTTAATATGTGACGTCTTTGACCACCAAATGTTGCCTGAAAAATGCTTGGTCGGTGTGTCAACTAAATCTACTCCTACCGCATCATTTGTCTCGAGCTGTTTAATAGCGTTTTTATATTTTAAAATATTAAAATATAGCATATACTCTCTCCATTCTTCTATACAGGGATTATTAAAAGATGTCACACCCTTTGTATGTACATAGAGAATATTTGCATTCTTAATATCAGAATATTGCTTGAGTAAGTTAAGGGTGCTTAACTCATACATCCCTAAATCACATTTATCAGGAAATATTTTTATTTTATCTTCAGGCGGTATAACTACCATCTCATCCCCGGCGATGTTTACATATATACGATGAAGCTCATCGAGTAGCCCGCTTGTCTTAAGTTTTGTAAAAATATCATTAACTACAGCTTGATATTTACCGACAGTAGCGACATGTAGAAAGCAAACGTTCTTCATTTTTTACCTATATAAATTAATTGTAATTTATCATCTTCCAGATTATTACAGAATATTTCCTCAAATCCTGCAGCTTTATGAATTGCGATTAAGGTCTCTCTACAAAATGTATGATGGTGTATAATTCTAGCATTATTGGTATCACCGACATCACTATAATAGGTAGGTCTTGACTCTTGCATACATGAAGCTTCATGTAGATGTGTCATGTCTTGTTCTGTTATATCATTATTATAATCTTCCATTAAATGTTCTTTAGTTGTATAATCTCTTGAGCGATCCCAGCAACACTGTTTTTCTGGAACTATTGTAATTATGGTACCGCAATTGCTACCATGCGTATACCAAAGCTTTAGAGCTTTAACAGGATTTGCAATATGTTCTAAGGTATGTGAGGAAATTATTGTATCAAATTGCTGATTGTTTAATTGTACAAAATCTTTTGTTTCTGTTGCATCGCCAAAAAACGTATTTGTTGTATTAGAGGGACATTCAGCAGATGCATGTCGATCCATAGCTACTTTATAATTAAAAAATGAAATTGCATTAACATCACTATAGAGTGAAAAAAGTAGTCGACTTGGACCGCCTATTTCAAGACAACACTTATTTTTTAAATATTGATTTAAATCTTGTAGGCGCAACTTATGTTACCTCATTCAATAGCTTCTGTAACTTTATCATTATATATGTATGTGCGCATAAACTTATCAATATGATAGCTTGTTTTTGCTTCTTTATTAATTTCTGAGGCCCAAGCCCAATCTTCACCATACATAAGATCGGGAAAATGATATTTCTGTGCTAGTTTACGCTTCCAAAAACAGCAATGCCATGGCGGGCGCTTTGCATTCGGTATTTGCACAGAATCGTTTTTTGGATATCCAAGTTCAAATGTAAGTTCATAGCGTGGTGAATCGTTTATATAAACGTACTCTTTAAACGTTATCACATCAACATCAGGATTACTATTAATAGCTTTAATAGCTTCTTCAATATAAAAATCATGCACCACGTCGTCATCATCCATAAATGCCACAAAATCCCCACGAGCTATATAAAGAAGTGATTCGCGTTTAAATCCAATTGAACGTCTCTTATTATCCAAAAATACAAGCAGCTCGACATCATCCGGGTTAGCAAGCTTAGCAACCTGCGCTTCAAGATTAGTAAATAATTTAAGCATTTTATTAGCTACACGGTTGGGTGTACTCGGAATTAAAATTGATAATTTTGGTTTCGGTGAATGTTTGCTCATAGATTATTTTTTTCCGCAATCGACTTTTGACCAATCGGGAGATATATTAAGATACTTACTAAGAGTTTTTACTGCTTCAACTCGCTCCGGTGCTAAGTCATGCCAAAGTTGATCGCTTATTGTATCATGATTATCTGAAAGCATTCTGTCAGCAGTATTATCTTTCTTTCTACCCCCGTAAATCCAATGATTATGCTGTATATGTATATCTCGTCGGTAAGTTATCCTGCCAAATGCATTAAATGTTTGATACATCCATTGATCAGACCAATTAATTAAAAAGTCCTCTTTACAAAAGTAACCAAGCACTTCATAATATTTTCTATGTACAAAAGCATTAACACAAATTTCATCAAAATTACGATGTCCATCATAACAATGTAAAAGTTTTATGTTATCTGCAGGACAAAGCGTTTTGTTAAATTCTAAAAGAATTTTTTTATCCCAATCAGGTGTCATAAAAATCATATCATCACCTATGTAGCCAAAAAGCTCATTATTTGTATTAGCTGCTAAAATATTCCAAATACGATTTATACCTATAAACTTTCCATTATTCTTAATATCAACAATACGTACGAACGGTATTGCTTGAGCAATTTTATAAACAATGTCTCTCTTAGGATCATCTTCATCGACACCAAAAACTAACTCAACATTATTAATATCGCTTACGGTAGTAATAATTGAGCTTATAAGTGTTAGCTTCAGATTTAGTCTCTCTCTACTCGGTACTAATAAACTTATTTTCATTTTGGTTTTATTGATTTAAGAAACTTAATAACGTCTTCTTTTGATGTATCTGGTACACAACCTTGCCATGCAGGCATATACCCGTGTTTTTTCCTAAAACATTCAGCTCCTTTTGTAAAATTTTCTTGCCAATCTTTTCTTGGTCTTATTGCGCTACTCTTTTCTGAACATTCAATTTCGTCTAGATAGTCCATACTATTAGCAAGATCTGGCCAATTCCAATAAGGTGTCGTATAGCCGGCTTTATGTATTCTATAATCATGATCTACATGATCAAACGCGTTAAGAAAATCATCATCAATCAGGCCAACTTCTTCAAGTACCTCGCGTGTGTAATAGCAAAAAGCGCCAACACTGGCAGAGTTAATAGCTATCTTTATACTACCATAGTCAACAATAAACCGCGGACATGGCTTACCACCGGATATATTGTTTTTATTAGCTGGTCCGTGATAACCAAAATTAAAATGCTGTATTCCTGTTATATTTCGTGCTTCTATATATTTGTCAAAAACAGTGGAGTCTTTAATAATAATATCATCTTCAATAAGAAAAATGTGATCGCAATTCTGTTCGAGAAGATATTTTAAAGCTTTATTCTTCGTTTTACCAACACCAAGGTTTTCCTTGTTATGCATGTATTCAAATTTACGTATGTTGTGCAGTTTTATAATGTCTTCAAAATCAGCGCCATCGTTAACAACTACAAGTTCAACGTTTTGTGGTATAGATTTAAAGCATTTTAAGAAAAATTTGGGTCGATTACAAGTGACTATACCTACTCCAATCTTTTGCATATTCAGATATATTAGTATAAATAAAAGAAATGGCAATTACCTCTTCAAATAGTAATAGTATTAATATAGCTGATTTACCGCAAACACAAGAAGCAGTTAACGGTGATCTGTTGCTTATTCAAACAGATAGCGGTATTCAAACAATAGATTTTCAAAATTTTAATGTAGTAAAGACAGATGCTGCTGGTAATGCTACTGTTGAGGGTGGTCTTTCTGGTGGTAGTTGTAACTTTACTAATATTAAGAGCAGTGAAACAGTATCGAGCTTAAATTTTACTGCTAATGATAAAGCGGGTGTTTTTGCGCCTGCTGGTTATTACAACGTCTTTACAATTACCGGTGGTCTGGTTACTAGTGCATCTTATGTGCTTGGGTCTCCAGAATATCAATATATAAATAATACTGTTCTACCAGCATTAACTACTTTTCAAAATACTATATATAGAATTGTTGTTGATGAATCAAGCAACGATCCGGGTCAAAGCTATGTAACAATTAATGCAAATAATGTCTCACAAGCATATAACATTGCAGGGTTCTTTAATCGTCATCCTGATATATCGCCAGGCTCAATACAACCACAACATATTCTACTCACATCTACAGTACCGCTTTCAACCTGCCCATATGTAACTAATGTTCTTAACGATGGGTTAAATGGTTTAACATTTACTGCAAATGCGGGCTACCGAGTTAAAGAAGAATCGCCTCTGTATTGGAGATTGTTGTATACATATACAACAACATAATTAAATGCGTACGCAAATTTCGATTGTGAATAATGGCGATTTACTTGTCATTCAATCAAGTAATTATACTAAAACAATAGATTTCGAAAATTTTAACGTTGTAAAGACGGATGCAAATAAAAACGCTACAGTGTTTGGTAATTTAACAGGTAGCGATAGTTTTTTTTCAAAAGTTTCTGCCACAACACTTATATCGAGTAAAAATTACAGTCTTAATGGCCTTTCAGGTGTCTGGTCGGGACCAGGATCATATAATAAACTTACCGTTAACGGTGGGTTAATTACAAGCGCATTTAGTGCTATAGGGTCATTAGAGTTTAAAACATTAACAGGTACAATTTTACCTGCACTTACGGCATATCAAAATAGCTTATACAAATATATTGTTGATGTATCAAATAACACACCAATAGCTTCGGGCGGTCTTATTAGTAATCCGGACCCTTTTACTATTTTACAAAACACAGATTCTAGAAAATGTATTGTATCAGGCTTTTTTATCAAATATCCAAGAGTTAATGTTGCGGATTTAAAATCATACCATTTTCGTTTCATGCCACAAAATGCTCTTTCTGGTGCCCCATACGCTTTTGATATTAGTCGCGATGTTAGAGGAGCTAATTTTGATAATTTAGTTTTTACTGTCAATACTGGCTATAGAGTGCGTTATGATACTCCGCTACTCTGGCGCATCTTTTACTCAGAATCAATTTGAGTGAAACAAGAGCGCTTTATTAAGCTTAATTAAAGCTTTGCGAGGATGAATACCTTCATCAAGTAAGCGCTTATATTCTGCTCTAAAAGCTTTAACAAACGTTTCTGATAGCCTAAAGTTTTTAGGATAAAACTCTCTTTTAACTGTTTTAATGTATTTAAAGCTTTCTAAAAGCTCTTCATACTTATCATTAAACTGTGCCATGTTATTATTTATGGCCAGTAATGATTCTATTTGCAATAGCTGCTTCTAATTTTTCATCTTTTAAAATGCCTTTCTGCATATTTAAAAGTTGCTCCATCTTACTTAAGTTATCTGCATCAAGAATACTTTTACCTTCATCAATGAGATCTCCTTGATTATCAATATAAAGTTTACACATTTCAACGCGTTGTTCAGGGTTACCAAAGACTTCTATCATAGGAGGTCTATCATCTTCTTTCATAAATGGACAGACCCCTTTAGACATTAAATTACGTGCTATGGCTTTAAAAATATTATCTATCTCTTCAATAAATTCCTTATCAAGCTCTCTATTCTCTTTTATTTCAAGCTTAACCGGTGCAGCTCTTGTAATAGGTATAAAAAGAATAATATCAATTGCACGCATACTCTCTTGTACAAGCGGTATACATTTATCAATAAATTTTTTATCAATATCTGAAGTTTGTTTTTCTTCACTCCATAATGAATATACAAGGTTATCTAGCGGACATCTATCAAATAAAATCTTATCTCCTTTTTCTGTTTTTTGAATATCATCAATTAAACAATTTAAAATTTTCCATTGCCCCTCTTTATCAACTTTTTTATTAATATTAAGTTTTTCGTCTTTAAGAACTTTCCTGTATGATTCCTGCGATCGACTATATGCAGGCCAATATTTGATAAAATCATTAATAAATGTCGACTTGCCCTGACATGCTGTGCCTGATATTGCAATTCTCATGTTATACTTTAAGAGCTTTATTCCAAATTACAAGCTGCAATCTCGGACTAAATTTAAGATTATGTTTTTTACATAAGTCGGCGACACCCGGGCATTTTTCGGTATGTTCATCTCTACTGCCACAGCATGGCATAAGCCAAATGCGATCTGTTGGCACTTTACATTCATATACATATTTTTCTAAAATTTCTTTTACTTCATCCTCACTACTGACTACAAATTTAAATCCGGATCGGTTTTGAGCATGCCATTTTAAAACTTCGGGCTTATATCTCCTTTCAACAGGGTCGCCGTTATTGCTAAGCTTAGGTGATGTAGTAAAAGTAGCACCCCAGTCTTTCCATTGTTGATCAGGTAATATTGTTGCATTAGTTTCAAAGTCAATCTTAGGTATATATCCAAATCTAAAAATATATTGATCCACAAGTTCAAGAAGAGCTTTCTGCTGAATAAGCGGCTCGCCGCCAGTAATCTTCCAAATAGCACCGTCCTTTAAATGACATTGATAACCGCGTTGTGTCATATAGTCAAATACTTGATCAAAAGTCATTCTATTTTTCACCGACCAGCTAATAAAGCTATCACAACCATTAGGCGAATCTGCAGATGCAAAGCCTTTACATGTCAAGTTACACATAGAGAGACGCATAAACACAGAAGGATATCCTACATATTCACCTTCACCCTCGAGGGTATAAAAGAGTTTATCGTCACTCAAAAAAATAGTCTTATCGTTCATTAGCCTTTATTATAGCGTATTTTTATAATAATCAATAGTTAAATCTAATCCACTGTCAAAAAAATCAACCTCAGGCTGCCAATTAAGCTCTGTTCTTAGTTTATTAGAGTTAATCTCATATTTTAAATCGTGGCCCTTTCTATCCTCAACATATGTTATGAGATCATCTTTTTTGTCTAATTTGTTAAGTACACGTTTTACTAGATCTATATTTGAAATTGTACACCCTGTTCCTATATTGTATATTTCGCCTGTTTTACCCTTATTCAATATAGATAAAATCGCGTTACAATGATCTACAACATATATCCATTCTCTTACATTTTGACCATTACCATAAACAGGTATTTGCTGATCGGTTAAAGCATTGGTTATTAATTTTGGTAGTAGTTTCTCTTTGTTCTGTCTCGGTCCATAATTATTACAGCATCTTGTAATACAAACATCTAAATTATATGTCCTATTATAGCTTTTTACAATAAGATCAGAGGATGCTTTAGTAGAGGAATAAACAGAGCTTGGATCAAGTATTGTAGATTCTAAAAAAGCTTGTTGCTCTAGAGTATTAATAGAGCCATAAACTTCATCTGTACTGACGTGTACAAATCTCCGGACATTCTTTCTCTTAGCGAACTCTAGCATATTAAAGGTACCGAGGACATTAGTTAAAACAAATATCTCAGGTCCATTTATACTATTATCCACATGCGATTCAGCTGCTAAGTGAATCACATAATCAATATCATTTAAATAAGGTGAAACAAATTTAATTTGATCGCTCTTAGCTACATCTACCCTGTGAAAAAATACTCTATTATTATGACTCGTTTTACCCTTAAAAACAAGATCTGCTGCATATGTTTCATTATCTAAACAATGTATATCTGCATCTGTTTTTTCTAAAAGAACCTCAATTAAATGCGAGCCAATAAACCCCAAGCCACCAGTAACAACAATGTTCATTTATTATTATTATATGTTACAAAAGAAGATTATCCAGAATAAATATATATAGATGTCAAAAAAAGACAGACAGCTTAAAAAAGCTGCCAAAGCTAAAGATGAGAACGGTATTATTAAGAATGATATCTTTCTTAACTTTAAAATTGACCAGAAATTTCATTTAAACGAACATCATAAAGCCTTTGTTGAAAAAGCTATAGATGATGCTTCACAAATTATCTTTTGTGATGGACCTGCAGGCTCATCAAAAACCTATCTGGCTGTATTTGTTGCTCTTAGTATGCTTAGAGATAAAAAAATAGACGAGATTGTATACATTAGAAGTATTGTTGAATCTGCAACGCGTAAACTAGGCAGTCTACCCGGAGAAGTAGATGAAAAATTTAAACCATGGAGTATTCCGTTAATTGAGAAATGCGATGAACTGGTTGGAAAACAAATTACAGAAATGTTATTTCAAAGCGATTATTTAAAAAGTATACCGGTAAATTTTCTACGCGGTGCAACGTTTATGAATAATGTGGTAATAGTAGATGAAGCTCAAAATCTCGAGCATAGCGAATTAGTTACTATTCTTACGCGATTTGGTAAAAATTGTAAATTATTTGTTATAGGTGATTCCTTGCAATCTGATATTCAAAAATCAGGTTTTGCAAATATTATGAAAGCATTTGATACAGATGTAAGCAGGGAAAACGGTATTCAGACTTTTCACTTTACAGAAGAAGATATAACGAGAAGTAAGTTACTTAAGTTTATTGTTAAAGTTATCGCCGGTATCAAGACCAAATGATTTTTTCTTTAAATTAAGATATATATTCTCAATTGCTTTATAATCGTCTTTTAATTCCTTCTCTTGAGGTTTTGGTAAAAAATCGGTTATTTCACCGCCATAAAGTTGCTGCTTTGTTTCAGCATCCATTACTGACCCCAGCTTGTACCGCCAAATAAGTTTGCATAACCTGTTGTTATCTTATTGCCTACACGCGCAGCCTGAGACTCTGTTGGAGGTGCATTCTTGAGTACATTAGAAACATTAACACCTGTCTCTTCTGCTACATCCTCTAAAAAGTCTCTAACTTGATTTATTGGTGCTTGTATTGTTGTTGCAACCGTCTCACCAATCGATTGGTGAACTTCAGCCGTAGTACTAAAAGAAACAATAGCAGAATTTTTATCATGTTCCCATACTTCTACCTTTTCGACCCAACATCTATTATTTGTAATACCTCTTACATGCCCATCAGCTACATCAAAACACCATTCCGCAGTTCTTTCAATTCCAACACCTTTAGACATAACTCTCAAATCACATCCTCCTGTTGAATGTAGCTGTTTAAACACTTCAAGTAAAGGGTCATCTGCTGCAATACATAATGTATGATCAAACTGTTTCTCCAAAACTTGCTTAAGACCTTTTAACCCACCAAAATCTACTACCCAATTTTTTTCATCTAAATAATTGCATGCAAACCAAAATTTAGCTACTAATCTATATCCATGTATAAATTTGCAATGACTATCAGCTTTCCATTGTCTAAATGCACAGCTACCTAATTCAATTATCTTTGTACTCTCGTATTTCATATTTTTATTATATACCTAGTTAACTACTATATCAACTAACAACAAAGAATGTGTAGTAACTGTCTTTTCTATATCCTGTATTATTATAAGGATATTTTTTTAAAAATCAACTGTTATTTTACAGTTCCAATAATATTATTTTCTTTTATATACGAATCGGCCGCCTCTTTACTGTTAAAGATAAGAGGATAAAGCTTTTCGTCGAGTAAAACTTTATTATTCGAGTCAATAATTAAAAAGCCTCTTTTCTGGAGATATGCTGGTATTTCAGACATTATAAAGACCTTTTAATATATTATTAACCGTGCTGTCAAATGATTCTTTTTTAAGGAATTTTTTAATTTTTTTTTCTGGCATTTCTTTAGCAGCTTTTTTTGCCGCGCCAGTTACACCTTTAGCACCTTTTTTAGCACTCATTACGGCACCAAAGAATTTTCTTTGTTTTTCAGATTTTGATGGCATACTAGTATTTATATCATGGGTGCTGCACTTACAATGTTTCCATCTATTTTTTTAACCTGATATCTTTTTACACGACCGTATTTTCCAACTAAAGCAAATACATCGCCTTCTTTAGGATCTCTTTGAGTCGCGGAAGGTGATTGCGTTATCGGAGCCGATACTGCTCCGGAACTTGTCCCGCTAGCAGAAGTCGGTGTTGCAGTGCCCCCTGCTACTTGCCCGGGTGCTTGTACAGTACCCGTTGTTGTTTGCTGTGCTGCAGACGTTCCTGTTTTTGACTTTGCAAGAAGTGTCTTTATAACATCTTTATCAAAATCTTCTATCTTTGTATCAGTTGCTGTTCTCGTTGGCCTCTGTCCCTTTGCATCTTTTTCTTGCTTTTTACGCTCTTCTTCCTTTTTTTGCTCTCTTTTAGCCAACGCACCCTGTAATGCGTTCAAACCTCTCCCTATTTGACCTCTACCCGTTACAGCAGTGTGTATAGCTTTTGGTGCATTTACAGCTGCTGCAGCTGCTCCAACCCAATTAGATGGTTTTGAGGCCCAATTTGCTGCACCTTTACCTATTTTTTGAAGAAAATTATCTTCATTAAGGACAGCATTTACAAGATCGTTAAATTCAAGCTTCTTCATCTGTTAAAAATCCTCTATATAAGTCTGCTAGTTTATCTCCGGTATACCCACATTGACGAATAATAACTTCAATATCACTTAAGCAGCTTGTATTATTTATTTGTATGATTATCGGATCGTTCATTACTTTACCATCCTTAAGTAAATGCTTAATTAGATATTCTTTAAAACAGCAAAATGAATCATAATCTGCTTCTGCTGCTAGCGCTTCAATAAACTCTTCCGGTATATCTTGTATACACATTTCTGGTGAAAGAACTAATATCTTTAAATGACCTTTGCCTTCTTCTAATACATATCCCTCATAACCATCTACTTTAGAAAAGTCAGCTTCAGCACTTACTTGCGCAGGATCTACTTTAATTCGAATACGCTTTAAAGCTGTTTTCTTTAGACTTTCTAATATTACGTCATTATACTTCACATAATTATTTATGTTGATCTCGTTACATCTTATCATATAATCGTAGATATGTCTAAAGTAAAACTCGCTTTCGCTAATCATAATCATCCTCATACTCAAGAAGAAAGAGAACAAATAATTGAAAGAGCATCTAAAGCTTATGAAGCATACATGGATGCATTAGGTTATGATTGGAGAAATGATCCTAACAGCGATAATACCCCACATCGCGTGGCTAAGGCCTTTGTAGAAGACTTTGCATGGGGCTGTTATAGTAAACCACCGAAAATTACAGCCTTTGATAATATCGATCAATATGATGGCATGGTCTGTCAAAATAATATTAAATTGACTTCGCTTTGCTCACATCATCATGCACCTTTTACTGGTGTAGCTCATGTAGCTTATATACCATCTAAGGAAGGTAAGGTTATTGGTTTAAGCAAGCTCAATCGTATTGTTGATTGGTTTGCCCGCCGTCCGCAGGTACAGGAAAACCTTACCATGCAAATTCATGCTCATATTGATCTAGTATGTGAAAAAAATAATGGGGTAGCTGTAATGATTGAAGCCAATCATACCTGCTGTTCTAATCGTGGTATTAGACATGATTCAACGATGCGTACAGCCAGAATGTCTGGTGCGTTTCTAGATAATAATGATAATTCACGAGCTGAGTTTTACAAGTTTGTCGAGTTTGCGCAGAATTAATTTTATTTTTTATTTACGTCGATAACAGCGTTTAATTGCTTAAGAAACGGTTCACCTATTAAGATAGGATCTTGATTCTCAGATCGATCTGCAACACTAAACGTTACACCCTTATAAGCTTTATCGCCGATTTTAATATTAAGCTTTACCGTAGGCCTATCTTCCTTAACACCACTTCCTATATGTATTTTTATTTCACCATCTCTTGGTGCTGTCATTCTTTTTCCACCTACTGTTGTAAAAGATATGTTATCCCCTTCTTGCGAGATATCTATACCGTGAATAACATTATACGCCTCATTACCGCTATCGACTTTTGCCTTTACCTCACCTAATCCCTCAACGTCAATAACTTCATCAACACCTAGTACTGGTTTATTGTAAAAATCTTTAAACGCTTCCATAGTAATATTTATTGATTTTTAAACACTTTTCATTTAACATTAAGTATGGAAAACCTGTTTAGAAAGACAACAGAAATATCTTATGCTTTATTAAAGAAGCATGGAAACTACAGATGTAAACACTTCTCTTTTATATTTCATAAAAATAGACTTCTTTCTATAGGTATTAATAACCCTACTAAAACACACCCAAAGAATTTGGAAATAGGTTTTTTTAGCCGTACTGGTGACGACATATCACATACCGTAGGAGTTCATTCTGAGTTGTCAGCAATATTAAGATTAGGCGAAGAAGATTGCAGTAAATATACACTAGTAAACACTCGTATTAATAGAAATAATCAATTAGACTTGTCAAAACCTTGCAAAAGCTGTTTAAACCTCGTTAAACAGTTGAACTTTAAGAAGATATTTTACTCAACTAACAGTAATAATTTTATCGAATTAGAATAAATAATTACATGTTCCATAAGGACTTTCACCTCTTAAATGAGATCTATAATCAAAAGATCGTTAAGGAGAATCTCGGTCTTGGACCAGAAGCTGATAATCAGAGTGTAACACCTACACCTTCGAAGATACAGAGCTTTAAGGTTCCAGAAAAAGAATGCGGCTGCGAAAACGAAGAAGACGCTCATTGTCCTTATGCTGCTAAAGGATGTGATTGTAGTGAATGTGAGGAATGTCAAGCAAATCAAAAAAATGAAGAATGCGAGGGATGTGACGGCGGAATGAACCTTCAAGACGGTCTTGAGGAAACTGAAAAGAATGAATACATGTCCAAACAGTTATTATTTAGAATTTTTAAACTTTCAGCAATGCTTCACGATATTATACGCAAGGGCGGTAATGTTGAAGCATGGGTATTAAGCAAGCTTACTAATGCTCATGATGACCTTGAATCCGTATTTGATTATAAGGATTACGAAGCCGCTCGTAGTCAGATGGAGATGATGGGCGTTGAAGAAAATAACGAAGAAGATCTTTATAAAGCAATTGCAAATGGCGGTGATTCTTTAGTAAGCCAGCTTAGGACGGTATTGAGAAAAGAATCGAGAGAAACACTCGAAAAGGTATTACTAGAAACCATTGTTTTACTTGAAAATAAAAATTAACGCAATTTTGTGTTAAACAGATTATAGACTTTTGGATCAAATTTACCTAAAACGTCTTTTATATACTGCTTTTTTGTAGCCTCGTCAGCTGCTTTATACATATTTCTCAGCTCTGTTGCACTAGTAATATTTTTACCACCGAGATTAAACTGTATTGTACCCGGTGCATAGATGTAGCCATGACCACCTTGTTCTTTAAACGGTTCGAGCTCATTTAAGCTCTTGAATGGCTGAAAGTAAGGAGCAGAGCCATCTTTTTTAGGCTTAAAGGAAAATCGCGGATCCTCTCTCATATCCTTTTCACCTACAATATAAATTACTTTTGCAACATTTTGATCATAGTTTTTTAAAATTTCAATAGGCTTGTAAGGTTGTTTTGTAAGTACAATTTCTTTTTCCGGTATACCCGTCGCTTTAATAATTTCTTTTTTTTCTGCAAAATTAAAAGGATAACGATCAGGCTCTTTAGCGCTATTTTCTGTTGTATCTGCTGTGGCTATATAAAAATCGGCACCAGGAAATTTCTGTTTTGCAGCATCATAAAGCTTTTTATGACCAACATGAAAAGGTTGAAACCGCCCGGGAAAAATAACAATAAGATTATTTTTCTGTGGCTGTAATATCTGCTCTACTAATGTATCAAACTTCATAGACTCATTCCTGGTGTTAATGTTAACCGCGCACCTTCTTTTCCGTAAGGGGGGTTAGTTTGATAGTTTTTATAATTTAATACTTTATTAGTATTTGAGAGCTGACCCTTAATACCCTCTTCTTCCTCTTGTGTTTTAAGCTGCTTAATACGACCTGTTTCCTTGCCGGTAAAAAAATTACCTGTTATTTTTAACGGATTAACAGATATACTTGAATCTCTTATAACAATACCCTCTTGTGTACCTACATTACCTAATTCTGAAGTTGCAGTATCTTTTATCTTTTGACCCATTAAAATTGTTGCGTGTATTAATACCGCACCATCAATTGCTTTTTGATAATCCTTTGTATTCTTACCAAGATAATGATCTAAAGGCACCCCTGCAGACATGTTCTTATAATTTTCTAAACTCACCGCACTAATAGATTTACCTGATGCAAGCTTAATCTTATCAGCACGAGGATTTTTTGCCTCACTAAGCCAATCTTTTAAAGGTTTTGTTTGAATGTTACGTGAATCATAACTAACAGAAAATTTTGAATTTAATTCTGGATTAAAATCAATCCTATTCGCTAGTGTAACAACAAACTCATTTACCACGTCAAAATTATATTTTTCAGCAATTGGTTTGACTTTTTCTATTAGCGATTGTAAAGCTTTTTTATCATAAGGTATTTCACGCGATGCACGACTTACACTTCCTCGAACAGGGCTTTTAACCTCAACTATTTCATTTAACCCGTGAATAGCAAGAAAGTTATTTGCATATCCAATTACGTTTGTCGCACCTTTAACAAATTCCATATTAAAGAGAATGCGATTATTATCCCACATCTTTAATTGTTTGAGCTCCTTTTCTATTGAAGGTAAAGCTTGATTAAAAATTTCTAATACAACTTTACCCGTTTCTCTCATACCATGACCCTCTGGAAAGCGTGAGCTGAGCTTATCGATAGTAACACCCTCTACATCTTCTGGCTTATTTGAGCCTCTATCCATAGCAAACTCTTTATTACCCTCTTTATTTGTAATAAGCTTAATAGAGGCATTAACACCATCTATTTTTACTACAGAAGGCTTTTTAACTAAGCTAGTAGCTATTTTATTAAAGACGTTAATAAGATCTCTTCCTGTATTAACATTAGGCAGATCGTAAGGATGTGCCATATGACCAGCAACTCCGCCTTCAAGCAGAAACTGTTTAAACGTCATCATTATATTTTAAAAGCGGGCGGTAATTTATGACCGCCTCTATCAAAGCTTAAATAATTACCAATATAAGAAGTATAAAATTTACCTATAGCGATAATATCTTTATCTGCGCTTGTTAAAGCTACACAATTAAATGTTTTTGAATCTACAAAACCATAATAATGAAATCCACTTTTTACTTGATACTCTCTTAATGCTAGCCCTGTTGCTAAAAGTCTTACATCTATATTTTGCTTCAGGCCAGCATTAATTTCATTATCGAATCTATCAATTGATAGCCCCTCTTCACCGAACGTATAATACTTTACTACATCTAATGGATTATTCTGTAAGTTTTTCTTTGCAAAATCACCCGGAGTACCGTGCTGACTATAAGTAATTTTTGTTGCTGGGTATATTCTTCCCTGCGTTCCTTTAAGCTCTATTCTCAATTCACCTAAAGATATATCTCCTTTTTCTGCTGTAGCGGCTTCTGTTTTCTTTTTCGATGTTATAAGCTTTCTACCGTTACCAAAGAAGCTCAAAACAACTTCACCAGGACCCGCAACCTGACTACGATCTTCAAATGTTGCAGAACCACTTTGTGCTTTTAAGCGCATAAGGCCTAGAAGCTCATTTGATTTATTTGAAATGCTCTCTACAGGTGTATCAAAACTCTCTGATAAAACAGTAGTTATGTTAAAAGGTGTTTCTGAAGCAATCGCAGTTTTAAGTATACTCTGACATTTAGCAAAATTTTCAGAAGAAATTTTTATTCCTGTGTTCTGTATATAATCAAAAATTATATTTAAATTCTCAGTTGTTATATTTGCATCTTTAAGTCTTTTTTCTATTAACTTATTAACATTAATTGCACCCTCTGATCCTCTATTTAAAACAGGCTTAACAACTTTATTAAAATAATCTATATCGATATTACCTACAAATTGTTGTTCATTTTTTGAAGGATCTTTTACGTAAAGCTGTACATAAGCTGAATTGGGAGCAGGAGGCGGGGCATCAGCTATAGCTTCCATTAACCAATTAATTGTCTGTCTAGGCAAAGGGGGTAGTGACTTTGCAAAGCTTTCTTTTAAATAAATATCCTGTAAGCTTCGATATTTTTCCATATCATTTTAACTTCGGGTCGTTACTATAATTTCTCATCATAGCAAGAATTTGCTTATATTTCGCCATAAAATTATTTTCATTAATTGAATTAACAAATTTCTCAACGTTAGGATTTGTTATTCGCATTTCATTATCACCTACACTCTCGCTTGTTGAAATAGCATTTTCAATTTGCTCTCTCATTTCTATTGCGTTCTCTTTTGTTATAGGCTTTGTAAACAATGTATCAACCGACCCTGCAGGTACATTCATCACTAAAGCCTTAGCAAGTAATCTCACCATATCTACATATCCCTCGGGTGGAACAGCCATTGGTGCAGCTTTTGCAGGTAGTGCTGAAGGTTGCTCTGCTTGCGGTGCAGGGGCAGCTGCATCTTGCGGAACTGGCTCTTGTTCATTTAGAAGAGATTTGTATTTTGCCATACGTTCATTAAAGGTCATAATATTATTTATTGTTTTAAACTATTATAAGTTGCTTTGCTTTAAGCTTATCAAAATATTCTTTACTTAAAAAAATAAGATCATTGCGCTTTGTAAATGTTAAAACCCTACTAAATGTATATTTTTCATAATTAACACTATCGATATATGTTCTAAGACTGTTTATAGCTTCCACGCCTCTACCATCTTTTCTGTCTATAAGATGCTGAAGGAAATCATAAGAAATATTTGTAATAAAGACTCTAATGGGTAGTAGTATCTTTATTCTTCTTACTATTTGTTCTACTACATCTCGCACTTCATCCTCTTTAAAATACTTAAAAAGCTCTAAATCAGACATTTGTGTATTATTAAAATATATAATTGTTTTTTCTTTAGCTTTTTCATGTAATAAGAACTCACATAAACCGAAAATTATATGGTGATAAAAAAACTTTTTTGTATGCGATGTTATTCTATTTTTAAATAGCTCAAACCGATGCAGATCGTTGATCAGATCAACTTCAATTTTTTTAATAAAAATAGAATTAAAGTCGACTATACGAAAGTTATATTGCTTAAACTCAAGTTTTTTGAGCATGCTACATTATGTATGAAACATACAAACTAATCAAGAAAACTTTTTGGAGGACGGCCAATACGAACATTAATAATACCATTATAATAGTCATCTCTTAAGAGAACGTTTTTTTCTAATTGTTCTTTTATTTCAAAATATGCCAATTCCCATTTTGATCCGCATGCACGCAAGATTTTAAATATAAATCTATCTTTACCGTATTTCTTTATATCTTCATTTAATTCATTAGATGAGCTAGTATATTCTTTCCAATCCGACTCTTTTATTTCTATACGTTTGTTTTTCTTACCTTTCAATGGTTTTCTTTTTAATTTTGATTTACACTGCTTTTTACCAATATACTTCTTACTTGTAACTGTATTTGTTATTTCATAAATGAAGCCGAATGTATCTTCATTTAGAAAAATACCTTCTGAAAGTAACCAATGTCCAAGATCCATACTATATTTAGCTAATTACCTATTAAAGGCTAAGACCAGGAAGCGGACGGCGCTGAACTAAGAATTTATCTTTTTTCTTTTTTTTCTTTTTAGTGCCTAATATCTTTGGTACTCTAGCATCATTTGGCGCGTAAGCATCATCATTTTGTGATGGAAATTGATTTCCAAAATTACCTATAGGAGCTAAAGTACCGGAACCAAAAGCGCTGCCCGTACCACCTGCAACATTATCTTCTTCAAGAAGTTTGCAAAACTTTGATTCGAATAAACCTATTGATTTCATATAGATGTATACTATTATTTAAGTTAATGCTACTAGAAGATTACATAAAAGAACTTGAGAACGACTTAAAAATAGACGAGCTTATTCTCAAAGATTATCAGTTAAAACTGCCTGGTATTAAGCATAAATGGGCCGGCAGATGCATTAGACACAAATTACAAATCAATGAGTTACGTAAGAAGCGCGAGCTATTAAAACGTACATTAGTTGATAAGATACAAGAACAAAGCCCGGTAAAATTAGCTACACCGGTTGTTGAGCGTACTGCAGAAAAGCATAGCGAAGTAATTGTGATCGATACGCAAATAAAAGAATTAGAGCTTATTATTGAGCTACTAGAAAAGTCAGAAAAGACGTTGAGCTCGACATCTTATGATATAAAAAATCTTGTTGATATTATTAAGCTTGAGACAACATGATTAATTTTTCTTTTGACTCTAATAAAGGGGTCGGTATTATTTCTGGTGATAAATTTGAAGAAATAAGAGAAGCATTTTCTGTTAAAAATGAAGCTGCTTTTTTTATGAGAAAAAGATACGGGAGATTTTTACCGCAAAGAACTTATGCAATAACGCCAACAGGTAGATTTGACCCGGGTCTTTATTTTGAAATAAGAAAATATCTTAATAACAATCAATATGTCGGTGAAGTAAAGACAGACGAATCTCTTCTTGAGGTTATTATGCCTGTTAAAAATCTTCAATCCGATACAAGATTTTCATACGATCCGATACCTCTTAAACTACCATTGAGAGATTATCAAGAAGAAATTGTTAAAAAAGCTTTATCAATTGGCCGCGGTACAATCATACTTGCTACAGCAGGCGGAAAGACACTTACTGCTGCCTCTTTACTTACAAAATTATTTTTATTGTACGGATCAAAATTTAATTGCTTATATATAGTGCCTGATTTAGGGCTAGTAGAACAGACATCTTCAGATTTTTTCTCTTATAACGTTCCATTTTCTGTTAGAAAATGGACAGGGAGTTATGAATTAAAAAATGAAGCCAACGTTACTATAGCAAATCTAGGTATCTTACAAAGTAAAAATACAGATTTATCTTGGCTTGAAACAATTGATGTCTTAATAGTTGACGAAGTACATAAAATACGTAAAGGTAATGAAGTAAACAAAATTCTTAAAAAAATAAAAACACCTTTTAGATTTGGTTTTACCGGTACAATGCCTGAGAGCTTAATGGATCAGTGGAATATTATAGGTAAAATCGGCCCTGTAATATACGAGAAGAACAGCTACGAACTTCGATTAGAAAGTTATGTAAGTAGCGTGCAGGTGCAAATCATAGAACTAAATTATAATGAAGACCCGTTTAAAGACGTCGTAATATCTTCGTCAAATCTTTATCGTGAAGAGCAAAGATTTTTAATGAGAAGCGGGTTTAGAAATAATGTTATAAGCAAAATTGTTTGTAAGCTTACAAACAATTCCTTAATTCTGGTTGATTATATTGAGCATGGAGAATTATTATACAAGACAATAAAAGAACAATGTCCGGAGAAACAGTGCTATTTTATACGCGGTGAAGTCGAAGTAGCAGAGAGAGATGAAATTAGACAGCTTATGGAGAAAAGAACTGATATTGTTGTTGTCGCCATTTCAAAAATATTTTCTACCGGTATTAATATTAAAAACCTACATTATATTGTTTTTGCATGCGGCGGAAAAGCAAAAATAAAGATAGTTCAATCGATTGGAAGAGGTCTTCGCTTGCATAAGGATAAAGATAAGCTTATAATATTCGACATCGCAGATAATTTCAAATATAGCCTAGCTCATATGGAAAAACGTCGCGCACTTTATGAAAAAGAAAAAATTAAATACTCCATCAAAAGAATTAATGAAATCTAAAAAGGTTAAGCCTTCGAAGGCTAAGCCTTCAAAAGAAGAAATAATTGAGAGCGATCCTGATCTCAAGAAAATTATTTCTAAAGGTATTGTTTTACCACCAACAGTAACACCTACAGGAAGAAAGCTTAAACCGAAAGAAAAAGTTCATTACGTAAATGGTAAGGAGTTTGAAGAGGAGATACGCGCATATTATAAGTCAGGGGTTGTAACACAAAAACTTGGAGAGAGCTTAACTAAAATTGCTAACGGGTTATCCTATGCACCAAACTTCATTAATTATTCCTACAAAGACGATATGATCGGAGATGCAATCGTTAAGATGTTCTCAGCATTGCGTAATCAAAAATTTAAACTTGATACCGGGTTTAGTCCCTTTTCATATTTTACTACTATTGCATTTCATGCTTTCATTAACCGTATTAAAAAAGAAAATAAGCATCATGAAGTATTAAATGAATATCGCGATAAAGTATATACCGATCTTATGCTTGACCCGGATATTGCATCCGGCGCGCATATATACGTTGAACCTGCAGATGATAATTACAACACTACAGAGTGAAAAATAAAAAAGAACTTATAACAAAAAGTAATAAAGTTTGTTGTATTGCTGATCTTCATATTGGCGTACATCAGAACAGTATTTTTTGGCATGAAACAGCTATTAAATGGGCCGAATGGCTTCGTGACGATCTCAATAAAAAGAAAATAAAAGACATTTTTATACTCGGAGATCTATATCACTATCGTGATGAAATTGCTGTCAATACGATTCACGTCGTAAATCAAATTCTTAATTTATGGGATGAGTTTAATATAGTTATTCTTGTTGGTAATCACGATGCTTTTTATAAGGATAGATCTGATATTAACTCACTTTCTATTCTTAATGGATGGAAAAATATACAAATTATAAGTGAGCCTGCGACATATACAATTTACGGTAAGCAATGCACATTTTTACCTTGGGGTGCAGATGTAAGAGATGTTGAGAAGTCCGATGTAATTTTTGGGCATTTAGAGATTGAGAGCTTTAAGATGAATAGCCATAAGCACTGTGATCATGGTATGAAAACCTCTGATCTTCTTGCAAAGGCAGATCTAATTATGACCGGTCATTTTCATCTAAGGGATGAAAGAAAATATGATAAAAAAACTATTTTGTATGTCGGTAATCCCTTTGAAATGGATTTTGGTGATACCGGCTCTGTTAAAGGATATTACATCTTAGATTTTAACGATCTTAGCTATTCATTTTTTGAAAATGAACTTTCACCTAAACATAAGAAATTATCGTTAACAGATCTTACTACATTTAAAACTCTTACAGCAGCTGAAGTGAGAGCAGCAGTAGGTAATAATATTATTAAACTTGTAGTTGATAAGAAAATTACAAGTGATAGTATTGATCTGCTTTTACAGAAAATATCTGCACATAAGCCTTTTAATTTATCGGTTGATTATTCGTTATATAACGATGCAATCACTGTTAATGAAGAGCAAGCTTATGACTTATCTGGTGTTGATATGAGCAAAGCAATTGAAGAGTTCGTTACCTTGCTAGACATAGAGAAAAAAGATGACGTTTCTCGTTATTGTACAGATCTTTATAAGAGGGCTAACAGTACATGAAGAATATTACTTTTAATAAAATTAGTATTAAAAACTTTTTATCTGTTGGTAATCAACCGGTTACTGTCGACTTTAAGAAAGGCCTTCATATTATTACGGGTATTAATAAGGACAAAGAAGACAGAAGAAATGGCGTCGGAAAATCTACTATTGCCGATGCTGTATATTTCGCTGTTTTTGGAGAGACGTTAAGAGATCTAAAAAAAGAGCATGTTATTAATAATGTTAATAAAAAGAACTGTGAAGTTATTTTAGATGTAACAATACAGCAGTTTGATAAAACAGAAGAAATACAAATTATTCGTACTCTTGAACCCTCAAAGTGCTTTATATACGTTGATAAGGAAGATAAGACACGAGATAGCATTTCAAATACTAACTCGTTTATTATGTCGAAGTTTAATTGTACGCCAGAGATATTTCAAAACTGTGTTATTATGACCATAAACAATACAATTCCGTTTATGGCTAAGAAAAAACAAGAGAAGAGAAAATTTATTGAAGATATTTTTAATCTTAGTATTTTTAGCGATATGTTAAATTTACTCAAAACTGACATAAGCGATCATAAAAAGCAGTTTGACATGGAAGCTATCAAGCATGATGAAATAGAAAAAAACATACTTACACATAAAAAGCAACAAGAAACTCTTTCGCAAGAGAGGGCTAGAAAAAAAGAGAAATATCTCGGTCGGCAAGAAAGTAATACAAAAGAAATAAAGGAAATTACTAAAAAACTCGAAAAATTTGAAATACCTGACGCTAACGAATTAAAAAAAGAGATAGAGGAATATAATACAAGTAATCTAAAATTAGATAAAAAAATACAAGACGCAAGGCATTCTATTAGTGAGAATCAGACACTTATAAATCAAAATAATAAAAAACTTACATCTGTTGGTACAGAAAAAGATGTTTGCCCTACATGCTTAAGATCGATTGAAGACACGGATCGTAATCATATTAAAAACGAAAAAAAGAAAATTAACGATGAGATAGAAGTACATGAAGGAAAAATTGTTGAATTAAAGAAAGAAGAGAAGCAGTTACTTGGGTTGCAGACTAAAGTCGAAACAAAAATACAGCATTTAAAAGACAGTATTAATTCTATTAAACATAAAATTACAGAAAAGCAAAACCTCGACGACCGTCTTAAACAGCTTAATCAATGGCAGATAGAGCTTGAGCAAGACTTAAAAGATTTAGAAACAGATACTAATACACACGACGCGCTTATTACTGACCAAACCAATCGATTGGATGGTGTTAAAGCAGAAATAGAGAAATTAAAAGAAAAGCTTAATACTCTGGACGTTGTAAAGTTTATAGTTTCAGAAGAAGGTGTAAAATCCTATATTGTTAAAAAGATCCTACAACTCTTTAATAGTAAGCTTGCTTATTATCTTAAAAAGATGGATGCTAACTGTATTTGTACATTTAACGAATATTTTGAAGAGGAGATTGTTGATAACAAAGGCAAACCTTGCTCCTATTTTAACTTTAGCGGCGCAGAGCGTAAGAATGTTGATCTTGCATGTCTCTTTACGTTTATGGATATTAGAAGGCTTCAAGGTGATGTATCTTTTAACTTTAGCATATATGATGAGCTCTTTGATTCGAGCCTTGATGAAAGAGGCGTAGAGCTTGTAATTAGCATATTAAAAGAGCGAGTTGAAAAATATAATGAATGTATTATGGTAATTAGTCATAGAAAAGAGAGTATTAAGGCTGCTACAGGCGATATTATTTTTCTAGAAAAAAATAACGGTATTACTCGTCGAGTTGATTATATTGAATATAGTAGTTAATATTATAATATGCATCCAAGTCCTTTTGCTTCGCCTTTTGCTTCTCCCTTTCCCTCACCATTTCCATCGCAGATAGCACCTGCATCGCCACAGCAAAGTTTACCAAGACCCCCGGAGCTTGATTTATCGCGTTGCTTAAATTACTACGCTGATTATAGCGGCTGTGGGTTCTGGAGAATGATATGGCCAGAGCATATGCTTAATGCACATCAAAAGCTCATTGTACATGGAAGTACAGTCATGTGTTTTGATCCTAATTATTATCGCGGCGTTAAGGCTGTTCGTATTCAACGCCAAGCTACAACCTCTCAATTGCAGTTTATTAAGTTCCTTAAAGAAATGAGCAGTAAAGTTGGATTTAAGTTAATTTATGAAATTGACGACTTAGTTTTTAGTGAAGATATACCTGAATATAATAAGTTTAAACCTGCATTTACTGATCCAGAGATTCGTCGAACAGCGCAAACAATCATGGAGATGTGCGATGAAATTACTGTAACTTGTGATTTCATGAAACAGTATTATATTGATAAAACAAGCAATAAAAATGTTACTGTTATTCCTAACTACCCACCAAAGTTTTGGATGGGTAATTTTTATAACGAAAGACGTATTTCTGAAAATTATGATGCCAATGATAAGCGCCCTCGTATTTTATATGCTGGTTCCGGTGCACATTTTGATGTAGACAATCGTGTTGGTCAGAATGATGACTTTGCTCATGTATGTGATGCTATTATCAAAACAAGGCACAAATATAGATGGGTGTTTTTAGGTGCATTTCCGCTCCCGCTTCATCCTTATGTTTCTAACGGCGATCTAGAGTTTCATACCTGGCAACAACTTTATTCTTACCCGGAAAAAATTTATAATCTACGTGTTAATATGTTGGTTGCTCCGCTGCAAAACAATACCTTTAACAAAGCTAAAAGCGATTTAAAGTATATTGAAGCATGTTGTTATGGCCTTCCAATTGCATGTCAAGATCTTGTTACTTACTCTGAGGCGCCAATTAAGTTCAAGACCGGTGATGAAATGATTGGTTGTATCGAAGATACTTTAGCTAAGAAAGGTAGGTATATGAACCTATCTGCTAAGTATAGAAAAGTAGCCGAAGAGAGATGGTTAGAAAACGACGACAATCTAAACAAATATGCTGAGTTATATACACATCCATTTGGCTCTAAAGAGCGTAAGCTTATTAACGCTGTAAACGGCATATAATCAATAATTAAGTTGTATAATATATAGCTTGTTATATAATACATGTTAAATGTATAGAGGAGTAGCCTATCTTCCTAAAGATCAATTAATGCGTCTTTTTACTTGGGATAAAGACGGCAAACGTATATCCTATGATACGACATTTGAGCCATATATTTACTTAGAGACAAATAATCACCCAGATTGTACCAGTATTTTTAATACAAAGCTAAAGAAAAAGAGATTTCGTAATCAGGCTGAACGCTCGCGGTATTTAAAAGATAATAAAGTAACGCGTATTTTTGAAAATATTAATGTACAGCAACAATTTCTTATCGATACATTTTGGGAGCAGAACGAGAAGCCTGAATTTACCCAGCACCCTATTCGTACGCTTTTTATTGATATCGAGACGTATAGCCCAGATGAGTTTCCAAAACCGGACGATCCTCAGCATCCTATTAATATTATAACTGTTTATGACTCTATCAGAAAGCATTTTATAACCTGGGGGTTAAAGCCATATAACAAAAAAACCGAGCAGCTTACCTACATATACTGTAAAACAGAAAAAGATCTTTTATCTAGATTTGTTAATTATATTTGCTCTGATTATCCCGATATTTTATCTGGATGGAATAGTGAATTTTTCGATATGCCCTATATCGTAAATCGTATTACGCGTATTCTAGGAGAAGATGAAGTAAAAAGATTATCGCCTGTCGGTTATATTAGACCCATTACCTTTACGGGTAAGTTCGGTAGAGAGCAAGTTCATTGGCATATTGAAGGCGTATCGTGCGTAGATTATCTCGATATTTATAAACGGTTTTGCCCCGTATTGCGAGAATCGTATAAACTCGATGCAATTGGTGAAACAGAGCTTAGTCAGAATAAAGTAGATTACGGTGATACAAATTTAGCAAGTCTAGCTGATGATAATTGGGAGCTGTTTGTTGAGTATAATATTCAGGACGTTAATTTGCTGGTAAGACTAGAAGAGAAATTACAGTATCTAGAGCTACTTCGTATGATTGCATATGCCGGTCTTACCACATTTGAGGGCGCGCTTGGTTCCCTTTCTGTTATTACCGGTCTATGTGCAATTAGAGCACGTACAAGAGGACAACGTATACCTACCTTTAATAAAAAAGATCAGCAAAACAATGAACAGAACGCCGGTGCATATGTGGGCGAACCGCAAAAAGGGTTTCAGGAAAATGTAATTTCATTTGACGCTAATAGTCTATATCCTAACGTTATGATTACTTTGAACCTATCACCCGAAACTAAGGTAGGTACGATTGTTGATAAGGATGATAAAGGCGTAACTATTCAGCATGTAAATGGCCAGTCATTTACCTTAACTAATGAAAACTTTGTTAACTTTATCAAAAAGGAGAAAATTGCAATTTCGAAAGCAAAAGTACTCTTTACGCAAAAAGAAAAAGGCATCATACCTGTTACAGTAGATCATTTTTATAAAAAACGCGTAGAAATTAAACGCGCTCTAGCTTCACTAAAGAGAAAAATATTACATATAGAGAAAGGAACCGAAGAGTATGCTAAACTTAAGCACGAGATAGATAATCTAAATATAACCCAACATACAATAAAGATTCTAATTAATACAATCTATGGCTACTTTGGTAATAAGCATAGCCCTCTTGGCGATGATGAACTCGCTGAATCGATTACACTAACCGGCCAAGCAGTCATTAAAGAATCAAACAGATTACTAGTAGAGTATGTAAAGGAAAAAGCGGGACTAACTGATGAAACATTAGCTAAAGATACACCAATTATTTATAATGATACTGACAGCTCATATATTTCTATTAAGCATATTGTCAAATATCTAGATATTAGTATGTTAGATAAGAAAGGAAAAATAACACCTGAATACTACAAACAAGTTCAAGATATCGAAGACTATCTTAATAAACATATAGTTACTTGGGGTCAACAAGCGCTTGGATCGATTGACTGCCGTTTAGTTTTTAAGCGCGAGGCTATTGCTAATGTAGGGTTATTTTTACAAAAAAAGAGATACGTATTACATGTTCTAGATGATGAAGGCATTCCGTGCGATAAGTTCAAATATACCGGCGTAGAAGTAGTGCGTACAACTATGCCAGCACCTATTAAACCGTATGTTAAAAAGATTATTGAAACAATGCTCCTATCAAAAGACCTTGCAACCACAAACAAAATTTTTAATGAAACGTATGATATTTTTAAGAAGCTTCCAATTCAAGACGTAGCTTTTGTAATGGGTATCAAAGGCTATGAAAAGTATGCTGCGCAGTGTGATGGGTTTAATACTGCCAAACATATGCCTATTCATGTAAAAGCTGCTTATTATCACAATATATTATTGGATAGATTTAATACCGGTAAAAAATACGAAAAAATATCATCTGGTGATAAGGTAAGATACTTTTATGCACAGCAGCCTAATAAATTTGGTATTTCTGTTATCGGATACAAATATGATTTTCCTAAAGAGTTTGAGAGCGTTTTTGCATTGAACTACGAACTAATGTTTGAGAAAATTATCTTTTCTGTTATTGAAAGATTTTATGAAGCTGTTAATTGGAAACTACAAACACCAGGAACACAAGTACAAACAGATTTATTTGATCTCCTTGCAGTTTAACAGTTGATTTTCTTTTTTCTTATTTTAAATTAGTTGTATGAGCAAACAAAATTTAGTTACTTTTATTGATCACATCGGAAGAACAATCCTTGCTGAACAAGTAGATTCTGACAAGACATCTCTTACAGTAAAGAACCCTGCCATTATTCATGTACAGCCCACACAACAGGGTCAACTTAATGTGCAGACTATTCCACTTTATTTCCGTGAGTTTATTGGCGATAAATCAAAGAATGAAACTGTTTGGAAGTTTAACCTCGCGACGATCGTTCTTGGTCAAGATATTGACAACGATCCTAGGCTTGTTGATCAATACAACAAGTTGTTTGCTGCCACAGTAGCTCCTACTGCAGGCAATTCCGGCGACGAAAAAGTAATTAAGTTGTTTGACGAGTAATTTTTTACTTGTTTTTAAATTTACTTCATATATACTAGATCTATGAGTAAAGATCTTAATAAAATATTCGCGTCGCTAGATAAACTTAACAGCGAGGCTTCGATGTTAAATGAAAATGCACTTAGTAAAGTTGATGAGTGGTTTGATACTGGATGCTACGCTCTTAATGCTATTCTTGGTGGCAGTTGTCGTGGTGGCGGCGTGCCTAAGGGAAGAATAACAGGGTTTTCTGGACCTAGTCAAACGGGTAAGACTTTTATCGTAAATAAGATTCTTGCTACTGCTCAGAAGAGAGGCCTCACTCCCGTTATATTTGATACTGAAATCGCTATTGATGAGAATAGTACAAAAGGTGTTGGATTGGATCCAGAAAATACAAAATATGTACCAGTAGATACCATCGATCAATGTCGTAATCAGATTAGTGCTTTTCTTGATAGCGTAATCGAAAATAATGCGAGAGGTAAGTTTATTATTAGTATTGATAGTCTTGGTAATCTTGCATCACAGAAAGAACTCGATGACGTTGCTAAGGATAAATCCGCATCAGATATGGGTCTTCGTGCAAAGTCTTTAAAGAGCATGTTCCGTACATTAACATTTAAAGCTGCAAAAGCTGGCGTGACAATTCTCTTTACGAACCATACATACGATGATCCAGCTGCAATGTTTCCAAGTCTTGTAAAGAATCAAGCTGGCGGTTCAGGGCCTGTATATATGGCTAGTATTCTTGTACAGCTAGCCAAGCGCCACGAGAAGGAAGGCGAGGGGGACTCCATGGATGCAGAAGATAAGAAGCTCGCAGAAGCTAACAAATACAGCGGTACAACACTTCGTGCATTAACTGTAAAGAATCGCTTTTTACCGCCGTTCTTAGAGACAGAAATGTATCTTTCTTTTAAGACAGGACTTAACAAGTATAGTGGGTTGCTTGGAATGGCAGCAGCAAGAGGTATCGTTGAACAAAATGGTGCAACATATACCATAGGAGTTACTAGTGGTAAGTATAAGAAGGGTGATAAACTGGGTTATGCAAAGACTTTTGCTAAAGACCCCGCTTTCTACGAGGAATTTATTATTCCAGAACTCGACAAGCGCTTAACAGAGGAATACAAATATAACTTAAATGAAGCGCCAAGCGAAGAAGCACCTATCGCGTAAAGCAGTAGTCCCTATTTCCGGGGGAATGGATAGTTCTGTACTGTTACATTTAGCTGCAAGCGAGTATGATAAAGTAATTACGGTCAACTATGACTACGGGCAGAAGCATCGTGATAAAGAAATAAACTGCGCGTCATTTCAGATTGAATCAGTTGACATGCCAGTTGATAGTCAACATATAAAATTACCGTTTTTTAAAGATATATGTCAAGTTTCTTCACTTCTTAACAACAAGGTTGCAGTAGCTAAAGCCAAGGATGTAATGGGCGACCCGCAGACGGTAAACTATGTTCCCTATAGAAACTTAATGCTGCTTAGCATTTCACTTGCAATAGCAGAAAACTATGGGGCCAGCACTGTTTTTCATGGTGCTGCACAGGCTGACAGTGTTGCAGGGTTCTGGGATGGTAGCGAAGAATTTTTGGAGCAAATTAATAATGTATCAGCTTTGAACCGCAGAAATAGAATTACTGTTCAAGCACCGTTAATTGATAAATCCAAAGAAGAAATCATTAAACTGGGTATAAAGCTTGGAGTGGATTTTAGCCAGACTTGGACTTGTTATGAGGGTGAAGAACAGGCTTGCGGTGAATGTACTGCGTGCTCTTTGAGAATAAAAGGCTTTATAGATGCGGGGTATATAGACCCTATTTCTTATAAAATAACGATACCCTGGAAAAAGTATAATTGTAAAACAATTAATCGCCGTAGCTAAAGCTACCCGGGTCACGACCGACTTTACCCGGTAACGCGCCAATATCTCTTAATGTACCGGTAACATCATCATCTTCCGGATATTCATCAACCGTTGGGGTTTCACCGGTACCTTCACCTTCTTTAGCTTGTGCCTCAGCTTGAGGCATATAACTGTTTTTGTGTTTGAGTGAATCGATGAAATCATTTATAAGCTCTTTATCCTTAGCTTTTGCTTCGTCGTAAGCTCTTGTAATAGCTTCTTTGACTTCGTTCTGAAGTTCATCCGACTCGTAAAAGTCTTTCTTACCTGAAGTTGTAATTTCATCAGGTAGTTCAACAAAAATCGGCATAAACTCTTTAATAAAACGAACAAGAGGATTTTTTACGAAAACGTTTGCTGCAGCTTGAGGAGCAGCAGGTTGTGTTGATCCCTCACCAGATACCGGCTTACCCTGTACACCGGTGTCAATAGCTTTCTTAACCTGTACGGGCGACGCAGCTGCACCACCTTCAACATCTACACGTAAAACGTTAAGTAAATTATCAATTACTCGCGCCGTATACTTGGCTGCTGTACCACCTATCTTAAGTTCGTTTTTAATTAAATTTTCTAGTTCTGTTCTAAACTTCATTTTACTACCAGGATAATAAAGTTGATATTCTTTGCCATCGATTGTATGTGCTGCAGGTTTAAAAAGCTTTGTTTTGACAGCATTAAGAATACGGTTGGCAATCTCAGTCTTTGTTTTACCCTCTTTTGCCGCAGCTGTTCCAACACCGTAACCACCTCCCGGGGCGCTTTCAATATCGCCGGTATAGTCTAAATCTCCCGGCCCATATATTGGAGCTTCACTTAATACAGGTTTCTTTGTTAAATATGCCTCGAATATGAGTTTACTATCCTTATTCATCTTGAATTATTTATTCTTTTTATTATAATAAATCAGGAGGATAATGTTATTTGCGGCATATTTGGAGCTAAAGAGTTTACGAAATACGTAAAGCTTTATAATAATAACAAGAAAAGAGGTAACTTTTCTTATGGAGGCTTATTGATTGGCAAGAGATTGCACGCTATTTTGAAGACTCCAGGCGTTACACAATTAAACAATAAGCTAATTATTGAATACGGTAAAAAGAAGAAGTATATTAATGACTTTAATTATTACTTAGGCCATACGCAAGCCCCTACTTCATCGCAACGAAAGTTTACTCCAGCAACTTCACATCCATTTCAGTATAAAGATTGGCTAATAGCTCATAACGGCGTCTTAACTAACGATAAGCAGCTTAAAGCCTTGATACCGGATAAGAAAGCTTTTAACGTTGTTGATTCATCTGTAATACCTGTACTGTTGCATATAAACGAGAAGAGTATTAAGGACGAGGTAGCAGGCATTGTTCGAACGCTTTCACAACTCAAAGGCACGTTCGGGCTCTGGATGTACAATCAAAAGAGCGGGAACATATATATTGCTCGCTCCGGTAGTACACTATATGCTGACTTTATTAATAATGAGTTTTCATCTCTACCCGAACCCGGATATGTTGCATTAGAAGAGGGGTTATTATATCTTTTAACACAAGAAGGCATTACTTCTGTTGGTAAATTTACCCCTAACTCACCATTTTTTACACCATGAAGATCGCTTTTTATTTTACAACAAAAGGAGATAATGCTGAAGAGACATTAGCTTACAAATCATTATCACGGTTGAATGATATCGATGTGTATTATGACGCTAACAACAAAGAAGGCCTGAGCGTAATGTATAATTCTATTTTAAAAGAACATTTAAATGATTTTGATTATATTGTTTTTCTCCATGATGACGTATATGTTGACGATCTCGGTGTTTGTGAAAAATTAATCAAAGCACATACTCAATTTGATATTGTTGGCCTTGCAGGCGGCGTTAACCCTACAATTAAAGCACCAGCTTTATGGCATTTAATGTGCGGAGGATTTCAAAGTAACAATTTACATGGCGCAGTTTCACACCCATGTAGCAAGGACCAAATTATGGTTACCAATTTTGGACCGACACCCGCACGCGTTGCCATATTAGATGGGTTATTTCTTTCTATAAAAACAAAAAGTGTCAAAGAGACCGGCTGGAAGTTTAATGAAAACTACAAGTTTCATCATTACGATATTGCTAGCTGTATTGATGCAAATAAAAAGAAACTAAAGCTTGGAGTTGCCCCTATCTGGGTTATGCATAATTCGCCCGGGCTATTAAGCTTTGAAGATAAAAACTTTAATGCTAGCCAAGAGAAATTTCTAAAAGAATATAGCACACATTGATAACAAGAAAAAATACTATATTATAGATTAATGGCGAAGTTAGATTTAGACTATTTTGAAACAGTAATCGCCTACAAAAGCCTTACTGACGATACGTACCTTGCTTCTATTGTTGATTACGTTAAACCACTTTATTTTAAAAACAAAGATATAAAAGCTATTTTTACCATTATTCGCGATTTTTACGAAAAAAGAAATACTAAACCGACTATTACTGAAATTAAATCCTATTTAACAACAGACGAACTAAAGACATCTCTTAAAAATGTTGTTAATCTGTTTACTGGCATAGATAAAAATCTTAATAATGATGAGCTCTCGACGAATACAGAAATATTTTTAAAAGAGAAGGCAGTATATCATACTATGATGGATGTAGTAGATGATATTAATAAAAACGAAGTCGATACATCTAAAATTTTGGATAAGTTTGAAAAGGCATGCAGTATTACCCTCGCAACTGAAATAGGTTTAGATTTATTTACTGATGTGGATCGTGTTATTGATGATTTAAACTCTACAGACAGATATATTCCCTCAAAGTGGAAATGGCTTGATGATAAAATCGGTGGAGGTTTTTTAGAATCCGGTCGTGCATTATACCTGTTTGCTGGTGAAACTAATATTGGAAAAAGTATTTTTCTTGGTAACGTTGCAATTAATATTGCTAAACAAGGCAAGACAGTACTCTTAGTCTCTCTTGAAATGCCTGAGCTTGTATATGCAAAGCGACTCTGTTCAAGTGTATCTAAGATACCCCTTGGCCAGCTTAAAGTTGAATCTCAGAATCTTAAGAGTCAAATTTCCGAGTATTGTATCGAGAATCCAAGCTCTAAAATTATTATTAAAGAGTTTCCACCTGCTACAATAACTTGCAATCATTTAAAAGCTTTTGTAAGAAAACTTACACAAAAAGGAATAAAAATTGATGCTATTGTTCTCGATTACGTTAATTTGCTCAACTCAACAATGGGCGATAGCAGTTATGAAAGAATTAAAATCTGCACTGAACAACTACGCGCATTAACGTATGACTTTAATTGCCCTATTATTTCAGCTACACAGCTCAATAGAGATGGTTATGAAATATCTGAGCCCGGTCTTAAAACTATCTCAGAAAGTATTGGGTTAGCAATGACCGGTGACGTGATATTAAGTGTATGGCAGGAAGATACTGATAAAGAGCTAGGTGTTATCAAGATGGGCTTTATGAAAAATCGATTTGGACCCAATTTCGGATTCTGCCCTATGAGAATTGATTATACTACACTTACTATTACAGAGGACGAACATATAAACGATACAGAAGGGAGTGCATCATCGATTAATACATTGACAAAATTAGCGTTGGGATAGATGGATTTACAATAAATAGTCAATAATTAGTATTGACAGTGAATACATTTGATCCATCTAAGCAAATGACAGAGTATGAGCAGACACATTTGTTCTTATCTTTTTGTTCATTTGTGACACTTACCAATACTAAGAAGCTTAATTTAGCTAATGTTTTTATTTTATTACTTAAAAAAAGAGCACTTCGAGATCTTTTTAAAGCATATTGTGACATTAAAAATGATTTTAGTGCAATTAAATTTTTCTTGCATTTTGATTCAACATTGTATAAAAGTAAATACGTTATGAAGTTTTTAAACAGTTCCAAAAAGAGTCTATTTTTATGAGTAAAAAACACCCTAATGCAGAAGTATCTTTAAATGGTAAGAAGAGTCTTGATAAAGCTTATTTTGAAAAAGCCCTTAATAAGTTTAGCAGAGAATTTTTAAAGTCAGGCGTTTTAGACGTTTTAAGACTTAAAAGGTGTCACTACAAGCCAAGTAAGATGCGTCGCGTCAAAAAAGAACTTTCCCGTAATAAGTGGAAATTCTATAATTAATGACGACATTCGAAAAGCACATTTACAACACATACTTAGCTGTTTCTAGATCGAGTAAGAACAAGCCCTTTAAGCTTCGTAAAAATTTTGAAAAAATTGACGAAGCGCAGTTTATTGCAATTAAACGCATTGCAACATTTTTAAAAAAGTTCCCTCATATTAAGATTGAGGACTATTTTAAAGCCCCTTATAGTCTCTACCCTGACGAGCCTTATTTTCCTCTTGACTATTATGCCAGTCTTAAAGCTACAAAATCCTATACCCTATTTCAGAAAAAAATTGTTAATATGGATCCTGATAGCGAAGAACAATTATCCAATATTAAACAATCACTAGTGTTTATACTAAATTTTTGCAATGAAGCTAAGGTAAGCCCTCAAAATTATATTAATCACAAAACAAATAATGAATATTCATTTATGGTTCATTTAAAAGAGCATAAAGTTAACATATATACGCTTTTAGGGTTTGAGGTATTTGAGAAAAATCTCAAGAGCAGAGATCCTGAAATAATACGGTTTATTATTGGCGACGATTTTTACAACAACATATCTACGTATAGAACAAAGCTTTATAATTCAAAAAAGGCTTTAAGACTTGTAGACCTCGGCCTTAAAAAGATTTCTAGCAAATATGCTTGATTTATTTTTATTTGAATATATCATACTTTAATATGAATACATTTACTACATCGATGTTTGAAAGCATTAAGGGTGCTTTGACAAAAAATAACGAGTCTACTTCTTCTAAAATTAAGGATTACTTGCGCACAGAGGCAGGCAATACTTATACTGTTAGACTTTTACCTAATGTTAAGGATGCTGCAAAGACATTCTTTCATTATTATTCTTATGGCTGGAATAGTCTTACGACCGGTCAGTTAGTTACCGCTGTTAGCCCGACAACTTGGAATCAGCGTGATCCTATTGCCGAGGAGCGCTACAGAGTTCTTCGCAATGGTACAGAAAAAGAAAAAGAAAAAGCTCTCGCTATTAAGCGTCGTGAAAATTGGTTGGTGAATGTATATGTTGTAAATGATCCTGTTAACTCTGAAAATAACGGTAAAGTAAAAATTGTACGTTTTGGTCGCCAGCTTCATAAGATTATTATGGACGCAATCGAAGGTGAAGAAGCTGCAGAGCTAGGCGCCCGTATCTTTGATCTTTCGCCCAAAGGCTGTAACCTTCGTATTAAGGTTGAAAAACAGGGCGATTATCCAACATACGTTTCATCGAAGTTCTCTACCCCTAAAGAAATTGAAGGTCTTGATGAAGATGGCTATAATAAGATCTATAATAGTGCATTTGATCTTGAATCTTATGTAAGTGTTAAGAGTTATGATGAGCTTAAGAATATCCTGGATGAGCATTATCATGGTACTAAGGATGTTGAAGAAGCTGTAGAAGCTGTAACGCCGAAAACGTCAGCTCCAACACCATCGGTTCAAGTAGTTGCTAAGAAGGCTGCAAAGCCAACCGAAGACGAAGATGCTTCGATTAAGGAACTGCTCAAGGACCTGTAATGGATAGTTTTAAGGAATTAACACCAGAAGAGATTAGGCTTGCTACGATCCAGTTTATGGGTCAGCACCTGACTGGTGATCTTAAAGTATTAGACCAGCACATTACTAACAAAACTACATCCTTACAAGGGTTAACTATCGACCCTTTGCGGGTTATTAACACTATACCCGGTTCACAGAACCCGGTTGCAAATGTGGTAAACGCAGGCATTAATATTGCTCAACCGCATATTAATAATATTCAACCACAGCATAACCTTAACGTTCAAACAATAGAAGCAGTAAAGAGTGATCCCAATCAATTAGAATTTGATTTTGATAGCTCACCATATTCAAAGCAAATATTTGAGCAATTAGATAGAATAGAACGTAAGCTAGATACACTTAATAGTATTTTAAAAAAAACTCCTTTAGTAGAAAAAATAGATTGATTGCTAGTATAAAGAGGTTATTATTAAAGTAATGACTCTTGTTATATCTGATAGAGATAAATTTCTAACTAATTTTATAACCCCTCTTAGTAAAGTTGCTGATAGCGCTGTTTTAAAGGTAACCAAACAAAAAATATCCTCATTAATATCTGCTTGCGATAATACTATTATTGTTAGTGCAGAATATTCTGATGATAAAATAGATGTTGAAAAAGTATTAAACGTTCCTGATCTCAAAAAACTATGCAGAGTATTAAGCTGTATTGAAACCGATTTATTTGAACTAGATATATCTGCTAACTATATTGGATTTAAATCTGATAGTGTACGTTTTAAATACCACCTATATGATGATAACATCATTACAACGCCTAAAGTGAATATCGATAAGCTTAAAGCTTTAGAATATGATGGGAGCTTTACTTTATCACACGGTTCGACAGTCAGTTTAATTAAAGGTAGTACTATTAGTACAGAATCAAATAAACTATATATTTCTGTAAAAGATAATTTTGTTACCGGTGAACTTACAGATAAGATGCGGGCTAATATAGATTCGTATGGAATCAGAATATCTGACAATTATAGCGGAGTACAGTTTAATCTACCGATACCGTTGAATTTTGAAATCTTTAGAATAATTTCTTCTATGAGATTCAAAGAGATACAAGCCAAGCTAGTAACAAAAATGGGAGTAATGCTATTTGATTTAAATCTAGAGAATACATCTTTTAAATTTGTAATCTCTGCATTAGCTAATTAATATGAGTAAAAATAAACTAAGAACACCAAGCTATTTTATTAAACGTCTACGTGACAATGGCTTTATTGTTGTCAAGTTATTTGCAATATATTCTAAATCTGATCCTAGGCAGTGGACCGTAATGGTCAACCCAACTGAAGCTTCTGTTCTTATTACGTGTTATGCTAATAAAAATAATATAGATGAAATTCTATTTGAAATAGATGATGGCGGCAAACGTGTACCTAAGAATTTCTTTATTAAAACATCGAGTATTGAAGTAATTGTAGATTATCTGCTCGGACACGGTGTTTCTAATAATACTGACTACCCGGGTAGGGATAGATATCTGTCAAAAAGACTAAATACTTATGATGAAAGACAAGAACAAGTCTAGTGGAAGCGATAAAGATCGTAGCTTTGATCCTAATGCAAATAAGGAAGTCAAAGAACTAACGCATAAAGCGCTTGTCTCTTTTTTACGCGATCAGCTTAAAAATAAGCATGAATCAAAAAAAGATTTAGACGTTTTAACAAGTCAGGTATTAGAATTTTTAAACAGCTTTGTTCTTCTCGGATATAATTTCGACGGTGAGCCTATAACAATTATTTCTGCCCATAACCAGCAAGAAGCCGATTCACTCGGAACTTTAATTAATAAATTTCTTTTTAACCAGAATAGCTCTGGAGATTAATAATTTTTAATATAAAATATTTTCGTGGTTAATGTCTTTATACTCGGCAAAGGTTTTGTAGGTACTCATATATACAATAGTTTTTCGAATGAAAATAATTTTCATCTCAATATTGTCAGTCTTAAGGAAGTAAATTATTTTGATGAGATAGCTTTAAAGAGGTATATACGCGAATCGCACCATGATAATGTTAATGATATTGTTATTATCAATTGCTCCGGTTATACGGGTCGTCCGAACGTCGATGCATGTGAATCAAATAAAGAAATTTGTCTTGATTATAATACCAAGCTTCCGGTCTTTTTAAGCAATTTTTGCGACAAATACAACTATTGGCTGATTAATATTTCTAGCGGCTGTATTTTTACAGGTTATGAAAAAGACTTCACAGAGCTTGATATTCCAAATTTTGGAATGTTTAACCCTATAAGCAGCTTCTATTCAAAGACAAAACACCTGGCAGAAGCTTTAATTAATAAAAACGCTGCATCTACATTTCGTATACGCATGCCTTTTTGTGCTTATAATTCTGAAAGAAACTATATTAATAAAATTATTAATTATGATAATTTAGTTTGTTATAAAAATAGCATGACGTCAATTGATGATCTGTGTACTTTTACAAAAGAATTCTTAATGCATCGCTTTTATAAAAACTATCCGGGGATTTATAACGTCGTCAATGAAGGTTTACTCGATGGTAAGGATGTTGTAGAGCTTCTTTCGAAATATAACATTATTAACCCTAATTGGAAATTCGTAGATATTGAGTCGCTCTCTCTTAAAGCTAATCGTTCTAATTGCGTGCTTTCTACTGATAAAATAAAGAGCTTAGGTCTAGCATTACCCGATTCATGTGTATCAATGGAAAGCTGCATAAAGCAGTTAAGTGTATGATCTTTAAAGTATCTAAAGAACACCCACAACAAAGATATATTTACGCGGTTACAAAAGGGGCTTATTTAGGCGAACTTCTCGTCTTTATGACATTAGAGAATGATAGCTTAAGTTTTTTATCATTACCTGATATGAAGATACGTGAAATTCCTCATGACAAATTTGACTACGGGTTAAAAGAAGGTATTGTTGATATTGTCGAAAAACTACCTAAAGATGTTTATGAAACATGTTGTGTGCAATATAAAAAAAATAAAAGTTTGCTTTCTCAGACACCTTAATAAATAGTTATATGAAATTAACTATTGAAACAGTTCTAAGACTCGATACAAGGGAAACCGATGCCTTTACAGTTGGTATTGAAACAGCTGAAATTGTAAAGATTGCTAATGCATCAGGCCCTGCAGCAGCTAATAACGCTATTGATGGCTTTGTATCAAAATATACAGAACAGTTAAAAGCTAAGCTCGCTAAAACATTAAATAAATAATATGGATATTATTGAGCCGAAGATAATTGTCTCGCCTATTAGTGGTCAACCTGTAAAGCCGAGATTAAAGACATATATTCGCGAAGGTAAAGAAATAGTTGAAGCAGAGTATATTGACCCCGCTTCAGGTGCTTTTATTCGCAAGGGTGTTGTTTCTGTTAGAGATATTGAAAAAAAATAAGCTTGTAATTACAGGTAATTCCTTTAATATTATTCTGTGCTAATACCGCAAGAATATACTATACAAAAATTCTATCAGTACGCTGGTACGCCAAAATTTAAAAGATTTAGTAACACGTATATCGCCGGCTGTCCTATATGTCATGAAGGTAAGTCTTGGGGTAAAAAACGTAGATGTATTTATATAGTTGATAAGAACGCTATATGCTGTCATAACTGTGGGTGGTATAGCGATGCAACAAAATGGATACAAGAGGTTTCTGGCCTTACATTCAACGAAATCATTCAAGAGGCTCAAAACTATGATGTTATACCAGTAGACGTGCTTAGTGCAGACGAGATACCAAAACCTAAACGTCAGGTTGAACCTCTCCCCACTGATTCAATTAATTTGTTTGATGCGAATCAGATTGAATACTTTAAAGACAATAAGATTGTTAACGATGCACTGGAACTAATAAGAAAGCGTAAAATAGATGCCGCTGTTAATCGACCAGAAGCTATCTACGTTTCATTAAAAGACAAGACGCACAAGAATAGAATTATTATACCTTTTTATAGCGAGGATAACGAAGTTATATTCTATCAGTCCCGGGTAATTTATAAGGAAGATATGAAGTTTTATCCGAAATATTTGAGTAAAATAAACGGTGAAAAATCACTTTATAATATTAATAAAATATCTGCAGATTTAGATTTTATATTCATTTTTGAAGGCCCTATTGATGCGTTTTTTGTAAAGAATGGTACAGCTGTTGCAGGTATTCAGGAGAACAGTAATACCAACTTTACATTGCTACAAGAAGCACAGTTAGCATCATTTAAGTTTCATAAAAAGATTTGGGTGTTAGATAATCAATGGCTTGACGATGCAGGTAGAAAAAAAACGCAAAAGCTTATTGAGAGCGGTGAAACAGTTTTTATATGGCCTGAAACTTTTTCTAAATCTTACAAAGATATTAATGAAATGTGTGAAGCAAAAAATCTAAGCGAAATTGAGCCTTCGTTTTTTGTTGATAATGCTTTTACAGGCTTAAAAGCCCGACTAGTAATGTCTTCTATTACTCGTTAGCAGAAATTAAATAGCCTTTAAGTGATTCGCTGAGCGAACTTAATTCAGCAGCAAGACGTGCAATTTTTTTCTTTTCACTTCTTGCAATATCCTCGAACGTAGAGTCACAAGGTGCAGCATGTAATTGAACTTGCATTGAACTTGCATCAGTACCATTTAAAAATGTAATAAATTGATCTATTTGTCCAATCCATTCTTTAAGCTTTGTTGTCTGTTCACCTTTAACATGATCTACAAGTTCTTGTCTTTTTCCTTCAACATCAAAATCTTCAGGTTTTGCAGTATTTAATGACTGTGCCATCGCTTCTTTATCAGTTTGAGGTGCATTAGAAGCAGCAGGCGTCGGTTCAACATCATCATTAGCTTCTAAAACTATGCCAAATTTACGTTCGAATAGACTCATAATATTATTTATTGAAATAGATTAAATATTTTAGTGAAACGAAAGCTTTTATTTGAAGAGGTTTTAAACTACAATAAATGGACTTCAGGTATTGCTTCAAGAGAGCTTGCAACTCAAAGAGTTACTTTAAAAGATTTATTTGATAAGTCGGTAGATCAAGATCCCAATAGTGCTAAAGCAGATAAGCCCCTACCTTATCCATTGCCTAACGTTATCGGCCAGCTTGGTGATCTATATATTAATGCCTGCAACGCACGCATGCTTTTCAAAGCGTCACTTAATAATCCTGTTGTCCAGGAAAATGATGCGGCAAAAGAGCAAGTCATGTCTGTCATTGAAAAGCTTTCCAATATTATTGTTGAGTTAAAAAAAATATTTTACGCTACTGAGAAACCGGTTGCAAAAAAATAAGAAGTCATTATAATATTATAATGTTTAAAAAGTTAGCGCTACAGCTATTAGCTTTAATATCCGTTTCACTTTTTTGCGGATTTATTTTTAATACTATACATTTAAATTTTTTCGTTGGTATTTTTATTGGTGCTAGCGCACAAATATTAGGGTTTTATTTATATTCAAACTTACTCAACCTTTACATTATAATAAAAGCTAAAAAGCTTGAGGTTGAAAAATTGCGAGAAATGTCTTTTCAGAGTATTGAAGTCATGTGCCCCTGCTTTAAGCAAGTTACCGATATTGTACCTTTTAGATTCAATACTGCGAATTATTATAAATGCCGGGAATGTAGCAAGACTATAAGCGTGCATACCACAACAGAAACAGCAGTTGTAACTGAGCCCGTAATCGCAACTAACATTGAGCCCGCTTTACTGGAGAAAATTAAAAATGCAGCTTCCTGAAAGTATTGATAAATTAACGACAGATATATCTGCAAGCGCATTAACACCTAAAATACAGACACCACCGTTAGTACTAGATGATCTTGTTCTTTTAGTTAGACGAGCACTCACCACAAAAGAACTTACAGATTTTGAATTTGGTTTAGCGTATTTTAATTCAGACGTTAAATCCGATAGACAAATTATTAAAAATTATATAAAGATGCTTTGTGAGGCCTATATAAAATCTCTTAAAGAAAGTAGCGTTAATGAGGAATATAAAGACGGTATTAATACAGGGTTGAAGCAAACTATTGACGCAGTGCAGCAAGGGTTCGACGCGCTCTATAGCGTTATAATTAATTTAAATGAACAAAAGAATCTTCTTGACCCTAAACAGATTTCCTTGATAATACTTGGATATGCAATTGGAACCATTAAAAAAATATATAACTGTTGAAACAAAAACAAAAAAACATAAGCTAAAAGTAGAAGAATATACTCGTTGGCTTTGTTTAATTGAAGCACTTGATTATATTACGAAAAAAGCTTCGCAGTTTAAAGTTGATTTGCAGGGTAAAGATGTCGATTGGGTTAAGCCGCTAGCATTTCAAAAATATATTACAGAGCGATATGAATCAATGATTGATGAAGTCGGTAATCATGAAAATGTACGTATCCCCGTAATAGTAAAACCTGACACATGCACTACATCGTCGGAACTCGTTTCGCAGTAACGCCTGGTATTAAGTTTGCTCGCGGCGTTCGCGACAAACAATTTGTACCTGGTGTTACATATGCTTTACTAAACATAAATAAAGTAGAAGAGCAATATAATTATAAGTTTAAAGGGTCTAACGGCGTTGTTATTGATGTTTTGTTTTTAAGCTGCAACGAAGGTGATCAATTTATTGCTAAATATCGTAACGAAAAGCTACCTGCTTCAAAAGCTGAATTAGACGAATTTTTTAGATTAGATTAATACCCACCATATACATTTGAATAATCTGTATCAGAGTTGAAGACAGCTTTTGATGCTACATCAACAGAATATGTATAAGGCTTATCAGCACCTGAAGCAGCAGGGTTTTTAGTGTCATCGAATATTTGTTGATTCTGAGCTTCCGGTGTAACGCCCGGTTCAAAAGAATATTCAAAACGTTTTGCTTTAATCAACCAAACATAATGACCGGCTAATGGATTAATCTGTGCAATATCTTGATCTAATCGTTGTGTAATTTCGTATATATTACCATTTCTACCACCTGGTCTATCACTACCATACTCCGTTAACTGAAATAGATCACCTGATTTAGGTTCTGCACCAAAGCCAAACGTATCATAGAACGCGCTTATATGAATAAACGCTGTTACTTCATCATCTGATACTAATCCAAACTTACTTAGCATTAAGGCATTCTCGTTTAAATTCATGGCGATGACAATATACTGAGGTGGCGAATATGCTTGTGTAGGATGCTCACCGTATAGCATATCTGCACTTAACGTTGTTGTATTATTAACAATATACCCTACTTTTTGACCATAAAGATTTATCTGTTCTCTCCAATAGTTAGAGATTGTGTTTCGTTCACATGCATTGTTCTCCTTGTCTGTATATCTAAAGCAATTTTCCTCGTAAAAGAAAGGATATATTTTAGGTTCTGGATTACCTGTATAATAATCTTTACTTTCCATATTATTTCTCTAAGATAGCCTTATATAGTATTGGATCAAACTTTATAGTAATGCCTGTATTACCAAGCTTTTTAGGCGCTTGCTGATCAAAATTAAGATTAAACTCCTTTTCAATCTCTGCAATATCCTGTACATTTAAAACTATTCTACCTGATGGTTTGTTTAATAGGCTTTCTACTTTCTGATTTTTCTTTATTGTTCTGTGCATGTGTGGTACAAATCTACCAGGATGCTTGGAATGCGAACTTACATCTCTACCTATAGGATTCATATGACGCTTCTTCATTCCTATGTCAGTGTTTTCAATATAATATTTCTTAAACGTCATATAGATATTTAAGCAAAAAAAAGGGCCTAATTTGACTTAGGCCCTAATTTTTACTATTTTTGATTAGTTAGTTTATTTTAAACCAGCGAGATACGAACCAACCTTCGATGTCTTGCTGCTAACTACGTTAGCTTTGCCCTTAGGCGATGTTGAGGCACCACCCTTTACACCGCTTCCTACTAGAGCATGGCCTTTTTCACCATCATTACCACATTTGTCAGTGACTTTACCATCACCAGCACCGTGTGATACTAAACTCTTTGTTACATCACCGACCTTATTATCCTTCTTCTGAAGGCCTTGACCGGCTGAGGCAGGAACTTCCTTAAGTTCAGTAGCTTCTTTTGCTACTTCTTCTTCTTCCTTATCCTCTTCTTTTTCTTCGTTATCTTCATCAGCACCTTCAGCAGCGGCCATTTCGCTATCTTCAGCACCGGCTTCTTCACCCGTTTCTTCTCCGGATGTTTCTTCACCACCGATTACAGTGGCGAGAAGTTCATGAAGCTTAACAGCTAAATCATGCGGAAGAGTTAATGTTACTTCTTCCTTTGTTTCACCTTCTCCAGCGTCAACTGAAGGCAAACCGAGGGCAGCGGCATCTGTGGTGTCGGTGTCAACGGCTTGATCGGACATTACATCCTCATACAATTTGTCAAAAATAGATTTGCTCATACAATTATTTATTGTTTGTACTTCTGTTTTTTCATAGTTTTGTGAGAATTTCTTAGGTTCAAAGAAATTTTCTTTTTTCTCTGTCTTAGGATCAATAAGATCTTTCTTAAAGCCGTCAGCGTTTTCCGGGCCAGAATCTTTTTGGACGAACGCTTTTTTATCAGCAGTAGCTTCAACAGGCTTTTTATCTTCAGCCTTCTTAAAAGTACCCTTAGGGGGGAATACTGATTTCTTTTCTTCGATGACACTCTTTTCATAGAAGTCACCCATTTCTACTAGCGTTCTAGTCTGGTTCATATTAAGTATTTAATAGATATATGCCTAAAAAACCAGAAAATAAGTTTTATTTAGGGAATGAGAATTTACCTACCTCAGAGGCTGTCTTTGATTATTCTGAACACCCTGAATGGGTAGAGGATATAGCTAAATCGAGAAAGAATGTCTTATACTTTGCAGAGAACTTTTTCTTTATTACTAATCTTGATGAAGGTAAGATGAAAATTAAGCTTCACAGTTATCAAAAGCGTATTTTAAGAAGTCTCAGAGATAGTAGATTTGTTTGCCTATTAGCATCAAGACAAGTGGGCAAAACCACATTGATGACCATATATGCATTGTGGATTGCATGTTTCTTTGAGGACCAACGCATTTTGGTTGTGGCAAACAAAGAACAAACAGCCATCAACATTTTCAAGAGAATACGCATGGCTTATGAGAAGCTGCCCAACTACCTCAAACCAGGAGCAGTAGAATATGGCAAAACTGCCATGTCACTTGGCAATGGAAGCAGCATTGGCATATCCACCACCAGCAGTGATGCCGGCCGAGGTGACAGCTGCAATGTGCTCATTTTGGACGAGTTGGCTTTCATTGACAATCATCTGGTGGAGCAATTCTGGAGCTCTGTGTACCCCATCATATCATCCTCTAAGAAGTCCAAAATATTTGTGGCGTCAACGCCAAACGGTACAGGAAATCTTTTTCACGAACTTTACTCCGGTGCTATTGATGGTAAGAATGATTGGAAAGCGGAAAAAGTTGATTGGTGGGAATTTCCTGGTCGTGATGAAGCGTGGAAAGAAAAAACAATTCGTACTTTAGGTAGTAGAGAAGTTTTTGATCAAGAGTTTGGAAATGTTTTCCTACAGACCGGTGAAAGTGCGCTAGACGAAAAGCTGTTTGAAGAGATGAAAGGTGAATGCACAGAACCAAAATTTGTTTTTAATGAAGGCAAATATCTGATGTGGGACGAACCGAATAAAGAAAAAATTTATGTTGCAGGTGTTGATATAAGTGAAGGTGTTGGTGAGGCTGCTAGCGTTGTACAAATACTAGATATCACTGATCTAAGAGAAATTAAGCAAGTTGCCATCTATCACGATAGAACAATTAGCCCATACAACTTTACAACCAAGTTACATGAAATATTACAGCATTGGGGATCGCCTCTTGCTATGATTGAAAGAAATAATTGCGGTGCGCAAGTCGTTGACCAACTTAAAAATACTTTAAATTATGAAAATATTGTTTCTTACGGGATAAAAGCTGGCCCTGTTAATTTTAATAAAATTGGCGTACAAGCCCATACTAACACAAAATATAAAGGTGTTATGAATATGCGCTACTGGATGGGAGAATTAAAAGTTTTAAAAATTAGAGATCTTAAGACATTAAATGAGCTAAAAGGATTTGTACGTTATCCTAACGGCACCTGGGCAGCTAAACCTGGAGCAGATAATTGGGATGACCGGGTAATGAGCTTAATGTGGGCATTAATGATTTTAGAAAATGATCTCGTTGAGAAGTATTTTGAAATAGCAGAATACGATGCAAATAAAAAGCCACAAAGAATTAAATCACTTGACTTTGGTATAAAATATTTTATAAACCCTGCGTCAATCTACAGTAACGAAAAAGATGGAGGCATGGGTACACCGCCTCTTCCCATTGTTATGCAAGGTGATAATAGTAATGATTTTAACGAAATTACCGATTTAGAGTCACAGGGTTGGACAAGGCTTTAATAAATAACTATATGGCCACACCTACTAATTTTTTACAGAGTCCTTTTAATAAAGCGCGTAAAGATAAATTTTTACTCGTATTAAATTTTCCTGACGGTCTTAAAGAAATATTTTCTAAGCTCGATCGCGCTAATAGAAATATTATTCCTGACTCTTTACAGTTCTCTGTTTACGGTGTTGTTGTACCAGATATGGAAGTTTCGCATTTAGATGTACGATACGGTGGCCAAACATTAGCCGCTTCAAGCCAATCAAGAAAACCGTATCCACCTATAACTGTAAATTTTGATGTTGACAACAGATTTAATAATTACTGGGTCATATATAAATGGTTAAATATTTTAAACGACGTTAAACTAAACATCTTTAATGCCGACAATTTAGTGCCCCCTCCAGGTAGTAATAATAGCGCTAATTTTGTATATGCTGCTAACCTTTCTATATTTGCTCTAGATGAATACGACAAAAGAACAGTAGAGTTTAAGTACTTAAATGCATTTCCTACAACCCTTGGCGGTGTTAACTTTAATCACCGTGATTCCGGTGAAGTTGAATCTTTTGTAACATTTTCCTATTCACAATTAGTAATCTCATTAGTTGAAGATGTAGATATACTATAAAAAAACAAAAAAACCAAAAAGTTTTATCCGAAAAAACATAAATACTTTATATGGCACGTACAATTCAAAGCCCCGGAGTCGAGATTAATGAAGTAGATTTATCCTTGAGAGGTACAGGAACCCCAGCAACCACAGTATTTATACCTGGATTCGCTTCTAAAGGACCTTCTTCTGAACCTATCACAGTAACATCGCTTTCTGAATTTGAACAAATTTTTGGTATACCTACTAATGGAGCAGAGAGATATTTTTACCATTCTGTCAAAGCAGCTCTACAATCTTCTGCTAGCGTAATAGTTTATAGACTACCTTATGGTGAAGGTCTCGGCGTTGATACAAGTAATGAATATAGTGCATTAGTATATCCTGTACAAGCTTATAGCCATGGTGCACTAACTACAGATCTAACCGGTGACGATAGTACATATTTCTTTGGTGAACCGACACACATTCAACTTTCACAGACTGAATATCTTTCAATATTGAAGGGCGATGGATTTACTTGGGCCGATGATACATACGGCACAACGACCTTTGATAATGTTGCTTCATTAAGCGCTGCTGGTTTAATTGTTCTTAACAAAGCACAATCAACAATAAACAGCAAGTTCGAAGGTACATATATTGGAATTATTGATAATACAAATCTCAACCCTGCAACACCATTTAATGATGTTAACAGTGTTTATTCAATCAACAATAATTCAACATCAATTTTTGGAACTGATTATGTAAGAATTCCTGATGTAAGATTAAATTTTACACTTTCAGCTGATGCAACAGGGCTACAGGGAAGTGTTTCTGAAGTACTTGAAAATATACCTACATTTGATATTTCATCTAATCAATTTGATGATACTGCCACAATCGGTGTTTTTAAACTTCGCCAGTCGGTCTTTTCGCCTGATACAATCGCTCTCGATTACCTCTTACAAGATGGTTATACAGCTTCATTTGATGCTAATAGGCAAATTAACAGTATAAACGGTGGCCCCGCTATTAGCTTTTTTATGGAAATTGTTGACCGTCCATCGCTTAATATTACAACCATAATTAATCCTAATATTTCAAACAAGAATAAGACAACATGGCTTAATCTTTCCGGTGTACCGACAAAGAAAGTTCGTTTCTTAACACAAGCGCTTGCAACCCCACTCGCTGGCGAATCTGATGCTGAATACACTGCTCGTGTTGGTGCACCGCAGTTCGATGTTTCATCCGCTCTTTTTGATCTTGGATCTACCGCTTCACTCTTCCCCATTGGTGTATATGACAACCAAGATCTCGCTACAAAAATTATTGGCAATGTTCCAGGTAAAGTTAATCGCGCTGCAGAAAAGCTTAATAACGTAGATCTCTATCCGATTAATATTACCTGTGAAGCTGGTCTCGGTACAATCTATATTAATTCATTCAATCTTGCAACATATGGTTACTTTGATGATACAGTTCCGTATGACGCAGCTGTTGAAGCACTTTCTATTCAGAATTCTTCAAGCGTATCAACACCAGCTGCACAATACGCTGCAGTTGCTAACGCGTTTTTAAATCTCGCGCAAACACGCAAAGATCATATCTTTCTCGCCGATCCTTTTACAAACATATTTGTACAAGGTGCGAATATTAAAGTTTTAGATATACCAACAAACACATTCTCAGATAATGTATACTGGCCGTTAAAGAATCAGTTTGCCGGTATTGATACTAGTTATGCTTGTACGTTTGCAAACTGCGGCAAAGTAGCTGATATTGCTTCAAATCAGCAAGTATGGGTTCCTTTCTCGGGATTTGCTGCAGGCGCAATGGCAAATACAGATTCTTCATTCCAACCTTGGTATGCACCAGCCGGCTTTACACGCGGTGTGATAACAGGTCTTGTTGATATTGCAATTTATCCGAAACAGAAGCAACGCGATAACCTCTATAAGATTAATTTAAACCCGGTAACGTTCTTTCCATCAGAAGGGTTTGTAATCTTCGGTCAAAAGACTCTACAGAAGAAGCCAAGTGCGTTTGACCGTATTAACGTTCGCCGTCTGTTCTTAAATCTCGAGACAGCAACAAGAGATACCGTAAAATATTTCGTATTTGAGCCTAATACACTCTTTACAAGAACACAGGTTCTAAATAGCTTAACACCGATATTTGATAATGCTAAGAATACGCAAGGGATATACGATTATCTTCTCATTTGCGATGAGCGCAATAATCCACCTTCTGTAATCGACGACAATACAATTGTTGTAGATATCTATATTAAACCTGTAAGATCAGCAGAATACATCCTCTGTAATTTCTATGCGACAAGAACTGGTACAAACTTCCAGGAGATTGTATCGTAATAGATAAATAATTTTATGGCAGACGTTAATCAACTCATTACAGACTTTTACACAGCAGCAACTACACGTGAGTTCGCACGTGATTTTAACTTCCGTGTATTGAATATTAATACCGGTGGAGCGAGCACAGTAACATTTGATAATAACGATCTTATCTATGTTAAGACGGCTTCCTTACCTGCTCGTTCAATTACCAATGTTGCTGTGCCGTATATGGGATTAAATTTTAACCTACCTGGTAATGTTACGTATCCTAACAGTGAAGCTTATGAATTAACATTCTATACTGATGCTAATTCACAGATTCGTCAAAAGTTTGAACAGTGGTCATCAGATATCTTTAATGATTCAAACTCAACTGGTAATTATTTCGCCCCGAAGCAGACCGCTGTAATGGATCTTGTACAGCTTGATAACCAAATGAACAAGACCGCACAGTATCAACTTGTTGGTGTTTCTGTACGCAATGTCGGTCCTTTAAATTATCTAATTGCTGAAGGTGTTGGAAATACTGTTGAATTTACTGCTACTCTCTCCTATCATTACTGGAGAAAAACCTCGTAATTGGTAAATTTGTCCTAAATAATTAGGTGGACAATCCATTAACAGACGCGCTCAATGGTCTAGGTAATAATTTTCAAGGCCTTGTAACCGGTACAAACCCGTTATTCGCCCCTCAAGTCACTAATCTTTTTGGGTTTAATATACCCGGTGTTCCTATTATTAGCGTAAGAGATTATTTTCTTACACAAATGGAATCATGGTTTACAGCGATTCCTAATACCACACAATGGATTGTTGTTATAGATAGATATCCTCCGGCATTGCGTACAAGTATAATTCAAGGACTAGAAAGAACTGACGGTGGTAAAAAGGGGTACGACATCAGTACTGCCGTTAATATACTTAAAAGCTACCCTTTGCAAAAAGTAATAGGCTGTTTATTCGCACATGAAGTTACAGTCCCTGCAGAAGAATATACCCCGGGATCTGCTTCAGTAAATAACAATGCAGGCTTTTTACCAGGTATTTTAGGCGGTCCAAGAAATCCCGATTATAATACATTAGTTGTCGATTTTCGCGAAACTAATACTTCTTTTGTTGACTTTGTAATTAGACCTTGGGTAATCTTAGGAGCACATTTTGGTATGGCAGCACGCCCGGGAGATCGCCCTGGTCAAAAAGATCTTAAAAATATGAAAGTTAATATGACTTTACTGCAATATACTAAAACGTATCAAGGTATATCGATGGTACCTAGAAAAGTTTATACATTCTATAACTGCACTCCTTATCAAATTTCTGAGCAATCAATGGATTATGCAGAGGATAAATTGCCTACATACACTACACGGTGGACATATTCGAATTACGCAGTAGAAAACAATCTTTACTTGCCTATTGGTGATTTGGTTAATAGAATATCTAACGGATCGATACCCCGAGTCACGAGTTTTCAAAACGGACTTGGCTATATCAATCCGTACGGATTTTTATAATGTCATTTTATTTAAATTTTCATTCCCCAACATTAGATAAAGACTTAAGAGTCAAAGAACTCACATTTAAGCAGTATCGTGTACTAAATAAATTTTTGTTAAACAACAACAACTTTCATATTTCTGAATGCTTTGAAGAAATCGTAAAAGAATGTTTAATAGAAAAAGAATATTATGATAAACTTACAAACTTTGACAAATTTTGTATGCTTTATTTACTTCGCTGTATATTTGTATCACCAGAAATAGAATTAAAAGAAAGTACATCGGTAACTAAAATACCTTTAGTGCCTTTTTTAAATAAATGCCTCGATTTTAAAACAGAATTTATAAGTGAGCATGTTATTGACACTTTAAAAATACAAATCACTCTACCCAAAGCACTTTACTTTGAAAACCTTTTAGATGCTTATTACAGCTCAATAGATAAAGTGTTTGTTAGCGACGAAGAAATTGACATTTTTTCTGCTACATCAGAAGAGAGGCAGAAAATTATTGAACAGCTTCCTGCAGAAGTAACGAGCCGTATTGATAAGTTTAGTAAAGATAATATAAAGGCGTTTAAAGACCTTGTTTTAAAAGTAGGTTTAAAAGACTCTGATAAAATTGAGATATCTCCCTACAATACAACGTTATTCGAGATTCTAAAAGCTCTTTTTTCAGCTAATTTAAAAAATATATATGAAATGCAGTATCTATTAGTGAGCAAAATGTTTTTTACATGTGAGGCTATAGACAATAATACACTGACAGAGAATATTGTACTTTGCAAAATATATGAAGCAGAGCTTGCCAAAATGCAAGAAGAACAATCCAAAGCGGTTGCTAACCCTATGGGGCTAAATAAATAGCATTATGGAGAAGTTTACTAGTGCGTTAAATACGCTTGACAGTTTATCTAAAAGTTTTGAAATTTTTGTTCCTTCTTTAAACCGAAAGGTAAAATTTAAAGGACTAAATACAAAGCAGCAAAAAGATGCGGTAAAAAGCGCTTTAGAGAAAGCGACTGCTGGTGTTTCGTTTTCGCTTCTTTTAAATTCTATTTTACGTGAAAATATTCAAGAGCCTGCTGATTTACTTTTATCTGATCGTAGTTATATAGCTGTATGTTTAAGAGTGCTTTCACTTTCATCAACATATAAAAAAGAAGATGAAATTATTAATTTAGATTTTGTACTTAATAACAACTTACCGCTACCTACAGAGCTTAAGACAACAGAAATTACAGTAGATAATATTAAGATTACTGCTGCAATTCCTTCGTTAAACCGCGATAATTCAATTAATATCGAATCTAAAAAGAAACTTGCACCTCTTCCAGATAACGACGACCTACCCAAAGAAGCTGTTGGTGAATTGTATATTAATGAGCTTACAAAATACATTGATAAAGTAGACATTAATAACAGTGGTAATGTTGTTAGCATTGCATTTGATGAGCTTAATCTTGCGCAAAAGACGCAACTTGTCGAAAAGCTTCCGCTTACCATTAATACTAAACTTATTGAGTTTATTAATAGCGCTAAACTGTTCGAAAAAGGATACTTTACAGATAATGGTAAAGAGGTAGATATTAATATTGATCCCTCTCTTTTTACTGTCTAAACAGTAAAAAATCTTTAAATATTATTAATGAATGAAGCTACTCTCGATAGCAATATACTAGGTATTAATGAAAAATTAGCTAGTATTATGGGCCTTCTGTCCGAAGGTAAACCATCCGGTAAAGAAGGGTTAATGAGTAAGATTACAGATCTTTTTACAGATGATAAACGTGAAAAAGATAGAACAAGAAGACTAAAACAAAAAGAAAAGCTGTATCAAGCCGCGCCAGTAGTTATAGATAATATTTCTCTTGAGGGCAAGAAAGCGATACAAAAGCTACTAAGTGGTACTGCTTCAATGCAATTGCCTGATAAAAAGGAAGATCCGAAAAGGAGTTATTGGAAGATATTAGGATTAATACTAGCCGGTTTAATTTCAGGATTTATAAAATTTGTAGGTGGATATATAGCTAATTTTAAGAAAGCTATTGAGGGTTTATGGAGAGTAATATCCGGTCTTTTCAAAGAGGACGGGCTTCTTACAAGAACATGGAAAGCGCTTAAAAATTTATTTACAGAAGAAGGTATATTTGGTAAAGCTTGGAAATGGCTGAAAGGTCTATTTGCAGAAGACGGGGTTATTGGTAGAGTTATTGCTCGGGTACGAGGGTTATTTTCAGAAGAGAGTTTTTTAGGTAGAGCTATCAAGGGATTAGAAGAATTTTTTTCCAGCGAAGGACCAGTTAGTAAGTTATGGCAAAAGCTTAAAGCACCATTTACAGAAGAAGGGGTAATAGGAAAGTTTTTTAAAGATATTGCAACTCTATTTTCTGAAGAAGGGTTTATTGGTAGAACATGGAATTCATTTAAAGCGTTATTTACCGAAGAAGGGGTAATAGGAAAAATATTTAACAGCATACGAGCTGCATTTCAGGATGAAGGTATTATAGGACGCGTTCTTGAGATTGTAGGTACTTTAAGAACAACTATGTTTAGCTGGATTGCTAAAGTATTTGAAGCTTTTAGACCACTTTTAAAAATTGTTGAAACAGCCTACACGCTGCTTACAAAAAGTTTTATTTTTAGATTAGCAGAAAAAGCTTTTTTTTGGTTAGGTATTATTCTAGACGTAGGTGTTAATTTATTTCAATCTATAATGGAAGAGGGCGCTACTATAAAAGGGTTTGTTGATGGTATTTTAGGAGGACTTTTAAGCTTTGTAACATTTGGTATAATGACATGGAAAGACGTCAAGGAATACACAGACAAAATTGTGGAAGCATGGAATTCCGGTAGAATAATTGAAGCTATTCTAAGAGGCCTTCTTGCATTGCCTGAGATGCTTGGTGATGCTCTTGGAATCGCTATTGGTAAATTTATAGGTTTATTCAGTGAAAGTTGGGGTAAAGCAGTACAAGACTTTTTTAGAGAGAATTCACTTACAGATACTATTGCAGAGCTATGGACGTTTATTTGGGACGCTGTAAAAAATCTTTTTAAAAGAGTTTTCGGTAAAAGCGATACAGAAGTTGATAAGCTTGCAGATACAAATACAAGAAAAACTGCTGTTAAGCCGGTAGCTGACTTTATTGACGATAATAATAGAACTTTAATTTCTCGTGGCCAAGCATTTTCGTTTGATAAACAAGATCAAATAATGGCATTTAAGAGCGGTGGTCCTATTGATAATATTTTACAGAATCGCGATGAACATACTGGTGATTCTATTAAACAGCTTACAGTTACTGTACAAGAACTTAATAAAGGATTACAACAATACTTTAAGGCTGCAGCTGCATTACAATCAAATGAAATAAAAATTATGGGCGAAAACGTTAACTTACTAAAGGATATACGTGATAAGAAAACAAGCTCAAACGTAGTAGTACAGAATACAGCAAACAATACATCATTTGGCGATCGACCCTCTTCAAACTACGACTATAGAAGAGAGCTTACAGATAGGGTTACCTTTTAATTAAGTATTCTTATGAATCACGTATTTTCTATTTCTCAAGCTAGAGATTTTGGCAATACTGTACGAAATAGTTCTATTGATGTAGAGCCGCCTAAACTCGTTGCACCTAACGCTTCTGCAGGTGGAGCCGGGATTCTCGGTGGTAGTAGTAACGGCGGCGGTGGAATTGTAGATGTTGTTAATAATTTTTACTGGACATATTCTAAATTAAGGGATTCACGAGCTGAAACACCGAGAATTATTTTAAAAGAGAAGCGCTTAAAAGCAAACGCTCTTATTTCACAGTTAAAATATTCATTTGGTATAGCTAAAAGTAATATTACCGCTGCTTTTGAAAGCCTTCCTGACGGTATTAAGAACCCTATTACAAATTTTTTAAACACAGGTAGAACCGGTGGGGCAGTACAGTCTGCATCTCAATATACAAAGGATCTTCTTGGACAAGCATCATTTTTGCAGGATAATAATGATGTATATTCACAAAATAAATACCTTTTACCATATCAAAATCTTTATATAACAGAGCCTACAGGGTGGGAGTTTCATCTACCGTATTTTGATAACTACAACAACTCTCAAAGTAACGGTTTTTCACAAGATGCAGGTGGTAATCCTTTTCTAGGTCTATTAAAAGATGCTGCAGACATGGCAACCGATATTGCTGAGATTACTAATGTTATTAGAAATCCAACTCAAATCACTTTTGTTGAACGCGCTAAGTTTTATAACTATCCTACAGAAGGCGAGGAATTCTCATTTTCATTTCCTCTTATTAATACTGGATCTTCAACTTTTGATGATGTAGTAAGAAATTGGGAATTAGTATTTTTGTTAATGTATAACAACAAGCCATCACGTAAGAATAAATCTGTTGTTGAGCCTCCAGTTCTCTATCAAGTTGAAATTCCTGGTGTTAAGTTTCTTCCATTTTGCTATATTTCAGCAATGTCCGTGCAGTTTAAGGGCTCGCGCCGCGAAATAAAATTTAATCTTGCTGCAACAGAGAGTCTTAGTGTTGAATCCGGTGCAAATAATCCTACAAGTCAGCTTACATCTGCTATTGATAGCGTTTTTCAACGCGTAATAGGGTTTACAGGACAGACATCAAGAAATGAAATATCTACTATTATTCCTGATGCTTATGTAATAAACATCACTGTAAAAAGTCTTATTCCAGAGTCTAAGAATTTTATGTATTCTGTTCTAAATAAAGCACCGGTAGTAACTACGAACACTGCAGGAATTCCCACAGATAGTAGTAATAATCCGTTTGTCGATTCTACGAGACAAAATGTTAATGCTTCTATTAATAATCCGCTAGATACATCGATTCGGACACCAAATTCGCCTAATAGTTAATAACAAGCTAATTGCATTTTTAGCATAAGTATTATTATGGACGGTACGTTTCAAAACAGCATTAAAGGGCTACCAGGCTTAAAAAGCACGAGATACGAGAATATCTTTAAACTTTATACTAACGATGCAGGTCAGTACTACTACAATCTCTTACAATCTGTATTTCTTCCTGATAATATAAATGAAGATTACATATACTATCAACAGATTACGACAAAGATGCCATGGACGATTGTCAGCTACAATGCATATCAGACAATAGAACTATGGTGGTTAATATGTCTTGCTAATAAAGTGTTTAATCCTGTGAAATTTCCTGATAAAGGAACGCTTATAAAGGTTATAAAACCACAATATGTTTCAACTGTATTAAACGAAATTAAAATTGCACTAAAATAACATGGATAATTACACACCATCTAGCGCTGGTACAGATTTTGCCAATATTATCAACAATAACCCCTATAGATTTAACATAGGGCTTTATACAACTGATGGACGCTATCAAGAATTAAAAATTGGTGCTATTAATAAATTTGTACTAGATGATGATTTTCAAGACTTTTATCACAAAGGATATATAATTATAAACAACACGTTTGATGCTGTTGAGAGAATAGCAGATTTTAGAAATGCTGAAAGTGCTACACCCGGTGCAACAACACTTTCTAACGATAAAGGCTTTATATTTAAGGGGGATAGTCGTGATATTTTAGTTATTGATATTATGCCTAAGCTTGATGAAGATAATTTTGCATTTTCAACTAACGCAGATGCTGAAAAAGCTTTCCGTCTTCGCTTTAATTTTGCTGTTTATAATACGGAGGAAATATTAGGAACAAACCCGGGAGAAAAATTTAAAAAGCTTTATTTTTGGGATATGCATAATGAATTACTACGTGAAAAAAATTCATATTTTTCTACAGCAAACTATGTAAACAATAAGGATATTATTAATAGTTCAAATGCAACACGAGGAATTTATACCGGCGAAGCTGTTCTTGCATTTTTAAAAGACTTTTTTAAAGAGGATGATGGATGGCCAATTACCATAGATGAATCAAACTTTGACCGAGGTGTTACAAATACATTTTTTTCTGCACCAGCGCGATTTAAAGGTATAGATTGCTTAAAATATTTAATTTCTCGGCACGTTTCTTCATCCGAAAATAACTACGATATGTCTTTTTTGAGATTAGAGCGTGATAATAACAAATTTACATTTTTAAGTTTAACAGAATACTTTAAACGCGCTTTAAACGGGGCAGCACAGAGCACAAGTAGTACAGCCGGTGAATTATATCTTGAAACTTTTAAGCTTGGATCATACTCAGACGAATCAGCAACTAACTTTATACTAGAAAAGGCAGATTATGTACCCCCAGACGGGCTTATGCTTGATAAATACGGCATTCTAAACAATTTTACATACGATCCAATGCCTGGTATATATACACAGCAAGATCTCGTATCGATAAATGTACATAGTTATAACAGTGACGAAAAATGTTTTCAGATTGATGAACAGAGAAATACAATTAATAGCGCATTAAGCGTTTATGATACAAGCTATGTACTACCTTTTCAAAAATTTAGCTTTGATAAAGCTTATAGAAATTATTTTCCTGGTGAATACAGACAAACACAAAAAAATATACGCAATGTATCTACTATTATAGAACAAGAAGACGAGTCTAATGCAGATCAGAGACTAGGCTCTGGCCGTAATAAATGCTTATTCAATACTATATTTATGAACAATACAATTTCATTTACAGTGCCTGGTTCAACACATAGGCAAGCCGGTAGGTTTATAGGCGTAACCCGTGATGGTGCTTATCCTTACAGTGATTTTGATAATAAAATACTAGGTATTTATTTTGTTGTTGAAGTAAAACATAATTTTACAGGAAGCGATTATTTTAATGAATTAAGATGTGTTAAAACGTATAGCTATGATAATTTATTTTTGAATCTAAATAGTAAATAAAGATGAAAACAAAGACAAGCACAATATATCCCGAACTTCTTAGTACGAATGTAGCTAACTCTACTGATATTATTTACAGAGATACTACTTTTATGAATGTTCTTGGTGCACCCGTCTCAGTTCAACCTATTCAACAGACAGGAAGTAAGGTTAGCCCTAATAGTCTTAATAATTATATGGTACAAAGACTACAAGCTTCAAGTCTAAATGGATATGTTCCGTCAGACGGTGCAAAATACGGTATTGATGGTACACCGCAATCCTGGGCAAACTTTTTTACTAATTTAGCGGGCAAAGAATCTTCTTTTAACAACAACACGGTGGGCGATGTTGGCAGGTTTCCCGGCAATTCAAATGGTTTATTTCAATTATCTCCAAACGATGCGTTGAACTATAAGCTTCAAAGTACACCATTTACACAAGCACAATTACAAGACCCGTATACTAATGCTGATGCAGCGGTTCGAATTGCTGAATCGCTAGTAGGGCGAGATGGATCTATAGCAGGATACAGTAATGGTAAAAATTTAGGTATGTCAGCTTATTGGGGTCCGCTAAGAACAGGATGGGTTCCGACAGACACTTATACATATGATCCGCCAACACTAGCAGCCAGCGCGTCATCAGCTAATAATTTACAAAAACAGCTAGATCTATCTACACAATACTGGAATGCCAAAAAGAGTAATGACCCAATTAATAATTTAGCTAAGTTTTTTAATGGATTAAACTCCGCATTACAAGGCTTAAACAACGATTTTGTGTTTTTTTGGTATAAAAAACTACAAGCTCAACCTGATGATGTTAAAGCCCAGGTTAAAATAGATGAAAATTCATTGTTAGCTGAACCTAGTGATAGTGTTGGCTATTTAACCAATACATTATCGCAATTTAGTGAATATGTATCACCGGTATTCGACGTTAATCTTGACTACGGGCCACCGCAAACACTACCCACATCGGTACAAAACAAGCTACCCACAGGAACGCTCGAATTATCAGAAGATTTAAGCTTTAATAACGCACAACTAATGAAAACAAATCAAGTTAATGTTCAAAAAGTAAACGATACATACAATATAGCGACCGACTCCACGCAGCCACACGGTTTAAATTTGGTAACCGATATTCCATCATATCAAAATTCTTTTAAAGCGCAAGCACCCTCACTTAATTGTCTAGCTAGCAAGTTTGGTCAAGATAGATTTGAGTATCTTAATTATTTTAGCAATATGAATGATAATATGGCATATAATCCTGCTAATACAAGTGCTAATAATCTTCAATCAATGCCAAATATTAACTATACTATGAACGTAGAAGGTACGCCTCAGCAAGTCGATATCCTTAAAAAGAAAGTTATTAATTCAATGAATTTTAGAACTATAAAAGGTGCTTTAGCTTGTAAGACACGACAAAAGAACGGAGGTGTTACTACTGCAGAAAGTAATAGGGCTCTTTTATATCAGTCTAGAACTGTAAAATTAACTACACCAATATCGTTATCACAAAAAGCAACTTCAAAACTCGCAGCAGCCAACTACGTACTACAATACCCTAACCAACAAATTTCTAATTTAATTAGTAAAGTTAATCAAACTGGTATAGGCAACTTACCATTTACAGAAACGCTTCTTGCTCCTATTTATAATCTGCAAGGCCTTGCAGGAGGCGCTACTGGAGGTCTCACATCTTCATTAGGTAATTTACAATCCATAATACAATCACCTCTCTCTAATATGCCTAATGTACTACCTTCTGTTGACCCAGGGTCATTTCCACAAATATATTCCTTACTTTCTAATACAAGCTTCAGTAATCTCAATGCTGGGTCTATATTAGGAACAGCTCAGCAGCTTAAAGGTATTATATGCGACTTTAAACTCCCTATAATAGGAAAAATTAATTTTAATAGCTTAACAAATATTAATATTACTAAAGATTTCCAAAGCGCACTTAACAGCTTAGTGCCTAAGATGCCGAAGATAGATGACTTTAAGAAAGCTCTTAAAGGGCTTGTACCTGACTTTAAGCAACTGTGGAGTAGCTTTTATACAACGTTCTTTGAATGTGATAATAAAGACGATTACAGTTAAGATATTTTTTTATCTTCTACAATTTCTGCATCTATAATTTTAGCACTGTTGTTAGCGCTGTCGATTAACATCTTAAAGACCTGTTCTCGTGTTATCATGAGTTTATTTGTATTGTCAGCTGTCTTAAGCTCTTTTCTCGATGCAATATCCATTTCTTTAGCTTTAATAACTGTATCATTACGCTTGTCTGTCACTATAATTTTGTTTAAAGTCTCTATTGCTGTAGCAGTAGCAGCTATTAGTTCAGACAATGAACCAACATCCTTGCTCTCCGGAGCTGAAGATATGTAATCCTTTACATTTGTCATAACATCAAGACTTTCTTCTACTAGTCTACCAGCCTTTTCAATAACAAATTTTTCCATGTTTTCTTTAGTCAACGGATCACTAGTTTTTTTAGCTTTTTCAGCTTGTTTATTCGCGTCTGATAGCTGGGTTAATAGATCTCCTACCATTTCATTAAGTTCTTCACTCATAATAATATTTAATACGTATTGATTTTTATAAAGGTATATTATAATAGAGGTATGTATAATATAAGCCCTCAGTCTGATCCGAATTTACAGTTCCTCCCTGTTTTAAAGTTTGAGAAAACACATGAATTGGCTAAATTACCTAGTAAAAACCATGAGTCTGATACAGGCTATGATGTTTATTCTATTGAAGACAAGATAATACCGGCTAGAAGTAGCGACGTCGTTAGTGTCGGCTTAAAATTCGCATCTATACCTGAAGGCTATTGGGTTAAAGTTGAATCTCGCAGCGGTCTCGGGTTTAAGCACGGTATTATGGCGCATCCAGGTATTATTGATTGCGGTTATCGAGGGGATGCAGGTATAAAGCTTTATAACCTTACGGATACAGATTATCAGGTTAAGACCGGTGATAGAATTGCACAGTTTGCTGTGTATATGAATTTTTCTATGCCTATTGAGTGGGGAACAGTTGAAGAAAGTGCTCGTGGTGATAAAGGATTCGGGTCATCTGGTAAATAATGAACTACGATTTTTCTAATCTTTGGGTTGAAAAGTATCGTCCTGCTAAGTTCGATGATTTTATTATATCAGACGAAAATAAATCGCTTATAAGTTCCTTCAAGGGTAAAAATGAGATACCCAATTTACTGTTCACCGGTAGCCCCGGTATAGGTAAAACATCTTTAGCTAAGATTATTGTTAATGACCTACTAGAATGTCAGTATTTGTATATTAATGCTAGTGATGAAAATGGAATTGATACAATTCGTAGTAAAGTAACTAACTTTGCACAAACGAAAAGTATTGATGGTAAGATAAAAGTTATTATTCTTGACGAGACTGACGGGTTAACTATGGACGCTCAACGTGCACTACGCAATACAATGGAAGAGTTCTCGAAAATCACTCGCTTTATACTTACAGCTAATCACAAATATCGGGTTATTCCAGCATTGCAAAGCAGATGTCAGAGCTTTGATCTTACACCGCCTCAACCTAGCTTTACAAAAAGATGTGTTAATATACTTAAAACAGAAAAAATAGAAGTAAATGACGAGCAGAAAGCACTGCTACTTGAATTTATTCATTCTTTTTATCCTGATCTTCGTAAATGTCTTAACGAATTACAAAAATATTCAAGCGCAGGTGCACTAAAGCTTAGTAACTTCAAGAATGATGAAGTCTTAAAGCTCATTTTTAATGAAATAAAAAACAAAAATGTTACTTCACTCAGAAAAGCTCTTATAGAAAATGAGAGTCAGTTTAATAACGACTACGTTTCTTTAATGAGAAATCTTTTCAACTATATTGACAGTATTGAAACTAATATTAATACTAAAAAGCATTATCTTCTTACTATTTCAGAGTATATCTATAGGAGTTCTTTTGTTATAGACCAAGAGATTAACTGTTATACGTGTTTAATCGCGTTATCTGAACTTAAACTTAGCGCTTAGGTAGATAGTTGTATGTATATGAGGCGGGGTCTTTATGACCTTCAGCCGGTGAAGATGGAATAACTGTATTTTGATTCTTGAGAACGCGATCACCTGTTGTTAGCTTTTTATTACCTACATCAGACAATCTAGTTCCTTGAGGAGTATAAAAAGGAACTTCCTCTTGTTCATCTTTAACTACCTTAGCCTTAATATGCGCACGTTTGCCTGGATCGTCTTTCTTAAAGACTTCTGGTACTTCAGGTAGATTTGGGTATGAACCGACAGGTGAAACTAGGCGAGCAGGTATAGTAACAAAATCCATATATCTCCCTGGGGCTATTTCAGAGGTAATATCGAGATTAGTGTCGATTGTCATGTCATCGATATTACCTGCACCCATAACAGCAGGAAGTGTATTCTTAACATTTGAAACACGTAGATTTAACCCACTCTTTACCATGTTTTGTATTTTTTCCTTTGTATTTTCACCTAAATTCTTATACCACACGTCATTAAACGCACCTTCATTGAATTTAACTACATCGCCTGCGAGAAAACCACCTCTTGTATATCTGCTAATAGCGGACTCATATAATTTGACAAAGTTCCTATTCATTTAAATTATTTATGCTTTATACTTAATAAAAACTGTTTTTAAAAGAATAAATGTACTATAAATAAGTATGTGGCCACAATTAAAGTTGAATCAATTGCAGAACCAAGTAAATCTACAAGTAAATATACATATACGGATTTAGAGCTCGACCTACAGTTTGATTATACAAGAAACAATGAATTTCTTAAGAGAAAAGAAATAAGAGATCTTAAGATCGACTACGATTATGCCGCAGTTAGAAATTCTATTTTTAATCTCTTTAATACAGTACCCGGTCAACGTATCTTAAACCCAACGTTTGGGTTGAATCTACAAAGATACCTATTTAACCCTATAAGCGAAGCCGTGGGGTATAGTATTGGTAATGAAATTTTAGACGGTATTAACAAATTTGAACCTCGTGTACGCGTCAAAACAATAAACGTGCAATCTGATGAAGTGAACCAACAGTACATTATTACACTTATAATAACAATGATTACTATTGACACAAGTAGTAGTTTTAAGCTTGTTGGTACATTAAGTAATTCAGGATTCTTCTTTAATTAATATGGCAACTTTTAATAATTTCGACTTAACGACAGATGGCTATGTAGCGTTTGATGCTACTAGCTTAAAAAGTTTAATTACCACAAGATTAAACACAAATAATATTTTTACAGATCAAAACTTTGAAGGTAGTAATTTATCGTCTATTATAGATATTGTTGCCTATGCATATCATGTTTTAATTTTCTATCTCAACCGTTCTGGAGCTGAAAGTACGTTTACTACAGCAGAGTTATATGAAAATATTAATAAAATAGTAAAGCTTATAAATTATAACCCTATTGGCAATCAAACTTCTATATTATCATTTCTAGCAACAGCACAAGAAACTCTTCCTGCAGGAACATATACAATACCAAGATATTCTTATTTTACCGTTAATGGCGCGACATTTTCATTTAATACAGACGTCACTTTTACAAAAATTAATAACGGCACAGAAGCGTTAACAGAATTACAAGAAAATAATTTATTATTTCAAGGAGCATATAACGAATACCCGACATATACAGCTACTGGTGAGCCGTTTGAAGTTGTTACTATGACAGTTGTAGATACAAACGGGCAAAATGTTACCATAGATCATTTTAACATCGATGTTTATGTAAAAGATAATACTGTTGGAACACCGACATGGGAAAGATGGACTCCAACACAGTCATTGTTTTTAGAAAGATCTAACTCTCGTGTTTATGAAATTCGTTTAAATGAAAATGAACGTTACGAGTTAAGATTTGGTAATAACGTTACAGGTAAGAAACTAAATGTCGGCGATGAGGTAGCAATATATTATATTAAATCAGATGGTACTCGCGGTGAAGTAGGCCCAGGACTATTAAACAATAATAAAATATTCTTTTATAATTCGCCCCGCTTTAAAGCTATACAGTCTGATACTACCTCTTCAAACCTTACACTTATTAATGCTGACCAGGTCAGTAATATACAATTCTCTAATATTGATAGCTCTACAACTTTTGTAGCCCGTGAAAGTGTTAAAAGCATTAAGAACAATGCCATTAATAGTTTTAGAAGCCAGTACCGGCTTATTACTTCAGAAGATTTTACAAACTATGTATCAAAAAACTATAAAAATATTATTTCCTCTGTGAGAGTTATTAATAATTGGGATTATATATCCGGTCACTTAAAATACTATTTCGATCTCGGCGTATCTAAACCTAATTATGAGAGTCGTGTTTTATTTAACCAGGTAAAATTTGCAGATTCTTGTAATTTTAACAACGTCTACGTATATGCTGTACCTAAACTTGATAAGCTTACATCTCTCACTACAAGAGCAAATTACTTAAATACTGCACAAAAACAACTCTTATTAAACGATTTACAATCTGTAAAACTAACTACTGCAGAGGTTATTGTTAATGATCCTGTATATGTTGCTGTTGATATAGGAACAAGATTTCCCGGTGAAACTCTTTCACCTACTGTAGCAGAAACATCTTATCTAGAAATATCGCGAGATATTACAGCAAAACGTAATCCTGAAGCACTTCGACAAGAGATTGCAGCAATATTTACTAATTATTTCTCTATACTTAAAGATAATCTCGGTCTGTTAGTAAGTCTTACCAAGCTTACAAATCAAATTCTTGCTCTTCCCGGTGTAAATGACATTAATACAATAAGAACACAAGGCACTCAGACAGCAACCGTCCCTGGAATTAGTCTTGTTATATACAACCCTGTATATTCTGAAAGCGATATACAAATTACAACGCAAGACTTACAGCTACCTTATTTTAAGTTTCCGTACCTTAATAATGTATTAGATTTTATAAACAAAATTAAGATCGTTACACCTTCTATTCAATCATTACAGCGAGAGTTCTAATGGCTAACTCGGTAAATTATACTTACGTATACTTCTACATAAGAAACTATACAGGTTCATTATCATTATCTGCTTATACATTGCCAAATACGCCTTTATACTTTGAACCCGATTTTACTTCTTCTTCAACATTAACCGCAACAAATAATATCTCCAACCGATTAGTGCGTTGGGATTTCGGCGACGGTACGTTTTCTAATAGTCTAACTGCGTCACATGTATATCAATGGCCAGGTAAATATAGAATTAGATTAACTATTTACGATAAAAACGGCAATGCTTACGATAGCTCATACGGACCTACAGTTTACATACATGATTTTATCCGTGACCAGCTTGTTTTTGAAGATTATGTAAAATTTATATACGATACCCCGGCAAGTAAAATAGAAGACCCGCTAACAGTAAATCGTCACACAAGCTGGCAATCATACCATGCATTAAGCGCTGAAGGATACACATTAACACTCTATGCATCAGGAGCTATAGGCGATTACCAAAATGTTGAAAATTTTTATAATGATAAATGGTCTCATCTTCGCAAATTAAGTCGATTTTATGAAAAAATTCCCGTCGGCGATACGTATGAATATGCTCTTGTTGAAAAAATTAAAACAAGCAACACTGAAATATATGCCAACATAGTTAATAATCATTTACAATATTGCTCTAAAGACGATGAGGGTAGCGTATTTGTAGGTACAACAGGTTCTTGCAGTTTTTATTATGTTGATGATAGAGTTAAAAACTTTACATCGCGTGAACCTCCTATTTTTATATTTGCTACTTTAGATAATGCAAAATTTAATGACCAGTACACACAATATAAAAATTCGTACGAATATCTACCGTATCCACCATACGGATATCAAAATATTAAACCCGCTGTATTGCCTATTATTAAAATTAGGCATAATCCTGCAACTGACCTTTCTATTTCGACGACAGGCATCGATGGTGAAGGCACTCTTTCATCAACCAAGTTTAATTTACCCGAAATAAGCTGGCAAAACACAGAAATTCCTTTCGTTATAAGGATGAAAGACAAAGATAATTTTACCACTAAAACATACCCTCCACTCTCTTCTTCAACTACCCACCCTAAATTAAGTTCTCTAAGTGCGTTTAATGTAAAGTTCGGTATTATACAGCAAACAGACAACGGAAACATAGAAGTTCCCGATGTGATATATTATGAAGATTTTGAAACCAATATACCGCAATCAATAGGTGCGTTTTATAAAGGTTATTTTACTATACCTAATGAGACGCTTAACTGTATTTTAACAGCATCGATGGTAATTGATGATCCTGCTAATTATCCAAAAGATGTCTTGTTTGGGTGGATTGCTGTACCGCAATATAATGTACTACTAAGATTTTTTAGACAGGAAATTTATGATTACTGCTCCGGATATCTTTCTCTTACAATTTCTGCTGATGAAAAGTTTTTTGATGCAAAAAATAACAGAAACGTATATGCAATTCAAGTCGCTCCTTCTGGTGCCGGGCCTGGTAATGATTATCAAACATGGTTTGCCGACGGTACACGAGATACATTATTTAAGTTTGATGTAAATGGTAAGATGTTATCATCTTTCCCTATGTCAGCTTATCCTGTTCTTAGCGGAGGTCAAATAATAACAACAAATCTTCTCTCGCCTATTCTTTCTAGCGCTGCACCTGGAAGCCTTTCACTAGACGGTAAGTGTGACGTCTGGGTCGCTCTTTTTGATTCTGTTTCATGTGTTAAGATAGACGCGTCGCAAGGTTACGTAAAGGCAGTCGCTTATCCAAATTTTACTAATTATACGTATTATTTGAGTTCTGACTACAATATTCCCTATTTGTCCGGATTTGCAGGTGAAAATAGTTTACTTCCATCGTCATTAGATACAGATTATGAAGATAACCTTTGGGTAACATATAATCACCCGATATCAAACTTTTTAATAAAATATGATACCTATGGTACTTTACTTACGGTTATACCGTTTCCTTCACTTATCGCCCCTCAAGAAGCAGTAGTAGATAGAAATAGGTACGTATGGGTTACCGCATTTAACTATGCACAAGATACCCACGCTACAACGTTAACAGGTAAAAACGATTATTTGTATAAATTTACTTCAGAAGGTGCCCTTGTTTCAGGTTATCCACTTTCAGGATTTAGGTTTATAGGAGATATTACAGTTGATAGCTTACAAAACGCATGGGTAGTTCAGGATAGAGATACATTAACTCGCGTCAGCGGCATTGACGGCTCTTTGACAAATTACATTGCAGGATCAGGTAACAGGACGAATTATATCTGTAGTATAGGTGGCATTGCATGTGATTCATCAGACTTCATATGGGTAATAAACACCTTTACCAACAAAATGTATTTCATTGATACATATGCTCCCCCGGTGTCAGCTGTGGATGGATATGGATATGAAAGCTTAGATCTGTTATACCCATCCATTTCAATAAAAGAGCTATCAACGTTTGAAGAAAAAAGTTTTCAAGCATACGGCGATTGGCTAGGAGGAAGATGGATCAATAAACATATGGTACCGCAGACTACGACTCGTCTTCTCACCGGTCAGAGTAATTTATTTAACATCTACCCCGTTAGCGGGCAATATGGTCTCTCAAAAGTTAATGAAGATTTTAACGCAGAAGGGTTTTATAAGTCATTAATCTTTACAGAAAGTTTAGAAGAAAAGAAAATATTTTTTAATGATTTCTTAGGAACAATAGTCGGGGGCGCTAGCGCTCAACCATATGAATTAGGAAAGACAATCTACGAAAAGATAGCTAATTTTACAAGTAATATCGACGATATTGATAAAGTAAACCTAGATCAATTACTTTCATTTTGTAAAGAACTTTCAATTCAATTTGAACAGTATAATTATCCTTTCCCACCCCAGCTTTTACGTTTAGTAAATATTCTATCTATTAAACATAAAAATCTTTGGGGTGAGCGTAACAAATTTGCACAAAGCTTTTATAAAAATGCATATACTGTTGATAATAGCCTACAGCTCAATCTCGGAACTGAATACTCAACCCTCACAAGCACGATATCATCTGGCGTACCGGTTGTAGCATATGAAATTTTCTCTGGAAACTATACATTAGTAAACTTTGTCGAAATACCCGGTATAAAATATGGTGAAACAGTACAGTTATCAGACTATACATACGACTGGGGCTGGGGACTTATTGCGCCAAGAACACTTGTAGGTAGTAGGATATCAGATTATTACAAATTTTATGAATATACACCGTTTTATGAAGGATCTCACTATAATAATATTATTGATTGGAATAACCCTATGACTACTGTTAGCTATACGAATAGCTCTTTTCAAGAATGGAGTAAAAACAGTGGTATTATGCAAAGTCTGCTAAGCTATGAGCTCACAAAAGGGCTTAGATTGTTCTTAAGTGGTAGCGACATTGTATATAATAATTAAATATTTTAATGTTTGAGTCAAGTAGATTTATCGATGAACGCCTAGATGTATCTATAACATCTCTTACCCCCTCTACATCACCAATAGACAAGACAGAACCTTTAACATTTCAGGAGTGGGTCAAGTATAATAATAGTTTATTTACTAATGCTAATGATTTCTTACAGAGATATCAGTCTTACCTGAATAACTGGTATGAAACAAAAAATTATCAATCTATTGAACAAGTAGACGTAACACGCTCGTTGTATGTTTCACTTATAAAAGAAATAGTACTAACTCACACAACAACGGACGAAAGACGCTGGCTAAAAAATATTGATTTTAATAACAATAGAGATCTTGCAGTAGCAATTCCGTTTTTCGCACAAAAAATTAAAGACATATGCTTATACTATAGTACGTTGCGTGATGATGTACGGACTGCTGATTTAAGGTATAATCTTAAAGGGTCAAACTTCGGGGTTAGTAAATTAATTTATAACGAAATATCTAAATCCTTAGAAACAGAAGACCTTACTGACTTAATTCGCACCTTGAATCTCTCTCTTTCAGATATTCGTAACAGTATGGTTATCGATATCGAAGATCTATACGATAATTTTAATGACTATCTAGACACTAGTGCTAACCTACCCGCATCTTCATACGGGTTATCTCCATCTGACCCTGCATATAAGTATTTTAGCTTAAATCAATACGGTATTGATCCTAATCTCTTTCTAGATTTTAATACCGCCATTGTACAAGCGATTACATCATATCCTTTTTATCTTATTGAGTTTGGTGATAGTTTTACAATTACACCTCAAGTAGATAGCACACAGCTTAATTTTCTTAAAGATAGTGACTTTATTAATACGATCAATACTCAGACGTCTGATAATTTAAACCTAAACAATCAAGCTGTATTAATAGAAAAGTTTATCGGTACAGATTTTTATTATGTATCGACAGGAGCTACTGCAACAAGCTATGTATCCGGTGCACTGTTTTCTGCAAAAAACGAATTTGCAAATTATCTTAATAAAAGATATCCCGCTGTAGCAGCTGTACAAAGCCAAGATTTTATACAAACAGCTAAAGAGATTGGTCTTTTCTTTAAGCCAGATAAGATAGGGTTTTCAAACTTTACTAATTTCGGTCTTAATGCCGTTATAAACGAGAGTTCACTTAGCGCTAATACAGTATATATTTTTCCTGATCCATCAAAATATGGTAATGTATCTGGGCTAACAAAAGAAGAGTTTAATTCGCCTTTAATATATAATGAACTTAATTATTTTAATAAAATTGATTTTTCAAATCAATATAGGTTTGGCGATTCAGAAACAAATTCATATTTTCAAACATTTCGAGGATATCAAAGTAGAGAGCAAACATTAGATGCATCAGTAGCAGGGTTAGCCCGCTATACAGATCCGCAGGAGTTCTTTAAAGGTGATGTAAAATCACTCTGGGCTAATAATGATGTGTTTCCGTTATTACCACAAAATGTATTTCCTCTAGATAGCAGAATTGAAAAGCTATATTCTCTTAATAAGACCGCTGTACAATATAAAAACGACGTCTATGGTAATGAGTATACTATGTATAAAGATATACATCCGCCGAAAGTACCGGCAAATGAACGTACAGATAACGGTAACTTAAAATTCTTTTTCTGTTTATCACTTGACGGCCATACCTTTTATGACCCTATTTCTGGTTATAACTTTAACTATTCTATAGAAGATGCAGATCTTGGCTATTCTGGCGTAACTTTTAGAACTGCTAATGCTATACCCCCAGGCTCTGGTTATTACACTCCTGCTTTTAACGGATATACATGGAACCCATATGGCAACCCGCCTCCGGGGTCGTTTATACCCTTTCCTGAAGATTATCCTCCAACATTTACAGAGTATAATAGCGGAGCGCCATCTTATACGCTTTCAGGTAAAGCAACACCAGTAGCATCATATAGATTTCAGCCTGAAACATTTTGCCCCGGGGCACTAGAAACAATATATTTCTGCACTACTCTTGATGGTGTGACGTTTGTTTCACCAGGAAGTGGGTTGTTGCCTGATCAATCTTCTGACGATCCAGATTTTGACCCTGCAAATGCTGATGTTTACTACGGTGAGTTAATCGACGGCGCTACTAACCCCACAAGCATATTACCCGACTTTAGAGCTAATTTTGCTTACCCGGGACTTTTTACATCGACTGTAGCATTATCAACTTATGTTCCTTTAAACGGTAATTTATTCTGGGTAAATAGCGCCGCACCTTGCGGCGACGTAACAGCGTTTGTAGTTAGATATGATGAGCCAAGTAATTTCATGAATTATCATGTACCAAATAGAAAGACGCAAGTAGTCGAAGGGCTTTCCGGTCTGTCAAGGAGAAAAACAATTTACGATGCAAGATTTGTTGAATACGGTGATCTTTATTTTAGAAATGCTAATTCATCACTCTATCTTCCAGCTTCTTCCTCTCTTTCACGCATATATGACAAGTATAGTCTAGAAATGCAAACTGAATTAAGAGAAAAATTAATTGACTTTGATCTTTATTACGACACAATACAGCTCGAAACAGAAAACTACTTAATATTTGATAAAATTATTTTTGATAATGAAAATAATACAATTAAAACTACTACACGCAATGATTGCTTCTTTAGCAAAGGTGATGTAAAGGAGTTCGAAAAGACATCCACAGTATGGTTCGATGAGATGAATAATAATCTCTTCTTCTGCCGAACTGTCTTATACTATGAATTAAGTTCGACTAATTATAAAGCAATATATCCTGAAATTTATACCGTTAACATGGATAAATTGACTTATACAAAGCTTTACCCCGAAAAAAATAAAGAAGATCTAACTTTTGAAGACATTAAAGATTATTCACTATTAGGGAAAGATATTAATCTCAATATTGTAAGTATTGAAAAGCCAATAGTTACGTTTGACGATGAAACAGAAACATATTGTATTTCATATCTTGGCAAAGATCTTTCTAATTTATTTTATATTTATAAGACATTCTTTAAGTATGTAAACGGTGTTATTACAAACATAAGCAATAATATGTTTAAGTTGACTACAGATGTTAATAGTATAAACTTCTCATATGCACCACCGTTTTCCGGATATTCAACATATACAATTATAGGATCTGCTGCAGGGAGTGTAATAGGAGACGCATTTATTTTTGGAGTTTAAATATGGCATTATTTTATTCATTTAGCCCACAAGATCGTACATCTGTTGTATATGATTACAAGACCATTGATACTTCCAAAGATTTTATAGTATCATTAGAGTACGCTTGCTATGGCGATACATTAAGCGGGGCTGAAGGCTTTTCACTATTTTTTGTTGACTGTAGAAACCTTCAATCAACAGGTAGAACCGGTGGACCAGGTCCAGCATTAGGCGCAACGGAAATTGTTGGAGTATCTGGCGAAGCGGGGTTTGTTTATTTTCCTGGAGTTGTAAACGCAAGCCTTGTTGTTGGCTTTGATATTACAGGAAATTTCGGATCTAATTTCTGGCCGCTAGATGGTTATGCAGAACCGGCTTCTAATACAGTTAGCGTAAGAGGCAACTACGAATCTGGATATTCATTAATTCATCGTACTGAAAATCTAGCAAGCTCAAAGTTCGATGAACCGTTTTATCTTTACCGTCAGTCACCTGCAATACCTGCATATCGAGTGTTTAGATTAACAGTGTCCAATTTCGGAAAAAATATTATTCTCGATCATAAGATTAATAACAAATTTTATAACATATTTGATATCAACATGCCCGCTGAAATGCCACCTACAGTATATCCATGCATAGGGTTTAGTAATAGCGATAAAAATACAGTATTCGCAGTTAGAAATATTAATGAAAATGGCTTTTTTGTCACCCCAACACAAACACCGACGCAAACACCGACGCAAACACAAACACCGTCTGTGACACCATCGCATACACAAACACCTTCTGTAACACCATCACATACTAGTACACCTACACAGACGCCAACACAAACACCGACACCAACACAAACACCAACTCAAACACAAACACCAACTCAAACACCGTCTGTTACATTGACATATACATCAACACTTACACAAACACCAACACCTTCTGAGACACCTACCAATACACCAACACCTTCTGTTAGCCCGTCACAGACACAAACGCCTTCTGAGACACCCACTATTACACCAACACCTTCTGTTAGCCCGTCACAGACACAAACGCCTTCTGAGACACCTACCAATACGCCAACACCTTCTGAGACACCTACAAATACACCAACACAAACACGAACGCCAACTAAGACACCTACTAACACGATAACACCGTCTGTGACACCATCACATACACAAACACCATCTGTAACACCGTCAAATACACAAACTCCTTCCGTTACACCTACAAATACACCAACACAAACACGAACGCCAACTAAGACACCTACTAATACGATAACACCTTCTGTTACCCCGTCAAAGACACAAACACCAACGAGAACACCTTCTGTCACGCCAACCAATACACAGACACCTACGAGAACACAGACACCTACGAGAACACAGACACCTACAAGAACACCAACTAATACACCAACGCGTACATCAACGCCCACACAGACGCCTACTAGAACACAAACACAAACACCTACTGGGACGCCAACCAATACACAAACACCAACAGTGACGCCATCTAATACACCGACTCAGACACCTTCATTTACGCCTTTCCGTACACCAACTCCAACATCTACTATAACGCAGACATTAACACCTACGCAGACACCTACTAGAACACATACCCCAACACAAACACCCACAAGAACGCAGACACCGACGCGAACACCTACGCCAACACTTACCCGCACACCGACGAATACACCTTCGCGTTCGAAACCTTAAGCTTGTTATTGATTTATTAATGTTATCGTATAAAATAACTAAATGAGTAAATCTAAAGCTGACAAAATATTTATTTCCATTGCCTCTTATAGAGATCCGCAACTAGTTCCAACCTTAAAAGATTGTATTGCTAATGCTAAGAATCCAGAAAATTTAGTATTTAGTATTTGTTGGCAGCGTGATGATACAGAGTCGTTAGAAGAGTTTGCTAAAGATCCACGAGTTAAAGTTATTGACATTCCTTATCAAGATAGTCGCGGCACTTGCTGGGCCCGCAGTGAGATACAGAAAAATTACAATGGTGAGAAGTATTACCTACAATTAGATAGCCACCACCGCTTTGTTAAGGACTGGGATGTAAAGTGTATAGATATGGTTAAGCAGCTTCAAAAGAAAGGTCATAAAAAGCCCCTTTTGACCGGCTATATTTCGAGCTTCGATCCAGATAATGACCCACAAGCAAGAATTCATATCCCATGGAAGATGGATTTTGATAGATTTATCCCTGAAGGTGCTGTATTTTTCTTACCGGCTTCAATAGATGACTTTAAAGAACGAACCGAGCCTGTACCTTCACGCTTTGTATCAGCTCATTTTATTTTTACTCTCGGAAAATGGGTTAAAGAAGTACCATATGATCCATATTATTATTTTCATGGCGAGGAGATTAATCTTGCTGTTAGATCATACACTTGGGGCTATGATCTCTTCCACCCTCATATGGTGATTGCTTGGCACGAATATACCAGAAAAGGTAGGACCAAACACTGGGATGACAGTAAGAGCTGGGGTAAATGGAATGAGGAGTCTCACTTAAGAAACAGAAAGCTCTTTCAAATGGACGGATTAAAGAAAGATATCGATTTTGGAAAATATGATTTCGGTAAAATCCGTACATTAGAAGACTATGAAAGATATTCTGGTCTTTCGTTTAAGAAGCGCGCTATACAAAAACATACACTTGAACGTAATTACCCACCAAATCCTAACAATAATTTAACTAAAGAAGAGTATGAAAAATCGTTTCTTAGTATTTTTAAGCATTGTATTGATGTAGGGTATCAACAAGTTCCTGAAAAAGACTATGATTTTTGGTGTGTTGCTTTTAAAGATAAAGCCGGAAAAGATCTTTATAGAAAAGATGCAGATAAAGCAGAGATAGACAGAATGTTAAAAGACCCAGACAACTATTGCAAAGTTTGGAGAGAATTTAACACAGATGTATTGCCTTCTAGCTGGATTGTTTGGCCGCATAGTGTTAGTAAAGGATGGTGTGAACCTATTACAGGCCAGCTACATAATACTGTAAGTTAACTAGTGAATAAAGTCTTTATCGATTGCGGCTATCATTTTGGCGAAAAAATGGCTGCAATTGGTGAGTGGTGTGGATGTCAACATGGCGATTGGGAAACATATGCATTTGAAGCTAACCCGCTCTGTAAAATTCAAGAGAGAATAAGTCAACATCCGTGGAAAATCACCGCGTTTAATAAAGCTGTCTGGATAGCTGATGGTGAAAGTGTTTTTAACTGTGAGGGTATCGGTGAAGGATCAACTCTCGAATCTCTTAGTTCTAAGCAACCTTATTCTATTCAGCAAACCATAGAAACTATTGACTTTTCTAAATTTATTTCGCAATTTAGAGGTAGAGATCGTGTTTTTGTTAAGATGGATATAGAAGGTGCAGAATATAGCGTTCTTAGAAAACTTATACAAGATGATAATATGTCTATTATAACAGAATTAAATATCGAATGGCATTGGCGCGCTCTTGCAGAGGAGAGTCTCGAGACTACCGAACAACTGCTTAAAGAAGTTAAAAAATATACATCAGTTCAGTGGCCAGAAATCAACTATTAATAAATACTGTTGTGGATTATTGTAGCCAATTAGGTCAAGATAGGTATTTAAACGACACATATTTTAAAAACAAGCAAGCTGGTGTGTTTGTAGATGTGGGGGCCCACGACGGCATTACATATTCAAATAGTAAGTATTTTGAATCGATTGGTTGGACAGGTCTTTGCGTTGAACCAATACCTAATATATTTGATCAGTTAAAAGCTAATAGAAAATGTATATGTGAAAATTATGCAATATCAGATAATGAAGGTGAAGATGATTTTTTATTAGTGCATGGCTACGCTGAGATGCTAAGCGGGCTAGTTAAAGAATATGAACCTAAGCATGTAGGGAGAATAGACGGCGAAATACATCATTATGGTGGTAGTAAAGAAATCATAAAAGTTAAGACTGTAACGCTTCAAACGCTTTTAGATAAGCATAATATTAGCTCTATAGATTTCTTGTCATTAGATACAGAAGGTAATGAATTAAAGGTCTTAAAAACTATCGATTTTAATAAAGTCAATATATTTGCTATTTCTTTAGAAAATAACTATAAAGATGAAAAAATAAGGAATTTTTTAGTAGAGAAAGGCTTTACACATATTAAATCTTTAGACGTAGACGATATTTTTATAAAAAACTAATATGAATATAAGATTTTTTGATGAAAATTTATTAGGTCAGCCTGGGCTTTGCCCTTATATTGACCCGCAGGTAGGCTGGCAACGTGAAATAGCAGATTATGATATTGGTATATATACAGATAAATTTTGCTTTAACCAACCAATAGATAATACAAAGCAAAACTATGCATGGATAATAGAGCCACCTATTATTAACGGCGACAATTATAATAATATTATTAAAAATTATGAGAAATTTAAATATGTATTTTCTTACTATAGAAATATAGAAACAAAAATTAACAACTTCAAATTTATACCTCACGGTGGTACGTGGCTAAGGCAGAATGAATTAGAAATATACCCAAAAACACAGTTAATGAGTTTTCTTTTTTCAGATAAGCAGTGGAACGGTTACCATAGACAGCGACACAGAATTTATGATATGTTAAAAACAACTACTAATATTTCTTTCTTTGGCAGCGGTTGCAATAATCGAATTCCATACAAAATAGAAGCACATAAAGATTTTTATTTTTCTATTGTAGTTGAAAATAGTGAAGAAGAAGATTATTTTACAGAAAAATTATTAGATTGTCTCTTAACCGGTACAATTCCTATTTATCTAGGATGTCCGGCAATTGAAAAATATTTCAATACAACAAGCATTTTACGTTTTAAAGACCCGGAACAATTGCCAGAAATATTATCTACACTCACACCTGAATTATATTTATCCATGCTCGATAGCGTGAAAGAAAATTTTGAAAAAGCAAAACAGTATATTCACCCCGAGCATTTAATACAGAAATGTATAGAAACATTGTAATTACAGCAGCTAACGATCTTTATTTTGAATCGCTAAAGACATTAATAAGTAGTATACATCAACATAGTTTTGATACTGTTGATCAAATATTTGTTTACGACTTAAATTTAGATGAAGAAAATAAGTCTATACTTTCAAAAATACAAAAAGTAACACTACTTAATTTCTCTAGCTTATCCCCGCTACCTTACAAAAACTATCTATTACCTAGCGGTCACGCGTATAAATTATTTTGCGTATACGATGCGCAAAATTACGGTAACAACGTATTATGGCTTGATGCAGGTGTAATGTTATTAAAAGACATAAAAGAGATGTTTGATATTATTGAAAAAGAAGAGATTTTTGTAGTCGGTGACGTTCATTTAACATGCACATTTACAAAAAAGAAATGTCGTGAAATAATGAATGCTACAGACGGTGAGCTTAATGATACAATTATATCTTCAGGTATTTTAGGGTATAAGTCTCGAGGTAAATACCAGTCTTTAATAAATGAAGCCTTTGAGTATTCTAAAATTGAAGGCTGTGTAGTAGGAGATGAAGAGAATCATAGACATGATCAGAGTGTATATTCTATATTGGTATCACGGTATAACTGTAAAAAACAGGATATCGATAGATATGGCTACTGGACAGATTTTACAAGAACTTTACAGACAGCTATGCAGAATGACGCTGTTATTTTTGTTCACCGTAGAGGGCATTATGATATAAGTAATCTAAGGTATAATACATGAATATTAATTCCATAAAAAAATATATTATAAACCTTAAAAGAAGACCTGATAGACTTGAGCATTCAAGAAAAGAAATGGAATATATGGGCTGGGATTTTATTGCATTTGAGGGTATTGACAAAAAAAGCTATATTGGCTGCGGATTATCGCACATGGCTATTGCACAAATGCTTTTAGATAGCAACGATGAGCATATTATTGTCATGGAAGATGATTTGTTTTTTATGCCGTATGCAAAAGTGTTATTAGAAAATGTAGAAAATGCATTAAACCATACGGATTGGGACCTATTTCACTTTGCTCCCTCGATTCATCGCCCTATACATAAACCAGATGGTATTTTAACAGATTTATCTAATGTACCGCCAAAAGACCCCAATAGACACCGCGGAATATTTGGAACATCAGGATTTATTTACAATAGAAGAGTAGCAGAAGCGGTGACTAAATGGAATACAAACGAAATTATAGAAAACGTACATATGCATAATGCAATAGATCAGTATTTTGACATTGCAATTTATCCTAAATTTAAAAGCTTTTGTGCTAAATATCCTATAGTGACACAAATCGATAATCAGTCGGACATTAACGGTACTTACGATAAAAATCATTATCTAATGACATATCAATGGAATGCGTATATTCATCCTCTTGCAAATAGTATGCAAAATTTCGATCATTGTCTTAACTTAAGAAAGTACGGTAAGCTTGGAGTGGAGATATGACACTTGTAACAGCTATTTATAGCCATAATATTAATACAATTTATGGCGGCCGTGGAAGGGATGTATCTTTTTTTGATTCTTCATTAAGAAATATCGCTAATTTAAATTGCCCTATTGTAATTTACACGAGCCATGAAGATGCACCTATTGTAGAGAGCCGAGTGTCAGCATATATGAAAGATTTTAAGGTTATACCGCATCACATTAGCGGTTTTGAGTTCTGTGAAGCGGCATTAGAATTTAAGAAAAGAATTATAAAAAAAATAACATTAAACGATCGTAACGAAACACTTTGCTTTAGTAAAGCATACTGGATTAACGATACTATTGAAAAGAACTATTTTCCCTCAGACAAATATTTTTGGATTGATAGCGGGCTTACACATCATGGTATTTTTCCAGAAAGAGTTGGCGGTGTTGAATTGTTAAGTGTAATATCACCGGCACACTATTATCCAAATAATCCGAATAATATCTTTAACCCCAGATTAAGTCAAAATTTATCTAACTCTATTCTCCAGGATAAACTTTTCTTTTGCTCTTTACCGTTTCAAGGCGACCCTACACCGGTTCATCATATTATATCCGAATACTGCAAGAAAAATGTATCACCAATGACAAATCATCTTATTGGCGGGCTTTTTGGCGGCTATAAAGAACCATTTAAGCAGTTTTTTGCTATTTACAGTGATGTATTGAAATATTTTCTAACAAAAGATGTACATGTACTTGAAGAGCAAATTTTTAGTGCTTTATATTCTGCATATCCAGAATTATTCGAACTTCATAAGTTTTATACTTGGTATTTCCATTCCCCCGGTGAACGTTGTAGTGTACTAGATAAAGACGGCGACAGTTTCTATAAGGTCTTTACTAGAATATATGATTTACCCGCGTCTTGATATTTTTTTGAAGTTAATTATATAATTGTATGCCCGTATCTACGAGTTTCTTTAAGACTGAGACATTAGACTACATTGTAAAAAACTTTAAAACAGATATAAAAATATTAGATGTTGGACCTGGTGTCGGTACATATTCTAATCTCCTAAAACCTTTAGGTTATACAAATCTTGATTGTGTTGAAGTATTTGCAAAATATATTGAAGACTATCAACTCAAAGGTAAGTATAATAAAGTATTTAATGAAAATATAATTAATTCGAATATAGATCTTAACTCCTATGATTTAATTATTTTTGGCGATGTATTAGAGCATATTAGTGAGGAAGATTCTCTAAAACTACTAAGCAAGATCGATGATACTAAAACACATGTTATAATAGCTGTGCCGTTTATGGCGTCGCAAGGCGAGCATTACGGTAATACTCATGAAATACATGTACAAGATAAATTAACTTATAGAAAATTTATAGACACATATAAAAATTATACAGCGTTTTGTGTTCGATATGATTATGGCGTTTTTTTAAACAAGAATACTTTAAATAATGATCAAATTATATATACAATAGATTTACCTGATGAAACTGAGATTAAAAAAGATTATCCACATAAAGCTATTATTAATTTAAACAGTATAGCAGAAAAAGTAGAACAACAGAAACAAGAAACAGAAAATAAATTTCCCGTAACAACTGATTCTTCGCTAACGTTCGTTACCGGTCTTTGGAATCTAGGAAGAGGAGATATTGGTACATCCTTTCATCGCTCTTATCAGACGTACTTGGATAAGTTTATTGAACTTCTTAAAGCACCTGTAAATCTATATATTTTCATTGATAAAGCTGATGAAGAGTTGGTATGGAAGCACAGAAGTAGATCAAATACAGTAGTTAATACTATGAGTTTACAGGAACTCGAAAAATGGTTTCCTTTTACTGATATAACAGATACTATACGCAAAAAGCCTGAATGGCTGGGACAAGCCGGTTGGCTGGCAGAGTCGACGCAAGCGAAATTAAAAATGTACAACCCTTTGGTTATGAGCAAAATGTTTATGCTTAATAACGTTTCAATATGGAACCCATTTAACTCTAAACAATTTTATTGGATTGATGCTGGTATAACAAATACTGTGCACTGGGGGTATTTTACGCACGATAAAGTGCAAGAAAAGCTTTCGAAAATAGTTGATAAATTTATGTTTATAAGCTTTCCGTATCCCGAGGGTGGCGAGATACATGGATTTACAAGAACAAAAATGAATGAACTTGCGCAAACAAAAAATGTTGAATATGTTTGCAGAGGAGGATTTTTCGGAGGACCAAAAGAAACGATTAGTCAAGCTAACGGAATGTATTACGGGCTCTTGCAACAGACTCTTAATGAAGGATATATGGGTACAGAGGAGAGTATTTTCACTCTTATGACATACCTTAATCGCGATTTATTTAGTTTATTTTCTATTGATGGAAATGGTCTTATTGGTAAATTTTTTGAAGATTTAAAAAATACTAAAGTTGAAGATGCTGCAAAACTTAAAGTAAAAGAATATGCAGGCACAAGCTTATATGTTATAACCTTTAATTCACCGAAACAATTTGAAACGCTTTGCGAGTCATATACCAAACACCCAGGATTTATTTCCGAAACTACAAATTATTTGTTAGATAATAGTACAGATTTGTCAACTACTGAGGAATATAAGAGAATTTGTAAGCAGTATAATTTTGAGCATATTAAAAAAGATAATCTAGGTATATGTGGCGGTCGACAATTCATTGCTGAGCATTTTGATAAGACAGACGCAAAGCATTATATTTTTCTAGAGGATGATATGTATCTTCTAGAAGAAAACGGTGATAGATGTAAGAGTGGTTTTGCCAGGTATGTATCTAATCTATTTTCAAAAATTCATAAAATTATGCATAAGGAAGAGCTGGACTTTATAAAGTTTTCTTTTACTGAATTTTATGGTAATAACACCACACAATGGTCGTGGTATAATGTGCCACAGAATATACGTGAAAAGTTTTGGCCTAATTACTGTAAACTTCCTGAAATAGGGACAGATCCAAAATCACCAAAGACTGAATTTAAGAATATTAAAACTCTTGAGGGTCTAGCCTATGCAACAGGCGATGTTTATTACTGTAACTGGCCGCAGATTGTATCACGAGAAGGTAATAAAAAGATGTTTTTAACAACTACTTGGGCCCATCCTTTTGAACAAACTTGGATGTCTTATATCTTTCAATTAACAAAAGAAGGCACTGTAAACAGTGCGGTATTATTACTATCTCCTATAGAACATAATAGATTTGCGCATTATAAGAGCGAATTAAGAAAAGAGAGTTAGTTTTCACGGGTATATATACCTATTATTAGTAAATAATAATGTGAATTATATTAATTACGTACTCTCTAGTTACCAAACTATACAGTACCCGACCATAATAAATCATTATCTTTTTATCGACCCGGTATTCGGTACAAATATAGACTACCCACAGAGTGCAGATGGCAGTTTTTTTAGCACTACATCTGGTGGATACGTGTTTCCGCTTACAGCTAACGGAGGTCTCTATTTCCCGTGGGGTTATCCAGTTTACAATACAATCTTAAGCGCAGATCTGGGCCTATTCAAGGGAATAACAACACTTACCATTGTCCCATCCGCTCTAGATGAAACGTATTACGCGATAATGAAGATTTTATATGATTTTGAAGGCAATGATAATGTTAGGAATATAGAAAAAGGTATAGTTCAGAATGTATTGTCAAATAATACCGCGGTACTAGATCCCGGCTCTCCAAAAGATACGAATGTTGATTTTACCTTTACGCCGACATCACTTTTAAGTACGACATATTATCCGACAATTACTGTTGTTAACGGAGATCTTTCTCTTAATATCTTTAATCTTAAAATAACTCTCATTCCGGATACTATATTCAAGTTTGATGATTTTCACCTCATTAATACTGCGCAGTTAACACGTAGCGTAGATAAAGCAATAAAAAGTGTTGAGGTATTTGAAATTGATACAGATGGAACGAACTATGTTAGTAACTTTTTGTTGCTTAGTTCTACTACAAGTAAGACTGTGTCATCAAACGGAATGAAATATACCCCGACCCCGACACCGACAGTCACACCGACAGTTACACCAACGCCGACAGTTACACCGACATTAACACCGACACCTTCAGTAACACCCACTACATCAAATCCTGAGCAGCTAACAGTAGAGTTTGTGACTTACAGTTAATATGATAACTAATTCGCATTATAAAAAAGTACGCGAAGAGCTTTTAGCTTTTTATAAAAGTAAAAAGTATAACTCTCTTGCAGTTAGCTTAGGATATAAAGAAGTTAAAAGTATACGCACTAACATATTGTCTATTCGCTTTGGGGTTGAAAAAAAATATACGTATCGATATGTAAAACCAGAACATTTAGTACCGCCAACAATTACAATAGATAATAAAGAATATAAGACTGATGTATACGAAGCAAGGCCCATATCACTTATTACAGGATATTGTTATAATACCGGCGATAGAAGTGTTCCACCGAATGTACCGCCTCCGGTAAGCTATAATCGTGCTCGAGTTAGACCACTTAGCGGCGGTGTGTCTATGGCAGCACCTCCACCCGATGGGTATGTGAACACTGGTACTTTAGGCGGTATTGTTGTTGATACTATAGACGGTAAATTGGTTGGGCTCACCTGTAACCACGTTGCAGGTGCACCTGGCGGGTCTTATTATGAAAGCGAAACACCGTTCTTCTTTGCTGGTGATACTTATGGTTCAACTTCATCTGCTTATAGGTTAATTAATTGTTATCAAAACTCTTCATGGGATAGTGGTATTGTAAACAACGCTGCAGATATTATTGGCAATACTAAAAGATGCTATCCGTTAACCGATACTGATATAAACTTTGTAGACGTTGCAGTCGTAAACCTCGATGATTCTCTTATTGGAACTAATAGTTGGTATACACTTTCCGCACCTTTTCGCGTACCTATAAATTTTGCTACTACAGAAGAAATTAATAACTTAACATTAAATGACCCAATATTTAAATCAGGTCGCACAACAGGCCCTGTTGGTAATGGATCTTGCGATTTAAGAGTTGTTGATACATCTGTTTTTATATATGTTAATGGGTTTGGCAATGCAGGCGTTCTTCCTTTTGGCGATATACTTGAAATAACAAGCCCCACATCAAACATTGTTGCATCCTCCGGTGGCGACTCTGGAGCACTAGTATATGCATGTATTAATTCAACAAACCCAATTTTAAGTGCGTGGAAATGCATTGGTGTTTTATTCGCAGGATCAAACGATGGCTACTATGCATATGCCAGTAGGATAGATAATATTACCTCATTGCTTCAGGTTTCAGCATGGGATGGAACACCCATTGCAGCAACACCTGTCACACCCGCGTATCGAGTGTTCGATTATGAAACCTACAAATATGAGCCATACATTGTAACTGATAATAAAATATATTGGCAAGTTGGTAAAAAACAGGCAATCATTCCTTCTGCAACACCGACACCTTCAGTAACTGAAACTCCAACACCTACTATATCGCCTTCTGTTACACCTACAAACACACCTTCAGTAACAGTTACACCTTCGAAAACCCCTGCTAATACCCCGAGTAATACGCCCACACGCACTTGTACGCCAAGCCATACACCAACTGTCACACGAACACCACAAAGTACGCCTGCCCCTACTCTTACACCAACAAGAACACCTACTATAACACCGACTAAAACACAGACACCTACAATAACTCCTACTGTAACTAATACATCTACACCTTCTGAAACACCTACCAACACACCCACTAATACGCTTACACCTACAAAGACACCAACTAATACACCAACTGTAACTGAGACACCTACAGTGACACCTACCAATACGCAAACGCCTTCTGAAACACCAACTAATACACCAACGCCTTCTGAAACACCTACAAACACTCCAACGCCATCTGAAACACCAACTAATACACCAACGCCTTCTGAAACACCTACAAACACTCCAACGCCATCTGAAACACCAACTAATACGCCTACTATAACACAGACACCATCTGAAACACCGACTAATACACCTACTACAACACAGACACCATCTGAAACACCCGCACCTACCGCTACGCCTTCAGAGACCCCAACATTTACACCAACTCCTTCAGAAACCCCTACAAATACACCAACTGTAACTGTGACACCCACAAATACACCCACAGTTACTGAGACACCCACAAATACACCTTCAGCTACTACCACGTCTACACCGACTTCAACACCTACTGTAACACCGACTAATACAGTAACACCTTCTGAAACGCCAACTACTACACCAACACCCACAGTAACTAAGACACCCACTAGTACACCTACTGTAACTATTACACCTACTGTAACTATTACACCTACTGTAACTCCCAGCCATACACCCACACTCACACCGACAAACATACCTATTATTCCTGTTACTGAAAACGGTGAAACAATACAACCAAATTATAATGAATATAATTTAGCTAATCTTGTAATTAGTACTACAGTTTCTTATTTTACAATACAGTTCGATCCTACTCATTCAGTATTAATACAAAATGTTTTTGATGTGAATAATTTTGCTAATTGCTACTTATCTGCATTTTCTTTTAATAATACTTCTATAGATATAAATCCTGTATATGTTACGCAATCTGGTATCTTATCTGCAAATAATAATAATTTCTTTACCCTTTATTATTATAATACAGGATCAGCGCTTATAAATGTAAATTATTCTGATATATATCCTTCGCCAACACCATCTGTAACACCGACAAATACACAAACACCGACCAATACACCTACAGTAACGCAAACACCAACTAATACACCATCTGTAACACCGACGATAACACAAACTATAACACAAACTCCTACGAGAACACAGACGCCAACTATAACACAAACACCATCTGTAACACCTACCAATACACCATCTGTAACACCGACGAATACACCATCTGTAACACCGACGATAACACAAACTCCTACGAGAACACAGACACCAACTATAACACAAACACCTTCATTAACACCAACACAAACACCAACTATAACACAAACACCTTCATTAACACCAACACAAACACCGACTGCAACTCAGACACCTACTAATACACCTTCTAATACACAAACACCAACACAAACACCAACCAATACACCAACTGTAACACAAACGCCTTCACAAACGCCCACAATAACTCCAACTGCTTCTGATAGTATCACACCGACACCCACATCTTCAGTAACACCAACTAACACCCCATCGGTGACACCTTCCGTCACCTTATCAACAACTCCTAAAGTGACTCCTACTATCACACCTTCCATTACACCATCTGTAACGCCGACAGCTTTAATACAAGCATTATATGGTGCGGGGAGGAACGTCTATGGTTCACTTGGCATTGGTAATAACTCAACAACTGTCAAGTCTTTTACGGCTGTAACAGGTTATTGGTCGCAGGTGGCGTGTGGAAGTCTGCACACCATGGCCATGAGTGCAGGTACTAACAAATGGTTTGGCACAGGATACAACGAATCAGGTCAGTTGGGCATAGGCAACAGCACCTCAACCAACATATTCATGCCATTGACTGGCAATTGGTCACAGATGGTATGTGGAGGTAGCCACACAATAGCATTGAGTGCTGGCACCACCAGTGCATGGTTTGGCGCAGGCAGCAATTATAATGGTCAATTGGGATTGGGCAGTGTACTTGGACTGAGTGCATTTGCACCTCTCTCAGGCAATTGGTCAAAGATGGTTTGTGGGCAATCCCACACCATGGCCATTAGTGCAGGCACCACCAAATTGTATGCCGCAGGCCGTAACTACTATGGTCAATTGGGCATAGGTGGTTCTTTTCCCGGCACAGATCAAAAAACTTTCACACCCGTGGCAGGCGACTGGAGCAACGTGATGTGCAGTCATGACAGTAGTACTACCATGGCCATGAGTGCAGGTACTAACAAATGGTTCTCCGCAGGGAATAACTCCAGTGGTCAAGCAGGCACAGGTAGCAGCGGTTTGGGCGGCGTGAATTTATCATTTGTGGCTGTTGCAGGCAATTGGAGCAGCATGGCTAGCGGACAAACCCACACCATGGCCATTAGTGCAGATACTACCAAATTGTTTGGCACAGGATACAACACCCTAGGTCAGTTAGGACTAGGTAATAATATCAGTAAATCTTCATTTACAGCGGTTTCAGGTACAGGCAATTGGTCACGAGTGGTGTGTACTAACAATGACTCAATGGCATTGAGCGCAGGTACAGACAAATGGTTTGGCACAGGGTATAATGGTGACGGTCAATTGGGATTGGGTAGTGTGGGCAGTCTCAATGCATTTATAGCTATGCCAGGCAATTGGTCTCAGATGGATGGAGGGCAATCATATACCATGGCACTGAGTGCTTTATAATAAACACCATGTGTTTTAATAAATCAATATATTGATAAATAATTATCATGGACATTATAACACTAGATTCCACAAATTTTACAGGGTTGACATCTAGATATGTCTACGACGATAGGTTAAAATTTAACGAAAATGTAGTTTTTTCTGAACAAGGTATCAATATACCTCTCAATGATGCACTTAGAGAAGTAAACGATAATAAGATTAATAACTACTCTAATATATTTCTTTCTAGAAAAGATTTATTGACAAGTGCGGTCTATGTTGACAATCTTAATAAACTTGGTGATGATGGCTTTTCTTCTTATATTGCTGCTAATGCCGCTGGTACCCTTACTCCTGCTGCGCGTTTCTGGGTTGTAGAAGAGCCTGGAGTTGGTGTTAATATAGCTAACGTAAATGTTACTGGTGATTTAACAAACATAAATAACCAATATTTTTATGATATTGAGCTTATAACAGAGCAATTCTGTAAAATTTCACATGAAAATGATAATGTTATTAGATATTTAACTGTTGACTATACCGGTAATCTTTCCTTTACAAAAGATATTCAGCTTGATGCAATTGGCGCATTAAGTCCGCAAATATTCTATTACATTTATGATCGTTCATATAACTACATTGTTTTAATAAAAAATATTAACGATATTCCAAAGTATGTTACATTCGATTTTAATACACAAGAATTAACTCTTGTTAACCCAGTTACAGCAACATCTGTCCCATACTCTGTATCTTCTATTTTTAGAGTTAAGCCTAGAAATCCAATCCCTAATAATACACTGCTATATGATCCGTGGCTTAGCTATAACCGCGATTTAAAAACCAATTCACAAGACGTAAATAATGATCGTAGTTTCGATAATATATCATCAAATCTTTTACTGCATAGTGAATATTTTAATACGTCAGGTAAGAGTATAGATTTAAACATTCTATCATTAAAGAATACCAATACACCTGAAAATAAACAATCACGAGGCAATCCATTCTTTAACGAACAAAGTATTGAATTTAGAGAATATCAAAACCTATTTACAGGATCTAACCAAACCCGGGGTAACGATAATATCACTTTAAATTATGAAAGCTATACAACAAATATAATTCTTAAAAAAGATAAAGTAACATACTTTCATATCCCACAAATCTTTTATCCATTTTCTAGATTAAATATTCAAGATTCTGGTCTTATTGAAGCAGGTGCAATAGCTGGTGACCATCCATTAAAATCGGATAAAATTTTTAAGAAAAAAGCTGACTATAAATATACTTCTAACTACGGGGATACTATAGAAGAGACATCGGGCGAATTTTTATGTGCTTGGCTTTCAGGTAGTGCTGATGTTAACAAAAGGCCAATATGGGTTGATCGATACTACAATCCAAACTCAATTTCATTCATGAAAGCGCTTACATCTTCAGACTTAAAAGCAATTAGGTATATATCTTTATTTGATTGCTTAGCAAATAAAGCATCTGAATTACTCGGGGATGTTGATATTTTCGATAAACCTTCAGATTTAATTTTTGAAAAAGGAACATATTACGCATATTATCACTACGGGCCAAAAGATGTACAGAACTTTATCAATACACTTTCAGAAGACTTAATATGCTTTAATTTTGCTAATTACAGATACTATGATATGTCTAATGTGTATTCTTCTACTGAAGCAACTACAGAATTTGCGTTTAATGGAAAGACATATGCAACCACAGGATCGCTCTCTGCTATTCAAGCTTCAAATCAATTTACATTAATATTTGATGCATACAGCTCGGATTGGAAATCTCCGCTTGGTTACCAGCTAGTCGGTAACTATGACAGAGATGGGTTTGGAATCTTTAATCAAAATATAGTTACCCCAACCCTATTTATTAACTCACCTAGCGCAATAAAAGTTACTAATTTGCAAGGAAAAGATTTAAATTCATTAAGCTTTAACGCAGACATCAAAGCCATAATGAGACAACAAGGGTTAAACGATTTTTATCTAATTATGGAAGATAATACGTTCCGTAGATTTAACCTTGCATATGCAGAGACTCGACGCACTTCACCAACAAATGGAGATAAGCTTGGTAATTTACTTGACGTTGATTATACAGAAACTTTTGCATATGCTCTTATTGATAACGGTGGAGCAAATAATAAAAAGTTAAATCTTCTAGATTTTAATTCAAATGAAGTAACCGACATTACAACCCGCACAGTGAGGTATCCGCGTGTTGTAGCATATAATTCCTCTTTACAAACAGGTAAAAATTTAGATTACTATCCTAAAACGCAAAAAATGTATATTACCCCGGGTATTAAATCAATGCGTGTAGATAATGACATTTATTTTCTTCAAGATAAAAATACATTACAACGCTGGAGAGATATAGATGCCTCCGATGTTATAACGGATATTACAACCGCGTTTTATTCATCTACTCAAATAGAAGATTTTAGTATTGATTTCGATAATAATCTTTGGTTATTATATAACGATAATTATTATGCAAAATATACTGCAAATCGCGAGTTTATTTTATCTGGCTATATATTTGAACCGGGGTATAAAAACTATAAAATTAATTTTACTGCAGATTTTGATAACGGTAAATATAATAGATATTGTGTTATAACTCAAAGAGCAGTCAATAATAATACAAAATTAAAATATACACAGTTTACTCTTGACGGTAAAGATATCTCTTCCTTTACTACAACACAGTTAAACGGGTATACAAGTTACTATATTGCAAATTCTTCAATACCAGCGAATATTTTTACTACTAGCAAAACATTATCGAGTGTTTATCCATCCGGTATATTAATTAATACATCTATATCTGCTGCAGGATACTTTTCAATTGTAAGCTTCAAATCACAATTAAGTAGCTTCTTTGATCCTAAAACTAATGCAAATTTAAATCTTTCTAATGATAAATTCCTTCGTACAACTGTAAAAGATAAGTACGCTAGTTCTAATTTAAATGTTAAAGCTAAACTCACAAATGTGTTTAACGCTAATGATACTGTTGATACTGAGATAATCTTTAATCTTTCAGCCCTTGATGCAGGGTATCATAATTTTGCTGTAAGGTTTGATGCTGATGGTGGCTATATGTACTTGTTTATTGATGGTCAGCCGCAAGGATACACAGAGTTTCTGCCAAGAAAATATAAATTTAGTAATATAGTATACAGGCCGTTTCTTATAGGCTCTTCTAATTATGCGTATTCCGTGCCTTTATTTTCTTATCTTAAAAACACATCATTTTTAGTCAACGATTTCACTGTAAAAAACTTCTATCTCTATGATACACCTCTTTATAACTGTGATATGTTTATGCATGCTAGAAAGAATATGGAAATTCATGATATAAGCTTTGATGTTGCATGTGGCAGGCGTAATTATCTTGAAGAAGTGGAACGATACTTTAAGCTTAATACACCAGGCTCTAAGTCTACTCTCTTTAACTTAATTATTAGAAATAGCGGTATTACAGACTCTTCATTGAGAGAAGCCCTCGAGCAGCGTATGGTAAGTATTTTGAGGAATACAGTTCCGGTACATACTAGGTTAAATACTATAAAGTGGAGTAATTAATGACAATTTCAACAGAATTCCTAGAGCAAGGGTTAATTTACGATCGCTATCTGGGTGTAGATATAAATCTACCTTACGATTTTGAGGATATAAGAATACAGCCAAATGATACTGCAACTTACAGTGTTTTAAACATTAAGTTCAAACATTTATATGATAATTTTCTTTATCTTTATAAAAACTGTAAACTTGCATCTAATGTTATACCCATATCTGCAACTGCAATTGCAGGTGTATCTGCAGCATCAACTAAATTTACCTGGCAAAAAAATCTAAGCACAAGTCAGTTTATTTCCATATATAATGACCCCACACTCGTGGGCATGGATCATACAAATGCAATGTTACTAGTAAAGAATAAAGATAAAAACCAATATTCCGCGTTCACTACTGATGGATCACATCTTAGAGTTTTTAATTTTGATTCGTATAGTTCTTATATTAGCAATGTCTTTACACAAACTGAAATTGATGCCGGGTATGGTGTTTATTATACAAATATTACTGCTTTTGCTGTTGCTAACGATTATCTGTACGTATTAGATTCAAAATTAAGTAGATTAACAAAATACGATGCATCGGGATTTACTACAGGTAATAATGTAACGGAAAATAGACTTTTTTATGTCGATTCTGTGGGCAATGATGGTAGCTTTCTATCAAAAACAGAATTTCATGACCCGAGATCACTAACTACATACAAAGATAATCTTTTTATATTGGATTCAGGTAATAGTAGCATTAAGAAATATGATCTTAATTTAAATTGGGTACAAACATATAGATTATATGTAGACTTTCTTTCTGCATATCCAATAGATATCAGTGCAGATGTAAATGGTAATTTATATGTAGTAACTGAAAACAGAAAAATATATAAGTATAACAACGCTATATCTAATAAAGAGATATTTGATCTCTCTTCAATATTAGAGTACGACGAAAAACCACTTAAGATTGTATTCTCGCAATCTGATACAAATATATTTTATTTGCTAACAAACAAAAATATTTTTAAAAAGCTTGTCGCCCAGCCTACCGGTATAGTTGGCAAGTATTTGCTCTATCTCTTTAAATACGATGTACCAGCTGATAGATTTACATCACTAGCAACAGCACCCTCGCTTTATGGTACAAGCGATCATAATATAGTATTCTCTGTTTCAGGTAATACCGGAAAGCTTGGCTATTTTTACGATAATTTAAACTTATTTGATATTTTAGCTGTTAACGATTTTGATATATACACGTTTAATGATATGTCATTTAATAAAGAAGAATATATACAGAATTGGGTCTTTAATAAAAATCTTTCTAAACTCATATTAAATCATATGAGACTACGCGATCAAATTATAGGCAAATATATTGCTGCGCGAGATGTAAAAGGCAATGTAACGTTTAAAGGAACGAGATACTTATTACCTGATGAATTAGATGAAATATTCTTTCAACAAGATATTACCAATTATATTGGCGCAAACGAAATATTTGCTAATAATATTGTCAACAGAGCTTTGCGCAAAATATATGATATCCAAGTTAAAATGTTAAACGTTTTACGCGCAGAAGTAACAAATTATCCATATGTTGATCAGGTTATAACACTCAACTAAATACTACAATGCCAAATTTTGTTTTTAAAATCAATAGAGGTCAAGGGTTAATACCTATAACACCTAATCTACCTGCTCCTACACCATCATCTACAGCTACCACAACTCCAACACCAAGTATAACTCCCACTTTTACTAAAACACCGACGGTAACACCATCACCAACAGTCACTCCTACTAATACTCCTACTCCATCGATTACTCCAACCATTTCTCTTACACCTTCCCTTACTCCAACATATACACCTACACCGACTACAACGCAGACACCAACTACAACACGTTTTGCTGGTACACCTACACAAACACCGTCGCCAACACGCACACCACCTAATACACCTTCACAAACTGCAACACCATCGCTCACACCAACGCTTACAGTCTCAGTAACACCTTCAGTAACTCAAACACCGTCAGTTACACCTTCAGTAACTCAAACACCGTCAGTTACACCTTCACCGACACTCATACCACCGTTTACATATTCGTTAACCGCAGAAGGAAGTAACCCTGCATTTGCAGAAGATGGTATACAAAAGATATCTATTCTATCGCCCGATCCGTATAATTATCTAGACACAGTATATTATAGCCCCGGTGGTACATCGCTTGACTTTAATGTTGTTACGATTTATGTCGATGGTAATTTTAGAGGATTTATAAATTACACCACTGATAGAGAAGGAACAGCATTTGGTTATAGAAGCTCAGGGGGACCCTCATCAACCGCACAGTTTGTAGGTATCTTTAGCAATAATACCGACATATACTTTACCACATAATAGTTGTTATGAGAGATATTGTTTTTCGAGGTGACGCTAACCGCAAATATAATATTGTAACATTTACTAATTCGACACCTATTTCTATTTCTACGTATAATAGCTATCTCTGTTCCGTGCAAACGACCTCACCATCCCGTTATACACTTTTAACATATACACCTAATAGACCGCCCCAATTTACAACCTTTAATGATAATAATGGCTACAGTGTTATTGCTAAAGAACCCTTTACTATTACAACAGATACAGATCTGCCTATACCCGCTTCCATAACTATACCAGGAGATGCAACTAAAAAATATACTATATTTCAATATCCTTACGATATCCCAACACTAATTAGTACATATAATTTATCTTTATGTGCAGTGCAGACAACATCACCATCGCAAGCAACATTAATTACTTATCGACCAGGGAGACCCGCGCCATTTACATATTTTATAAAAAATTCTGGCTATATTGTTTTAGCTTCAAATACTTTTACTATACCTAACCCTAACCCTACACCTTCTAATACTCCCACTTTAACTCCTACACCAACACCTTCTGTAACGCAGACACTGACACCTTCTAATACTCCCACTTTAACTCCTACACCAACACCTTCTGTAACGCAGACACTGACACCTTCAAACACTCCATCATCAACACCAGGCAGTACGCCTTCAAATACTCCCACTCAGTCGCCTTCACAGACACCCTCACAGACACCCTCACAGACACCTTCAGTAACACAAACACAGACACCCACTAACACCGTGACATCAACACCAATGGCTACTGTTGGTAGTACACCAACTGTAACACCAACTTATACGGCTACTCCCACCCAGTCACCTTCACAGACACCTTCAGAAACTCTTACACAGACACCGACAGTTACACCAACTAATACACATACACCATCCCGTACACCATTTAGTACACCGCCACCGACACAAACTCATACCCCTTCACAGACACTAACGCAAACTAATACACCTTCTACTACACCATCAGTTACACCTACAGAAACTCCAACAAATACACCATCAGTTACACCTACAGAAACTCCAACAAATACACCGCCCATTACACCTTCTAACACACCTTCATTGACACCAAGTAATACACCATCAGTTACACCTTCAAATACCCCGCCCATTACACCTTCTAACACACCTTCATTGACACCTACACAAACTCCAACAAATACCCCGCCCATTACACCTTCTAACACACCTTCATTGACACCAAGTAATACACCATCAGTTACACCTTCGAATACACCACCCATTACACCTTCTTACACACCGACATCAACACCACCTAGTACACCTCCAGCAACACCACCCATTACTCCTTCAAACACACCTACACGCACACCACCTAATACACCACCCATTACCCCTTCTAACACACCAACACGCACACCGCCCAGTACACCTTCGGCAACACCGTCATCAACACCTTTACCCACACTTAACACTACAAGTTATGGAAGTAGAACGGGTACTATTGAAAATGGATGTACATTTGTTTGCTTTGACCCATCACCCACAGGAGGAACAGCTAATCAAGGAATGTTCCGATATAATAAACCTGCAACGACTACCGGAACACAAATGTTTATGAAAATTGCAAAAGACGGTGTCTCCAATCCTGCTTTATTTGCTACAATTAACTTTACTAGTGAATATTCAAATACAGATTTAGCATTCAACTTTCCCAATGATTCTATACACGGGACTACCCGTACAACAACATATTATATTAAATTCGTAAATGGTATTACTGTTTCCCTACCATCCGGTGCATGGAAAGTTGTATAATAAAAGCACTAGATTACTTTTAAGTATATAAAATTCACCACATTATAACACAATTAATCTGTATATTTTTTAATAAATAATAGTATGGCTGGAAATGCACGATTTCATAATAAATGGCACAGAAGAAGCCATCATACTTCGCCATCAATAGGTTATCCCGATTCGGCAACTGATCCTATTGCATCGCCGGCAGAGCCATTTCAGGGTGATTTTATTATCACTGGAAACCTAAGCGCGCATAAAAATTTATTTGTTGACGGCAATGCTACCGTATTAGGTAATCTATCTGTTATTGGTGATTTTACTTATCTCGACACTATTGTAACGGTCACTAGCGCGCTAAGTGTTATTAACCGCGGAACAGGACCTGCACTAACAGTTGAGCAATGGGGTGAACAGCCTATTGCGCGTTTTGTCGATGCTGATGCTCCAGAAGGACAGCGTGAAGCTTTATATATCGATAATGACGGGCTAACAGTAATTGATGGCACAGAACCTGCATCTAAGTATGACCCCACAGCAGCTACTGATGTGCCGATGAACCTCACGATTAACGGCAATGCATATGCAACAAAATCTTTTATTTATGAGTCGCCTGAACTAAATAGTATTTTTGTTAGCACTACAGGTTCAGATACAAATAGCGGATTAAACCCTTCTCAAAAAGTTCGTACAATTAAAAAAGCTGCAAAAATCGCTTTCGATAGGTATGGTATAAATAAGTGTACAATTTTTGTTGAGACCGGTGACTATACTGAAAATAATCCAATTTATATTCCTGCTGGTACAACAGTTCTCGGTCAAGGCAATTTACGTAGAACAATTTTAAGACCATATAATAAACAATTAGATTTCTTCTGGGTCAATACTGCATGCTACGTTAATGGATTTACTTTTAGAGATACATGGGAACCTTGCGCTGCAACAGCGTTTCCAAATTTGCTTTCTGGCACTCCTGCTTATAAAGTAGCATTTCAAACACCCGGATATGAAATCGATACTACCAAGCCCGGTGGTTCTTTTGGCTTACCGATCGTATCAAAACCTTATGTAACAACTAGCCCTTACATACAAGGTTGCAGCTCGATTACTCGTTATCAAGCTGTACCAATTCAACCAACTCTTTATCCGAGTTACTATCCACCAAACACGCAATATTTTAATGCGTTTAGTGAATCAACAAACATTACTGCTCTTATGAGCATTGTTACCGATACATTAGCTGATGGTTCTGTCCCACCTACACCTTCAATTTTACCCAGTACAGCATATACACCAACAGCTATCTCTTTAATATCAACTGTATCGAGTACTATTCAAGATCAAACAATTGCATTTGTTAATCGTAATTCACCGCCTTCTAATTACGATCAGGTTAAATGTCGTAGAGATGTCGGGTACATTATACAAGCTTTTGTAGCAGATTTAACAAACGGCAATGCAACACAAACTATTGCTGCTGCTAATGCTTATCTTATTGGTGCTTACCCTCCACCTGCAGCATTACCTTCCGATCAAGTTGAGCCTACTATAAGAGCTTTTAACTATACCCGTGATTTACTACTCGATACAATTCAACCCGGTGCTCTAGAATCAGCTAATATTGAATTATCATTTGATATTATAACAAATATTATCGGTGGCGGTGTAGCACCCAATCCTGTTACAACAACACCTTCTATAGGAGTTATCGATGCAATAACATTACTTGCAGGTAATAAAACATTTATTCAACAAGCTACAGTAAAATATGTTGATTATAATTATCCAACTCTACCTTACGATAAGAGCCTTTGCTATAGAGATACCGGTTATATTGTTCAGGGTGTTATTGACGATTTAACATATAATAGTACTGCGTGTGCTATCGGTGTCGGGTTAGGGTATTTTTATGGCTCTGGCGCAAGCTACTTACCTGCAGATCAGGTTGCACAAACTATCGATGCTATTAAATTTGCTAAATCAGTCGCTCTCGATGTTGTACGTAATAGAGCGTTGTTAACTTATGAACAACAGTTTAACAGTGCCTATGCTGATGGAGGCGATGCATCCAATTATGTATTGAGCGGGATTAATACAATTACAAGTATAATACGTAAAGGCGTAGCAAGCTTACCACCTGTAGTAACATATACACCACCTGCAGGTAACGCTTCTGCAGTACAATTGCTTACACTTAACAAACCATTTATACAAAAAACAATTATTAACTATGTAGATAAAAATTTCTCAGGTTTTGCATACGACCGCGCTGTATGCGAGCGCGATGTCGGTCTTATAATTGACAGTATTAATACCGATTTAACAGACGGTACAAATATGAATGCTATTAGTGCTGGAAGTAGGTACTATAGAGGTTCACAAAGTGTAATTAAAGGTCAAGAGACGATAACTATTGCAGCAATTAATTATATTAATACACTTGCACAGAAAGTTATTACAAATACAATTGCCATTACTGGCCAATTATTTAGCCCTTATCTTTCATCTGGTGCTGGCGCTGTACCTGACTTAAAAACTTCTTTTGATTTAGTAACAAATATTATTATTACCGGCGATACTTCTAAGGTACCAGTTTATCATACACCGCTTCCTGGTGCAGCTGATGCAGCAAACTTATTGCAATTAAATAGAACTTTTGTACAAAAAGAAGTCATTGAGTATATGACAAAAGCATATCCAACATTTGTCTATAACAAAACAAAATGTGAGCGTGATGTTGGTTTGATTGTAGATTGTATAACTTACGACGTTGCAAATGGTACAACATTAAGTGCTATAGCCGCGGGTAACTCTTACTATAATGGCGCTTTAAGCTTAATTGCTGGTCAAGAAATTCAAACTGTTGCTGCAATTAATTATGCTAAGTATCTTGCAGAGCAGATTGTACAAAATGTTGTAGCTCAAAATATCGGAGCAGGTTGCGGCATTCGTGTCGACGGTGAACTAGCTTTTGGATTCTTAAGAAGTTTTGTAACCGATTCATTTACTCAGTTTAATGCCGGCGGTAAAGGCATTCACGTTATTAATTGCGGTTATGCGCAGTTAGTTAGTACATTTACTATCTGTACCACTCAAGGCGTAATGACTGAAACTGGTGGTCAGTGTAGTATAAGCACATCAAACTGTTCTTTCGGTTTGTCTGGATTAGTTGCAGATGGGCTTTCAAAATTTCCTGTATTAACAGGATATCAATACGAGTCAACTCCACAAAATGAAAATTATTTGCTTATTAAAGATGTTACACCACGGCCTCTTTCAGCATTTATTGCAGCTTTACAGACAAATACCCCACTAACCGGCATACCTATTGAATCACCTTATAATGGGCTATTAATACTTGCACAAAATGACCCAGCTAGTGATTATGATCCTGATCTTAATCCGACATCTCAAATAAAATATCATGGTATTAAATCAGTTAGCGCTTTAGATGTACCGTTTACATATAGATTGACCCTAGAACAAAATACAACGTTAGCACTTACAGCATCAGAAACTGAGCCGCGGTATATTGAACTATATCTCAGAAGTCAAATTGCTTCAAGTTCGCATGCATTCGAATATATTGGTACTGGTATCGATCTTGAAAAAGCAGTACCTGCATTAGGCGGATTACCAATTAATACTAATGAAGCTGTTTATTCAAATAAAGGTATAGTTTATTGGTCTAGTACCAACGAAAGAGGTGATTTTAAAGTAGGGCCGGGATTTACTATTAAACAAGAGAAAGGAACAGTAGAAGGACTTGACTTTAATAAGTCAATTCTTGCGTTAGTTACGCCTTTAATACTAAGTCTAGAATAAATAATCTTATGGCTGATATACCTCTTAATCATTTTGTCAGAAAAGCGTACCCGATAACCACTTCATTAAGCGCGCTTTATGTTGCGCCTTTTGGCAGAGCAGCAATTATTCTAGCAGCTTATGCAACTAACAGTACATCTTCTGATGTAACAATTACCGTTGGAATTTCTGGTCTTGGTGCACCTACTGCAGCAGGTCGGGCAGCTGTCCCCGTGAAGCCATACTATAACTATGCAAAAGATCTAATGATTGCAGGTAACGATACAACAAATTTAGTACCTTCTAAATTAATACTTGAAGAATATGATACATTTATAGCTTCTTGTAGTATACCAGACGCTATAACAATCAATATAGCTTTACTTGAAACAAATAATACGGTGCAATAACCATGGCTGGGTTTAAAATTGTACCAGAGACTATAACCGGAAAAGTACATACACGTACCCCTACACAAGCACAAGCCCTTTCATCCCGTTATACTTTTTTAAACTTACAAAACGCTGAACCCAATTTAGGCAAACCAGGCCCCACCGGTACGAGCCCGGAGACAACAGAAGGCTATCTCGGATTACGTTATGCGCTTCTTTCGAACAACAACTCAAATGGCCTATCAGCCTGGAGGGTATGGTCATTTGATAACCCTCGTGTTGCATTTTATAGTGTACAAAATTCTCTCGGTATTGGTGAAAATGCAAACCCTATCCGTATTAATAGCATTGTATATAATAATCATCCCTATGGAAAAAACCGTTATAACAGTGAATCTTTAGCTGCTAATTCATTTAATGTCTATTCGTTAAGCGGTATTTATCTTTTCGATTCAACAACTGTAGGAGATCCCGCAAGCGCTGTTTCTTTAGTAGTCACAGAAAGTGGTAATGTCGGTATTAACACAGAATTTCCTTGTGAAATATTAACTGTAAGTGGTAATATCAGCGCTAGCGGTTCGTTAAGTGCATTTGCTTCTACCGGCCGCTGGCATTTACTAGCTGGAAGCATGAATGAAGGTTTTGGTAATATATCAACTGGCGTTGCAAGTCATGCAGAGGGTAATGACAATGACGCTACTGGCGATAGCAGTCATGTTGAAGGATCATTTAATGAAGCATCAGGTGACTCTTCACATGCTCAAGGCCGTGGCACAACAGCCTCTGGAAACTATAGCCATGCAGCTGGAGAAAATACATGGGCAGCTGGTATTTGTTCTCATGCCATAGGTCATAGTTCTGTTGTTCGTAATAACTGGAGCTTTATGTGGTCTGATGCGCTTTCAGGCACTTTAACTAATGGTGTTTCAACCACTCGCTCTTGTCAATTTGCGGTATCAGCGTCTGGCGGTGTATTTATACCCGGTAATGTAGGTATTGGGACCGATAATAATAGTAACAGCCTTACGGTTGCTGGTTTGGTTAGCGGTGGTAATATAGCTCTTGCAAGAGCATCAAAAATAACACCTCTCACTGTAACCGATAGTGGAGAGTTTTTAATAATAAATATTAATGGTACAAATAAAGCCATAAGACTTTGGGATTATACAACATGAGAATAAACAATACACAAACAAATTACTTTTACGGGAATGCAGTATTTCAAGGCGGATTATCTGCATTAAGCGGTGCAGTTTTTACAAACACCATATTTACATCCACCAGTGCTTTGAGTGTTATTAATACTGGTATTGGGCCAGCTTTATATGTTGCACAAGCTCCTGGGGATTATGATATAGCTTCTTTTTATGACAAAGACGGCATTGAAGTATTGCACGTTGGAAATGCCCCTGCACCCGGTGCAAAAGGCAAAATAGGTATTAATGTGAGCTTTCCTGGTGCAGAATTAACTGTTAATGGCGCAATTAGTGGTAACGACGGTATTACTGCAGCAGGTGGCAATAGCAACAACTGGAACAGTGTGTACACCTCATTCAATACACAATCAGCTGCCAATGCTTCAGTGTACACCACAGCCAATACCATGTCAGCAAACAATGCTTCAGTTTATACTACAACTAATGCCAACAGTGCCAATTGGAATGAAGCTTACAATCGTTCCACCTCATACCCCCAGTTAACTGCAATTAATTATACACCCTATAATTTATTAGGACCACTTACTACCAATACAACTTTATTTACAGTGCCTGCAGGAAGAAAGTTTATTTGCAAATCATTTGGGCTTAATATTATAGAAATATCAGCAGGTACTGCATCTGCTAGCCCTTCAATTAAACTTGTTAATGTAACAAGGGGCAATACTGGTATTGCTAATTCTCTTACTCCAAGTTTAACATTGGATAACACATATTTTCTGGGAAATACCAATAATATTGCTGCTAGTGCGGGTGATGTAGTTGCCTTAAGAATGACTGGCTCTGCAATAACTGGTGTTACAGTCTTATCAGCAAGTATGTTAATTGAAGGGTATCTTATTTAAAAACCTGGAGGCGGAGAGAATTGAACTCTCGTCTTGAATAATTTAACTCACAAGCACTACAAGTTTATTTTAGTTGAATTTTCATAAGGATTAAACTAAACAAAAAGCCCTTACTGATAACAATTTTATACGTATAATCTATTAATTGTTATAACCCAGACTATACGAAAGCCAGTAACACGCTCTACCTTACAAGCTTCAATCTACAGTAGAACGATCGAGTAGTTAAACTAGCTCGAGTGTGGCTTCTGAATCAACAAAGCCTGCTGTTGCAAGGATTGCATCAGCTTCTTCTAGACTCATGGCCATGTCGAAGTTGTCTTCGGCATTTAATGTTGTTTTGCTATTGGTAGACCGGCATGCCCCGGTACTTGCTCTCATGAACTCCACTGTTCAATCGATACCATTACGCCCCCAGTTATTAATGAACTTAGCGGGGGTTGGATTTGAACCAACAATCTTGACGTTATGAGCGTCACGAGTTAACCAGGTTTCTCTACCCCGCAATATATTATAATTATACCGGTTGCTTTAAAATAGTCAAGAAATAAATAAAAAATATGTCAACACCAGCAGCCAAAGCAACAGCAGTCCCCGGATTTAGAACATCTCGCCCAAAGTATCGTTTTCTTGGAGATAAAAGAGTTATACCAGTTCAAAGCGGTCGCAAGATGATTGGATATGTAGATGGAGAAGCTGTGGTTGACGCCAACGGAAAAGAGATTCCGTTTAAGATGATTGGTGAATTACGTTAAGGCATGGGTACACCGGACACTGCAATAGTTCTAAAAGCCCACTGATCGTAAATTGAATAAGTTGTTAATGGATTATACATGGTAGTATCCACCTGCTTTGTGGTTAAAGCGGGGTATTTGGTACTATTTATCTGCGTTAAATTTACAAATGATTGTGCAAATCTTGTAACAGGTGTATCTACATTTACATACTGAATTGCCATATAATTATTTATTCAAAGTATAAATATTATTATATGTCTGCAAACTCAAATGTTGTAAATAATCCCTCTATAGTTGAGTATGGAAAGTTTGTTGAGCTACAAAATGATAGCAGGTTTCCGCCTATATCGGTTACAAGATGGGATTATAGGGATTCTGGCACTGCTTTAAGCTCAGTTGACATTTATCCTAAATATGCGGTTTTATCTTATCTAACTAATCCAGATGATATTAAAGTATCGCTTTCCGCGGAAAATATTAATATAAATCTAACAGATATTGAGACGCTAGTTACAAGGTCTAACACATTATTAGTCGCTAATACAGGCTATACATCATACTTACCATCTATAAGCGCTAACGTTTATGATATTGAAAGCTTATTAAGAGAAACTAATACGCTTTTAACAGCTAATTCATCTAACACTTCCTATTTAATACCTAGAGCTTATACAACTGTTGCAACAACTGCATTAACTAGCAAATATTTTACAAATTTTGGCGGTGTTAGTGGTTATCTTAAGAATGTCAAGGGCATTAATACATCTACAAACCCTTCATTGCCATCAGCAGATATATATCTACAAATATGGTCAGGTGATAATAATATATCAGGTCCTAATTCAAAATTATTATTCACCTATTCTGTACCCACAGAAACAAATTTTGATATTGTATTTCCAGACGGATTATTAGTAAACCCTCTTTGGGTTGTTTCGAGTTTAAGTGCAACCTCGTTTGGACAAGCACCAAATTCATTATTTTTAACAATTACCTATACAATATAATAAATATGAATGATATAATGAACATTACGCCAATTAAAGGTACAGTTACATATACGTATGATGAACTAGATCGCGTGTACCTACGCAATGTATATAAAGATGACACTGTACAAAGAGCTAGAAACCCGGGTTACGGCAGCTCGCAAGGATGGAGTATAGGGGGGCTACAAAAACCTAAAGAATTAATTTATCAAGACATACACTATTATAATACCAATACCGGTGACATCTCGTATGTAAAACGACTTTATAAACCTACTATTTCTACTCCAGTTAACGATAGCGGGACTATTACTGCCACGGTATCAAGCGAGTCGCACATCATAGCAGCTGGTTTTCATTATAATAACGATGAAAATGATTTTTGCTTTACAGTTATTCAACCCCGCCTACTAACTCAATTAGATAATTACTGGCATCTTACAACTAATATACCATTATTATCTACAGTCACCATTACTAAAGCGTCTGCAGGAGTCGGGTACTATAAAACATTTGCAGTAACAGAAACAGGAACATTATTTTCAAAAACCCTAACAATAACATGAATAATACAGATTATAGATTATTTGTTGGGAGTGAAAATAAAGAGCCATTACCTCCTATTTTTAAAGGAAAGAAGCATGTTTTGATTTATCCCGGCGATTTAAACGATAACATTAAATCTAAATTAAATAAATCCCGTGATAACAGTAAAGGCCAAAAAAGTGGATTAAGAAGATATGTTTTTAGACATAACAAAGGTACTTTTGAGTACTTAGCTACTCGCTTTGGTCAAAGAAATGGTGGTAACAACAGTACCCCTAATCAGACGAGATTGCTCTTTAAAATTGAATCATCTTACCCAACTGTAGCAACACTTTCTGCTTACCCTGTTGCATTCGAATTAGTTTATAACGGGGTAGCTAATTTGGATGGTACAGGGAATAAAGAAACGTATTCAGCCGGCGGTTCTGCTAACTCAATAGTTAATTATAATAACACACTTAATAGGTGGGAGTGGAAAACGAGACCATCAACTGTACCCCCTGCACCTCCAGGCGGACCTTTCTATCTTAATGCATTTACTGATAGTACAGTTAAAGCCCTAAGGAACGCAAGTACTACAGAAGGTGTTGCTTGGACACTTATTGGTGATCCATGGAATGCAGCAACACCACAAGTCCCAACAACAGTTAAAATTAAAGCAAAACAATGGTTTAATAATAATACTGTTGATAATTTAAATCGATGGTCAATACAAAATCAAGATGCCGATCGAGGAAAAAATCCAAGCCAAGAATATAAATGGCAGACACATCAATGGAACAACAATATACCAAAAATAACAAGAGATGGAAGACCAGATTGTCTATCTGATGAATTTTTATTCAAATGCTTTAAAGGTGTAGCGCTAAAAGAATATGAAATAGTCTTCGTTGAAGTTATTTGGAGATATATGCAAAATATGTGTTATACCGATAGAGGTACTGGTAGTAATATGTTTTATGAAAATTATGATGCTCCTACATATAGAGGGTACAATTTACATGATGTTGAATGGTTTTCACCAAAGCCATTTTATACTCGCCGGCAAAAAGGTAGAGTATATAGGATAGGTAAACTTGCAAAAAGTAATTCTGTTGGTCAATACGACATAGTTACATTTGCACAACGTACTAGAATAGTAACAACTAAATGGTATAGAGGAGGTAACACAGCGCTAGAATAAATAATTAATTACACAGGCCCGTACTGGATGAATTCGGTGAACCCTAAGGGAGACTAAGGGAATACCGAGCCAAGCAAAGAGCCATCTCTTTGAAGGTGTAGAGACTACTGGAGGTAAAAAGGATTACCTTAATAACCAGCTTGAGCGTCCAGCATTCCGTAAGAATGAAGATATAGTCCGACCTATAAAGAAATTTATAGAACCAAAGTCGCGCTCATTATTTATTGAAAGCCCCAGCAGTGGGGCAGAGCGCCATGGCGGCTTGCCGCCATGGTTAAGGGTCAATGGCTTTTGAAACAGATTTAGATTATTTGCGCACGCTGGCAACAGACGGGGTAGCTCCTGTGGATTCAGCAAAAGACGCTGTTGAAAAATTAAGAGTATCTAACCCACAAAGTTTAATTGATACTGATTTTGAATATTCACTACAATCTTCTAAATGGGAATTTTTAACAACAAGTAATAATTACCCCGGTGTTTATGCCCGGGCTAATGAACCTGCATTTTCATCCGAGCAAATCACCTCAATCTTGCCTACAGGCCCGGGTAACAAAGACGTATTAGTCACTGTAAATGTAATTCCTCGTATCCCTTTTAAAACAGGAGATTCTATTGTAATTAAAGACTCTCTTAACACAACATATGTTGACGGTGCTTATATTATTACACAAGTGCCCGACCAATATTCTTTTGTAGTTACAACTAAATCTCCTTCGGCATTAGTAGGCAATCAAAAAACACCATATACTATTTTATTTACCGGAGGTCTTTATACAAATGTTAATATACCAATTAATAAAATAACAAGTGTTGCAGGTACAAGTGCGGCAATTATAGACTTTAAATACCCTCACGGTTTATTTATAAACTCACCAATAATTATTGTTGACGGTAACCAACCTACAGCACGTTATTGCGGTACTTTTAATATAAACACTATTCTTTCTGATACTAGTGCAACTTACATATCTAATGTAACTTCACCCTTTCCGTCTACAACAACAATAGTACCTGCATCAGGCCTAATATATGCTAGAACAGAGGGTATTGCTGTGCATAGATATTATGATGGCGGGGTACAAATTAACCCCGGTACCTCTGCGCCAAATGCACAAATTATAAGACAAACCAGAAAATATTTTAAATATCAATCAGGTAAATCAGTACAATTTAGTACCGGTATATTATTCTTACCGGTTTATGAAATTAATAATACCGAAGTCGATACTTCAAAGTTTGATAATAGCACTTATGTATCAAAAATAGTTATTGATGGAGCTAATAACACCACAAACGGTACATATACTAGGACTTTCGATATTGAGCAAACCTTTGATCCCACTACTACATTCTATGGCCCTAGTGGGAATGAAATTTATTGGAGTCAAGTAAATTCAAGATGGACAATATGGGATGGGACTTTAAGCGCCCGTACTTTTGAAAACACTTCATCCATATCCAGCATATCTGAGGGTAGCTGGGTTGCACTACCGGCCGGCACCGGTTCTATAGCTGCATTAAACACAATTTCTAGAGGCTATAATTTTTATGATTTTATTATTACAACTGTTCAATATCATGGCTTTTCTAAACCGTACGAATTTAGAGAATCTGCCTATATTGAAACTACAGGGTTTGAATTAAGCGCCACAGCAAGTAGAAATCCATATAACGGATATTTTGCTGTTTCCGAGGTTGTAAATGCCAAGCAGTTTAAAGTAAGAATGCCAGTAGATGATTATAATCCGTTCCCTACAACTGACTTTAACCCGGGCGGTATTGGAAAAGTACGCGTAAAGAATTTTAATGATGCAACAGTACGTTCGGGAATGTTTGATGAGCAAAACGGCTTATTTTTTGAATATGATGGTAAAGATCTATACTGCTGTAAGCGCCAAAGTACTACGCCTCTAGCCGGTACGTGTACTGCTACTCTAGGTACCCCACTTTTATCAAGCTATGATAGTAATTGTAAATTTAAATCACAGCTTAATGAAGGTGATTATATTGTTATTAGAGGTCAATCTTATTTAGTTGTAAAAATTATTGATGATAATAATCTTAGAATTGCACCTTATTATAGAGGGCCAACTATAGAAAATGTTATCGTAAATAAAACAGAAGAAATACGTACTCGTCAAAATAATTTTAATTTAGATAAAATTGATGGCACTGGACCTTCTGGCTATACAGTAGACTTAAACAAAATGCAGATGGTATTTATTGATTATTCCTGGTACGGTGCTGGCAAAGTAAGATATGGTATTCGCTCAAATAAAGGTAAAATAATTTATTTTCATGAGCTTTACAATAACAACGTTAATGATAAAGCCTATATGCGTTCAGGTAATTTACCTGGCCGCTTTGAAATAACTAGTCGTAGCAAAAAAGGCAAAATTTTAAACAGTATAGTCGCTGCAGACTCTTACCTCCCTGTAATTCCTAGTACACCGACCGGTATACCAGGCACTAAAACAGTACAGTTTCAATTAACTGGCGATTATTCTTCACAACTTATTTCAGGTACTCTAATCACCGTTACTTATAGTATAGGAATAGCCCCCGAATCAGCCGTTAGAGGGACATTTAACTTAAGTAGCAATTCAACTTACAATAGCGGTACTAATAGAACAACAGTTCAATATACCGCAAACATGTCAACTGTTTTTGGTAAATATAGACCGCTTCCTGTAACAAACTTAACTGTTTATATTGGTGCGCAAAACGTACTAAAAGTATCAGAAGAAGATGCTTACTATCTACCTTCGAAGGGTAAAATTTTAGTTAATAACGAATACATAGAGTATCAAAAAGCCGGTACATCAGGAAACAATGTCAATCTTGTAATAAAGAATAGAAATACTGGAGGGCTAATAACTGTTCCTGCTATAAATGCAGGTGATGGATTTTTATCAGTAAATCAAAATTGTTCACCAGCTCTAAGCCATTGGGGCGTTGCAGCACTAATTGACGGTGGTTTTACTGAAGATAAGTCGTACTTATTTACGGGATTTACTAAAGAATATCAGATAAGTGAAAGTAGCGAAAAAGCATTATTGAGTATAAGACTAGCACCTTCCGTTGACTACGGTATTACTGCACCATTTGGTATAAGAAATTTAATTAATCACTCATCAATGAAATTAAGAAGTTTAGGTATTGTTACAACTAACCCTATTCAAGTTTTTGTAAGAGTAAATTGTGATTCAAGCCTATTTAGATCCTCATCGGGATGGCAGCCCGGTGGAAACGGTAGTATTGCACAATACTGGGATCACACAGCAAACGGATCATTTAATGTTGATGGTTCGGGAGGCGATCTTATAGCTTCATTCTTTGTTTCCCCCGCATCGCCTGCAACAACTACATATAAAAATCCAACTTATATAAGTGAAAATTTTGATATCGAAGTTGTAAGAGACTTAGGTAATAGCATAATAGGTGGTAATTTTACGTATCCTGATGGCCCTGACGTTTTAACTGTATCTACCAAAACGTTTGATGGTTATAATGCGTTAACTCGCGCTCGTGTATCGTGGACTGAAGATCAAGGTTAAAAATTGTTAATTAACTATACTGTACTTACTTTACATATTATTGAGGCAATCTAAAGCAGCCTGAGGTCAGATTCGAACTGACGTGCTCTTTCGAGTCAGGTTTACAAAACCTGCGCAATCGACCACTATGCGACTCAGGCAAAAAATATTATTTAAGCCAAACGTAAGAAGGGTCCATTGCCTGGGTGTCCAGATAATCCCAGACCTTCCAATTCTTGGTACCCAGATGCGCTTCAAATATATTATGAATAAATGCATCTAAGTCATCGATATGCCACACATCGTCTAATAGTTTTTTACCAGAAGTACGAGATCTATGGGCAACATGATCTGAATATGCATATGCAAAGCCGGTAAATGGCGGTATCATACAACCGAGACCAACTAAGTTTCCTAAAATTCTGGAGCACACCTCTTTGCCTCCCACAGAGTGCATAGTTACGATGGCCCCAGCGGGCTTCCCAAGCAAGTGTTTCTTCCCTTCAATTTGTGTCATCTTCTCAAACAATTGTTGCATGGGTGATCCCCATGAATCCCAATAAGTTCCTGTGCAAAATATCAATGCGTCTGAAGCTTTAATAGCCCGACGTACTTTGATCCAATCAAATGTGGGAGACAGGTGTATGATGCGCACTTTTGAGTCAAGATCTCGTTTTAAAATGAGTTTCTTAACCTTTTGTATAAGGTTATTAGTGTTCCCGGTACGACCCCCGAGAGACCCGTTTATAATTGTAAATTTCATATGTATAATTACCCCGTAGCGGAGTCGAACCGCTCTTGCAAGAGTGAAAATCTCGAGTCCTGACCGATAGACGAACGGGGCATATAATACCAATATAACGGAATTACAAATTAGTTCAAGCTTAATCCCATTCGACTAAATGTAGTTTTTTTCTTATTATTAGTAACTGTCTCAACGATTTACATTCTTTTATCTTATTAATAACTCTTTTATCTTTCTTCTTATATTGTCTTAATGTATGGTTAATAAAATCATTAAGATCACTCACCAAAATATTTAGTTAAAGTCGTCCCAGCTTTTCTTTTTGTCACCGTAATATTCCCGAGCATAGCCATTATCCAATAAGAGCTGTCTTAAGCTTTTACCATCTATAATAAGATCACCAAGAACTCTACCACCAAACTTGTCCCACATAATTAAGTTAATCTTAATCTCTTTGGCATTAGCAATAGCATTTTTAGTAAACTCAGAAGCTTTTAATCCTAGCTCTTTCTCATGCTCACTTTGTGCACGAAACCCTTTTTCCGGTGTATCAACCCCCCATATCCTTATATGTAATTTATTACCCAGTTCAGAAGGTAAGAAGTCTACTTGTATTTCTACGGTATCACCGTCAATAGCTCTTATTACTTTCCATTCATAAGGGCCTTGAGCATAGAGAACAGAGGATAGGAATAGCGTGAGTAAGAAAATTCTCATTTATTAATTTTTAACGCAATTATTAACTCTTTTACCGTCTTTTAACTTAGTACCTTGCTTGTGATAGCCCTTCCAGCATTTTGGATCTAATCTACGCTCTTCATTCTCATCTTTTTGAGGATAATTTTTTGCTTTTCCTTCCGCTCTCTGTTTTTTTAACCAATCTTTAAAACGCTGTTCGCTTTCTTCACGCGCTTTAATTAGTTCACCATACTTTTTCTCATCTGGATGTACTGCAGATGACTCTGCATTTTCACCTCTTTCCATTTTAGCAAGTTTTGTATAATAATGAGGGTCCTCACTTAAGTGATCGGTGGCAATTTTTGTAGCAATATCGAAATCATCTGTGTGCTTAGTTTCTACTTTTATACCCATTTCTAATTGTTGTTGTATCTCCTCTACACTAACGCCATGTTTAGCAGCTAAATCTTCAATACAAGCGCTTTCTTCACCTTCACCCTTAACTTCCATCTCTTTTGCATAATCATGTGCGGAATACTCTTCTTTACTATCAGGCATTTGTTGTCTAAATTCATCAGTAGGTTTTTCTTTAGAAGACTTAGGAGAAGCATGTTTGGAGAGCTTGGCAAACGTAGGATAAGGCATGTTTTCGTTAAGAGGCCTGTTTTTATACGCTTCAAATATAAGCTGATTATCTTTGTTCATATTACAATAAATATTTATTGATATTATAAATATTATTAAATAAATATTTATTGATATTATAAATATTATTATGCGTTCTAGTAGACAATATGTTGATGGTTTGAAGCAGTTTGACAGCCGTGCTCGTAATCCTATTATCGTTCCAAACCATATGCAATCTGCAGAGTTTAAGAAGAAATTCCTATTCGAACAACAGCTTTTAGAAGAAAGAGTGCAAGCTGCACGTGCAGAGGTTGAAAGCAACAATTTAATGCATGGTTCAAGCATGACGTCGGATAGTGGCCCGGTATCGCAACAATTAGATTATGGCAATGTTGTTAGAAAAACATACCCGAATGCTGTAACAGCTGAAAATTTTGGAGCCCGGTTGCAAAGCTACATTCAATCTGATACACCAACATTTACACCGGGTAATGTACTCTTAGCTGCTTCTATTTGCTCTGATGACGTTAATGGACCGGTATTTGGTAATATTAATAATCTGGGCCAAATGCCTCAATCACTTCAAGCTTTCCTTGGACCGTTTATGGCAGGCGGGTTAGATGGTTATCCTCATGCGGGTACCACAGGTCTTCTGGCTTATGCCTCACATATAACCTCTGGTGGTGCATTATTAATCTATATTGCACCACATATTGGTATTACAAGAGACGGTCAAGTAGGTTATATGAGACGCCGCGGTCAGAATTATGGTGATCTTTCTGCAACTTGTGGTGCTGCAGCAGCTGCAGCCTCTTGGATTGCAACCAATGGTGCAAGTGGCCCTGCTCCAGTATTCCCTGGCACCGGATTGCTAGCCAACCCCTCTGATTATCAGTTTTATACATTGGTCAAAGCAATTTATGATGATGCAGCAGCACGTGCAGCCATATGCGCGACATCTAACTTCGGTCAGCAAATGATATTGGCTACAGAAGCTATTCGCAGTGCTGCTTATAACATTGTTACAAGCCCAGTTGGAGGGACAAGTACCTTCAAGCTAGCTTACGATACACTTTTTTCTACTACAAGTCCCCAGCCTGCTGTATTTTTAACCACTGGCACCTTCATCAATGTTGATGACGGTTACAAGGCTTATGTAAATGTTAGCAATTTCCAACAATACAACCCTGCCACTGGGTTATTTGTAGATTATACCTCACAATTTAATCAAGGGTTACAACTCAACTAATATATTTTATGCCAATAACACAAACCACATACACTTCCATAGTAACAGCGGCTTCAGCTTATCCAAATGCAATTCTAGTAGAAGATTTTGGTAATTATTGCAAAACATTTATACAGTCTTTGTGTGGTTATACAGCAGATAATGTATTGCGTGCCGATTCTATTTGTTCTGATGATGTAAACGCCCCAGCTTATTACAATGGTAACATAGGTCAAATGCCAGCTACCTTTAATGATTTTCAGGGACCATTTTTTGCAGGTGGCATCGGAGGTTTTCCACACACAGGAAGCATTGCCATGTTTGCATGGGCATCACATGTGCAATATGTCACCAATGGTGCATTGATGTTGTTCTCTGCTCCTCACATAGGCATAACTGCCAAAGGTGAACTGGGTTACATGCTCAGAAGAGGTCAAGGTGCTGCACTGTCCAACACATGTGGTGCAGTGGGTGTGGCCATCAACAGAATAGTGAATCCTGCTGCTTATGGATCTGCGTCCAATTCCATTTCAGCTGTACCTCCTTTGAGCACAGATGCATTTCCTTTTGCTCAAGGTGGTGTGGGTGGAGCTGGTGCTGGTAACAACTATCAGCAGTACATTTTAAATAAGATTCTATGGGATGATACCACCACAAGAAGAGCTTTGACTGCCAATTATATAACTTCACTGCAAACCACATCAGGAGTAGGTGCTAGAATGAAGCTAGCTACAGAGTCAATCCGCAAGGCAACCAGCACACAGGCTAAATCTAATTTATCCGCTGCTTTTGTAACCATAAATCCTTCACTGTCTAATTTGGTTAAAGATGTGTTTGTTGTTAATGGCACATTTATCAATGTGGATGATGGTTACCAAGCTTACATACAAGTGAATAGTTTTGAGCTCTATAAGACAAAAGATAATACGTTTGTAACTTATACAACACCGTTTACCGCGCAGTGGGCTTAACAGTGATAGTTTAAATAACGCTGGGCCGCTTTAGCTGTATGATTGCCTTTATTCTTTTGTCTTGATTTTAACCCTCTTGCCTTAGAACACGTCATTTTACCCTTTACCTGTCGTTTTAATATACCTGGCCTTACCGGATCATGTATGCTTTTCTCTTGTAAATCCTTTCTATGACTTTGTTTCCACCATTCACACCATGCTTCAGGTTTAATATCACCAGCTACAGCAGAACATTTATTAGGAGCCCTCCACATAGTGCATTGATCACATCTCTGCCCTTTAACAGTATGTCCTACGTAGCCTGCTTCTTCTTTAGAATGCTTCTGCTTGGATTCGTAAAATTCTTTAAATGTTTTCACCAGTTTTTGCAGCTAAAGTACTTAGCAGTCCCAGGTTTTGCAGAAGAACACTTATGACGTGCTCTAAAAGATTTTCTTTTTTTCGGGTTAGATTTTTTAATACGTAAATTAGGATCGCCATAATGAACTCTTTTTAATTTACCGTCAACACGTGTACAGCGCATATACTTCTTATCAGATCGTGTTGACGACTGTTGCCCCGTGACTTTAGTACAGCGAGCACCAGCTTTTTCTTCTAAATAAAATTCTTTAAAAGATATCATACAGGTTTTACATATCCAATCTTGTTAAACTTAACACCTAAAATCTCTTTATGCGCCTGAATCTTTGCTTTAACTTTCATCTTAGTACCTACTTCTGTGGCAGGAAAGGCATATGTAATATACTTATTACCTTGTGCATCTTTTAATTTATACACATTATAACCATCTTGTTCTCTGGTACCTGGAACCTCTTTTAAGTTATAAAGCTCCAATTCACCTTCAAAACGATCACCAGGCTTACCTACAAATTGTGCAGTAGAAGTTTCCTGATTCTTTTTAGTCACATCATCAAAATACATTTGCGCAAAAGCCTGAATGGCTTGAGCATTGTCTGTGGATGCATACTTTGGATCAGCATTCTTAGCTAAGAAAGCAAAGTAGCCGGGGTCATTAAGATACACATCAGGGAATGATTGGCCCCTGTACTTACCAAAAGTAAATTTCGGTGTAGCTTTACTTCTTCCTATTAAATGCTCTCTTGTTTCATCGCCATACAACTCTACTCTTACATTTTTTACAATATTTTTAGACAAAGCTTTTTGAACAGATGTAACTATATCTGTAGATAAATTACCAAAGTAAATAGGATTCTTAATCCAATTACGTATTGCAGCAGGTAATATTCTGAATCTCCAGAATGTATAATAAACTTGATGTTTACCAGTTACATCAATGAAATAGTAGTTTTCCGGTCCATCTTTAGGATTAACAACAGAATCATTATGAGCTTTTATTAGTTCATATGCTTTGTTCTTCTCTTCTTGAGGCACTTCTTTCCAAGGAAGAATACCACCAGTATTAGGCAAAGTATTTTCTAGAATATTGTCAACTAGAACGTCAAATTTCATTTTAATTATTTATAATATAGAGGAATTATAATGTCTTGTAAATAGAACTCTTTAAAAGATTTCATACATGTATTTATTAAATATACTTATGGATTGGATGGATGATTATCTTAATGGCATGGGTGAATACAAGACTACTGTATCTCCTGCAGATACACATGTCTGGGGTGTTAAACCTAGTAAGCTGCAGCAAAGTTTAATTCAAGATTCCATGGCATTTGATGTGCAACAAATGCGTTTGATACAGGAAGCCAGACAAGAGTTAGAACGGCATGGAGCAGCATTGGGTATTGGAGCGGATCCTGGCAGTACTGTTTGGCCCAAGGTGCAGCTTTTTAATTTTTCTGTATCTAACACAAATGGCATCATAGAAATATTATGGGGTGATGGTACATCAAATACACTATCTTCTGAAGCAGACTACAATCATAGCTTCTTCTGTCCCAGTTCTCCTACTGCTTTAGGCTTCTGGAATAACATACAACCTTGCTTGTCGCGCAAGACGTCACTCACTAACATGACTATTAATCCTGAGTTTGGCAATAACACAGTTACATCCATTAACTGCGGGACAAGTTCTCCAAAATTAAGTGGAACTATTAGCTTGTCTGCTTTTACGAATTTGAATAACTTTACATGTATTTACAATGACATAATTGATATTAAAGGGTATGAGAAAACCCCAACATTAAAATCTTTTTCATTTCAAAATAATAAAGTAACAGGCACTATTCCTAATTTAAGCGCCAACACACAGTTGGAGAATTTTTATTGTAATAACAATCTATTAACAGGCCCTATTCCAAACCTTAATAATAACACACAGCTTCTAGGGTTTTATTGTAATAACAATCTATTAACAGGCCCTATTCCAAACCTTAATAATAACACACAGCTTTCAGCTTTCTATTGTCAGGTCAATCAATTGTCAGGCTCTATTCCTAGTCTCAATGCCAACACGCAGCTAAAGAGGTTTTATTGCTCTAATAATCAATTGTCAGGCTCTATTCCCAGTCTCAATACCAACACGCAGCTAGAGAGGTTTTATTGCTCTAATAATCAATTGTCAGGCTCTATTCCAAATCTAAGCTTTAATATACAACTTCAAGAATTCTATTGCACTAATAATAAATTAACAGGCTCTATTCCAAGTTTATCCGCCAACATACAGCTTCAAGAATTTTATTGTAATACAAATCAGTTAACAGGCTATATTCCAAGTCTAAGCGCCAACACACAACTTAGAGAATTTTATTGCAATAGCAACAGATTATCAGGCACTATTCCAAATCTAAGCGCCAACACACAACTTGAAAAATTCTATTGTAATAGCAATAAACTGACAAATTTCAATGATCAATCTGTTTCAATTACTCTTGGTGACTTTCAAGCACACAATAATCTTCTTACATCTAGCTCAATAAACACAATCTTGTCAACTTTTGTTGCTGCTAACAAAATAACTGACACTAGAATTTTAAATTTAGGAGGAACAGGAAATGCTACACCCACAGGTCAAGGTATAACAGACAAAGCTATTTTGATTTCCAGGGGCTGGACAGTAACAACAAATTAATATGAAGATTTATTCCAATCAAAATGTATATGTAGAACAGGTTATTCCCTTTCCAGATGAAGTTTATACTACAGAATTAGATTGGTGGATGATTTATGATGCTGATACTAAGGTAATTACAGTAGATCCATTGCAGTGCTGTGGATTCACATCTAGTCCATACACAATGGTTATTGCAGATTCTCAAACAGAGTTAGAAGTGTACATTACAGATCATGGATTAATTGCAAATTATTAA